CTGTCTTTTAGCAAGCTAAGAGAATTATATATATCCCCGGGAGTGGCTATGCCATCGTTTGACCCTAATACATGCCCGGCTATGGATGAGGTGGATAAGATAAATCCTAGCTTAAGGACCTTCGATCATATAAATAGATGGTATGGGTCTGTCGTGAGCTGGCATCCGTATATGATCGGCAAGGGGCTGGAAAATATCACTAGTCTTACCGCCTCATATGGCTATAGTAATATAGATGTAAGCAATCTACCGGATTATATATATGAGATGAGATCTATGAGTGGTTTTTATATGCATATCTCCTTGTTGACCCAAAGTCGATGTGATACGTTTATATCAACATTATATGAGAAGGTGATGGGGTTTGATTATCTCACTATGTCCTCCTCTGCTTCCGATGGCAAAAGAAATCAGTTTTATGGATTGTATCTAAGTATATATATGGATGCCAATCCTGTTGATAAAAGGCCTAGTGGCGTATTACAGGCACCTTCTGGTTTTATAAAAGGTCAGTCTAATGGCTCTCCGTCGACTCCTATGGAGATGGTTTATGCGCTTATGAATAATTATGGATGGAGGTTTAGTATGGCGCCAGAGGCTTCGGTGTTAAGGTCAACACGGTCTTCTGATATTGACACGAGGTCGTATAAGCCATATAAGCTTATTGTATTTGACGATGGGCGTACCTTTGTAGGCAATGGAGATGTTTTAGCTCACGATACGGATAAGGTATTATCGTTTGGGGGTCAACCAGAAGGGGAGTTTTTATGTGATTCTATGGGATTGGACAGGAATGTTATTGTAGAATATTTTAACAAGATAGGTAATGGCTAAGACATTATATAAATATGAGGCTTCATCAAATAAGTTCGTGTGGTTCACCACATGGGATAGGGCACTTAGAAATTATTATACCGATGATTATAATTATGTACCTGATCCTGTCGTTGGTAATCCTTATAATACGTTTGTCGAGTTTAGATCCAGAAAGCCCGGTATGGCTAATGTGGATTGGGGGGATGGAATAAAGGAGCAGTTTCCTATGACCAAGGTTCAAGGGCGGGATAATTATTGTATTATATTCCGTTCTTTGGCAATACAACACAGGAAAAATCCCAATACTACGTGGTGGTTCAGGAAGGAGGATGGATCGCAATACGTACCTATAGATAATCATGCTTACGCTGATGGGAGGAGGGACGTGCAACGGGCTGTGTCGATAGATTTTACTTGTGATATTTATTATGCCAATATCCAAATTTGTAAGATGACGGCTTTCCCGATTGTGGATATACCAGGACTTGAGTTTTTGGTCGTATCCCATACGATGTATGTTAATGACGGTATACCTGTAGACAAGTTGTCAAGATCCAAAAAGTTAATTTATATCGATCTTCAAAATATAGGGCAAAGAATGACCGTAATTCCTGAGGCTATAACCAGTAAGACAGAGGTATATTATTTAAATATGTTTAATATGCTTGATCTTAGGGATATAGAATCTAGCGGGATAAGGAATATAAAAAATATGAAAAATATTCAAACCCTTGAATTGTCTTCATGTTATTTGGATAGGTATATAAAGGAGTTTAATGATCTTCCTAAATTAACTTCGTTGAAAATACATCCTGGCCCTTCTGATATGTGGAATTATTTTGATATAAATACCCTTCCTTTTTTCGAGGTAGATAAGATAAATCCTAATATTACTGATTTTTATTTTTTAGATGACTGGGTAAATGGAGAAAGGAGGACGGGTTGGAATGATGATAATATGTCTGGAAGGGGATTGGAACATCTTACTAGTTTCGTTGCAGCTCATAGCAATAGTCTTAGAATGGATAAGCTTCCGGATTATATTTATGAGATGAGGGCTATTACATGGTTTAACGTGAATGCATCCACTCATAGCCAAAAAAGATCAGATGATTTCGTGAACTCTTTCTACGACCTTGTTGTAGGATGGGATCAGATTACTATGACATCCGTGGCTAAGGATGGGAAGAGGAACCAGTTCTATAGTCTTTCGGTAAGCATGTATGTTGCTGCTTATCCAACCGAAAACCAGCGTCCTTCCGGCACGGAGCAGGCCCCAGAGGGATTCGTGAAAGGCTCGTCCAACGGGTCTCCCGCTACACCTATGGAGAAGATATATGTGCTAAAAAATAACTACGCCCAGAGATGGACGATTAAACCAGAATAATATTATGAATATCAATATTTTAAAACTAAATTGGGGGGGGGTAAAATCCTATTTGCTTTATGATGAGAAGAAGGATGTTACCCAAAAGGAAGATAATAGAGGTATTCGAGGAGCTATCTCCTCAGGATAATGGATATTGGGCGGTTCCTGATGGGGTCTATGAGGTTGAGTTCGCGTTGGTCGCCGGAGGTCTTAATGGAGAATATTCCGATGTATATAATGCCGGGAGTGGCGGTAACGGAGGTGGTGTACTGACTGGGACTATATCCGTAAATCCAGGTGTTACATATAGGGTGGTTGTCGGAGATATAGGTGGTGATAGTATATTCGGTATATATCAGGCTATTGCCGGTAAAGGTGGAAGAGGCGGATATGGAGTTGAAGGGGATGGTCATGATCCTTCCCCGGGAAATCCAGGGCAAGATGGATCATATGTTTTTAACAACAAATATCCTGACCGATATCCTTATCCTATGGGCGCTGGTGGTGGATCGGGAGCTTATACAAGAGGATGGGATATGGGCTTTTTATCCGGAGGGAAAGGCGGAAATCACGGGGGAGGTGATGGAGCTGGAGTCGAGGATATTGAGGGTGTTACTATTAATGGCAAAAATGGAGGTAATGCCACTTATTATGGAGGTGGTGGAGGAGGAGCCTCTAAAGCTTCTAATAGTGGGGCTACGAGCGGTCGAGGAGGATCAGGTTATCGTGGTATTGTTATTTTACATTATTTTAAAAATGGATGATATGGATAGGAATGATATTATAAAAGAATTAGGTTCGTATTTTGATATAGTGGAATTGGTGTGTCCTCATACATACAATAAGTGGAAGGACAGATCGTGGCAGTTTCTTGATACAGCGTTTCTCCATAATCTTCTTATATTACGGAGGGATATAATCAAACAGCCTATGTATTGTAATAATTGGGACAAGCAGGGGCAGTTTTCCCAACGTGGTCTTAGATGCAACATCTGCCAGATAGTCAAGGATAAGAAAGATGTTTATCTATCCGCTCATGTGTTGGGTAAGGCTGGGGATTTCGATGTCAAGTCAATGACGGCGGAACAGGCCAGAGGCTTGATTTTGGATCATCAAGATATGTTACCATATCCTTTCCGGCTTGAAGGGAAGGTGGGTTGGTTGCATTTTGACAGCCTTGATACGAGGAACGGTATACACGCCGTGGTGTTTTAGGTACTTAACGGTATAGTGGTTAACTTTGCGTATAGGGTATAAAATGAAAGACAAAGACATGATAGAGCGAGTGGGGGCTTTATGGAATATAGCGCTTGCGTATGGTGCTTCTTGTTGGGCTTACTTCCAGCCAGTGCATCATTTATTGACTGTATTACTTATAGTATTAATAGCGAATTTTTTGGCTAGGTTAGCGCAAAGCGTAAGGGGCTGGAAGCTCCGTAGAAGCCGTAGGAGGAGGTTTAGTTTCAAGAGATGGTTTAGGGAGGTCAGGTTTACTGATATTCTTAAGGAGTTCGCTTTGTCTTGTTTTATAGTAATGACATTATGTGTTATATATAAGACGTTATACCCGATCGAGGAGGAGGCTAGCATGATACTTACCGTTACCAAATATGGGGTGTATATAGCCCTTGTTGGATATGTGATGCTTTTCCTGAATACGATAGGGGATGCTTTCGCTGACGCTTATCTGGTTAAGGTGTTCAATGCTGTATTCAAGAGAATAAACGTATTCAAGATGTTTGGCTTCTCTAAAAACATACCTGACGAGATGTTTGACGATATAAAGAAGATTGCTGATGATAAGGTTAAGGATAAGTCTTAAGGCTGTTTTTTGTTTAGGTCTGTCGCTATTCCTGTCCTCTTGTGGAAGCAGGAGGAAGGTTAGCGACACGTCTATAGATAATCGTTTGATAAGCAGGATAGAGACGATGATTGATGAGGTCATGGACCGGAAGATCGTAGAGATCAGGACATCTGATCTTAATGCTGATATTGTCATAACTGAGAGGAAATTCGATACTACGAAGGAGGTGGATCCATCCACTGGGGAGCGACCCGTGTCCTCCCAGACGGACGCTCATATCGTCATCGGCCGGCGGGATAGCACGGTGACGACCGATTCCCTTGGCGTTGATAAGACGATCACCGGTATTGAGGATATTGATAAGAAGACAGACATCGAACATAAGGATGTAGATGATAAGAAAGAATCAAGATGGCCAATAGCTGTCACATCAATTAGCGTGTTGTTGATATTATTGGGCTTAATATATTTGCTAAAGAAGATGAAGGTTTTATGAGACGAAGAATGATTGAATATACTAGGGGGGGGGTTGATTGATGATCATACTAGGTTTTTGATGAGATTCAATGGTAATTTTAAGGTAGAGGGGAATCCTACTCCCTCTGGCAATCTCTTTATAGCCAATAATGGCAATCTTATCACCGATGGCTCAATACAATGTGTCCAATATAACAAAACGGATCCTTTTCTTTATACTATCATAAACACCAAAGAATCGTTATTGCCTGAGCTGTTTTATGACGGTCATCCATTTACTATAGACTTTTGGTATAAGTCAACCAATCTTGTTACAAGTTGTTTGGTTGAGCATGAATATCCTAATGGTATTTTTTATTTTGGTGTAGTTTTAACAGGTACTGGTTTTTATTTTTTATTTCAAGCTCAACAAGCTGGTTGGCATGTTGATAGAGTTGAGGCAAACAAATGGTATCATATAGCTATAGTCAGAAGCAGTAATGAATATGACATATTAAGATGTTTTGTTAATGGTATACTTATTATTAACACGAAAACCAATAATACGCTTTCCCTTAGGTCTTATAACTTAGGTATTAATACACGAGGTGATGGTATGGATAACGGAAATTTTATGATGGACGATTTCAGGATAAGTGATATAGCTAGATGGGAGTCAGATTTTGAACCTCCAAAAAGAAAGGGATTATGATCTACCATAATCCCTTGCCATTCATCCTTACCCACGTATCAACCAAAACCAAAATGAGGTCAGTCCCGGATTCGAACCGAGGTATATGGTTTTGCAGACCACCGACTAAACCACTCATCCAACCGACCGTAGTGCAAATGTATACATTTTTTTTGATGATATATCCATGTGGTACTATTTTTTGAATCTATTTTTCAAGATTCGTCTTTATAGTTATCTTTGTGAAAAAGAAATACAAATGAATCAGATCAATATCATACCGAAGATAATTCATGATAAGTTCGCCGCAAGGATTATCATGGATGATTATGATATAGAGAAACCTATCGTTATTACTGTCGTGGCTAGGCGTAACGATGGTGAGTATAATACCCAGATATTGACATACCCGACATCGGGCGTTGATTATGAGGGTAATGTAAGGATGGTGTTTTTTGATGTCGCTAGGTCTCATGTTTGCCAGATAACATCGGTATTTATCAACGGCCATGAGGTCAAGACATATTATACCGATATCCCGGATCTTGATATGCAAGCCCGTTATGATGATAGCTTGTGCCGGTACGACAAGAAGGTTAACATGAACGATATCCGCTTGTCGTTTCAGGTACTAGAGACACGTGATCCAAAGGTATTGCAGGTATTGGATGAGTCTGAGTGGGGGCTGCTGGAGGATAGGAAGGCGATCATCGAGATCACTACCCCTGGGATGTCCGACCCCGTTACGTTGTTTCTTGGCAAGAATCAGGTCAATACCTTTACCAGCCTAACACTAGGTCTCAATTGCTTTAATTACGATGATTGTAATGTCAAGTATCTTGATCTTCCAGACGGTATATATGATATTAAGATCATAGGTAGCCCTTCTACTTACAGCTTCAGTCGCAAGTATCTTAAGACGGATCTTATACGCAGACGTCTCGACCGGCTATGGATTAAGACTGATGTCTTATGCGAGGACAAGGATAAGGGTCTTATAGACAAGATACAGGAGATGGAGACACTTATGGCCGTAGCCGAGGCGAATGTCAGGTTGGATAACATAAGGGCCGCCCATGAGATTATTGATCGTGTCGGAGAGCTTCTTGAGATGGCTACCAATTGCGTGGATTGTTAAACATAAAAATATTTAGTCGTGGGTTGTAATACTTGTAAGGAAAAGGCGTTAAGGGCCGAGAGAGAAAGGATTGAGAGAAGTATGATGAATCATTCTTCTTCTACCGCTGTTAGCGATATGGAGTACGCTTCTAGAAGCACCGCTGGTTGTATGGTTATGCAAGATCCGTTGCAGACCATGGAGCGTGACGTGGTTAGTATATATAAGCAAGTTCGTACCAAGGGTGATGGCGTGGGTGTATCTTATCTTAATATGCAGAAAAAGATCCGTGAATGGATCAAGAACCTGCCGTATGGATGCCCGCCAGACGAGGAGGTACAGGAAATGAGAAAGGAGATTTTGGATGGGCGAAATAATTATATATTAAGATAAATGAGATTAGTTGAGAGACATATTATTAAGGATAATCGTTTTGAGGATATTTGCCTTAAATCTGGATTGTTGTACAATTACGTGCTGTATCTGGTAAGGCAGGGTATTTTCAATAAGGAGTATTTTAAGGAATATGATCTCTCGACTAAATTAGGTAGGGAAAATCAATTTGATTTTAGGCAATTACCATGTAATGTGTCGCAACAAGTGGTTGGTCAGGTATTCAAGAACGTTAATTCATGGATCAAACTGAAGAAGGATTTCGATAAAAATCCTGGTAAGTATAACAATCATCGACCTCATCTTCCGAAGTACAAGAAAGGTAAGAAGCAGAATATGGTTGTATTTACGACTTCCACTTGTCGGATAAAGGATGATGGTTATATCCATTTTGTTAGGAATGTTGTTGAACCGATAAAAACTAACGTAAAGAAAGATGAGTTAAAACAAGTAAGAATAATCCCGCAAGCCACATGTTATGTGGTAGAGGTGATTTATGAAAGGAAGGAGGTTAATTTGAATATTAATAAAGATAATTTCCTTTCGATCGATTTAGGATTAAATAATTTATGTTCATGTGTCAGTAATGTAGGCATCAAGCCTTTCATTATAAACGGGAAAGTTATTAAATCATTGAATCGGTGGTATAATAAGAAGAAAGCCGGATTGATGTCGTATGTTGGAGATAAGGGAACTTCTAGGAGAATAAGAAGGATTTCTTTGTATCGTAATTGTTGGATCAATGATAAGATTCATAAGATCAGCAAGTATATCGTAAACTTCTGTGCATCTAATAATATAGGTCGTATCATTATCGGTCTTAACAAGGAATGGAAGCAGGAGATAAATATTGGTAAGATAAACAATCAGCATTTTGTCTCTATCCCTCATTCTAAGTTAATTGATAAGATAATGTACAAAGCTAAGTTGTTAGGTATAGAAGTCGTTACTCATGAAGAGTCTTATACGTCAAAGATTGACCATCTGGCTTTTGAGGAGATGAAACATCAAGATAATTATCTAGGTAAAAGAAAACGTAGGGGATTGTTTCAAAGCTCTATCGGCAAATTGATAAATGCGGATATCAACGGGGCTATTGGGATAGTTAGAAAAGTAATCGGCGATTCATGTGTAAATATGATAGTCGGTAGTGGGTTTGCGTTTAACCCAATTAGATTGAATATCTTGTGATATAAATACTAGTTTGATAAATAAAATTTAAAGTTTTAATAACGTGGGCGCGCAGAGCATATCAAACCTTGATAGAATAGATCTATGTAAGGTCGTAGACGAATGGCTGTCCTGCCAATGGGGTAGATATATGAGATACCATAGGTATAGGATCGGGAATAAGCCCGATATATCCTATTGGGGTAAGATAATTCGTCTGCAAAGGTCATTATGTGATAATGATTGCGGGTTATGCCCGGATGAGGTGAGATCGTTAAAGGAACGTGTTAATAAGTTACTGGCATGAAAAAATACAGTTGTTTACATATAACTCCGTCCACTTGCGTACCTTATGAGGGTGATCTACCAGAGTGGTCAAAGCATAAGGACTCTGATGAGTGTGTTATGATCTCTGATGTGATAGAGGAGATATATGACGAGCTTACCCGTATCAGGGAGGCTATAGATGTCCGGGATCTTGGTGAGTCTTGCGTGAAGGTAAGTGGCGATAAGACCGTAGCGAAAGTTCTTTATGCTTTGGAGGATAAGATTTGTAATGAGTAACGAGCCATAGTCCAAAAATGGACGATGGTGATAATCAGATGTATAGATATTGATTTATGAGGATTGCTAGATGTTAAGCTACTGTAAATCAAGTATCCAATTTGTAAGGAGTCTTCTAAATAAGTAGGTTAGATAGATACTCTTGTAAGTTGTAAAATATCTTTATGTGTTAGATATAAAAAATAGCCAATTGATTTGTCATAGACGATTCGATTGGCTATTTTTGTATGTCCATCATATCTCACGATGTAATGGACATAGGTTATTTATTATGAGTGCAAATATAATTATTTCCAATGATTCTATGAATAATAGTAGTAGGATTTTGGCGTCTAAATCCAACGAAAACGGATTATCTACAATATTTAGCTACAATGGTAATGATATAACTTTCAAAACAGAGAACGGTATCACTTATGTGAATGCTACCGAAATGGCGAAGCCGTTTAAAAAGAGGCCAAATGATTATTTATCGTTATCTTCTGTAAATGAGTTAATTAATGCCATTACCAGAAAATATGGTAATGCTGATTTTCAGCCTGTTACGATTATCAGGGGTACGGTTAATCCTGGCACATGGATGTGTGAGGATCTGGCTTTGGATTTCGCTCAGTGGCTTAGCGTTGATTTTAGGTTATGGTGTTTGGACAGAATTAAAGAGCTTCTCACTACAGGCAAATGCGTGATTCCTGATTTTAATGATCCTCCCGCCGCTGCTGAGGCTTGGGCTAAGGAATATCGTGGCAGGGTAGCCGCCGAGAAGCTGGCGTTAGAGGAGAGGGCCAAAGCCGAGGAGATGGCTAAGGTTCTTGAGTCGAAGAAAGAGGATATAAAATTTTCAGAGTCGTTTATCATGTCTGGAGAGTCAGATTTGCTGGTAAGGGATTTAGCCAAGAAGCTTGAGCAGAATGATATAATTATAAGCGATAAATGTTTACGAGATTTTCTTGTTAAGATAAAGATAATAGTCAAAAGGGTTAAGGTTAATGGAGATTGGGAGATTACGGCTAACGCCGTAAAGAAAGGATTTGCTCATTATCGGGATAAGAATATATGTACGGAATCCGGAAAGGTTGTATATGCAAGGACTATCTATATAACAGGAAAGGGTTACCGGTATATATTGTCATCTATAAACGGTAGTAAGAAAAGCGATTTCATATTATGTGGAGGCATGTTCAGGGATTATGGCGTTTTTGCCGGATCGGAGTCATTTAGTCATTGGGATAATTAATTCCATTTTTGCCCAAAAACTGATAATCAGGTAACTGCATATTTGCATTTACGGTTATGTGTCTCATATCGGTAAAATATCTATATTTGCGACAAAGTGAATCACAATGATATACGGTAACAAAGAAATAGTTCGGACGTTCACCAGAAACAACCCGCCTGCCGGGTACGTGGGCGGTTCTGTTGACTACCGGGTCCCGGCCAACGTCTATTTTGGCGATACGCAGGAGGAGGCTGACAACAAGGCTGAAGATGATATCAAAGCCAACGGTCAGGACTACGCCAATACATATGCCGACATAATACCGGCTGTATGGTATAATGATCAGGTATGCGATGAGTTTATCAAGAATAATTGCGTAAGCGGTAAGGGATCCAAGGAGCAGGTATGTATAGAGGAAGGTAGGTTTGTCTCTTACGTATCCAAGAAAGATGCCAATGATAAGGCCAGGGTGGAGCTTGGACGGATCGGGCAGGGGGAGGCCAACTCCGTCGGGGCTTGCTGCGAGGACTGGGCCTCACAGCCTTTTCGTGGCTTGTTTTACAAGAACGATTGCGAGGCTGGCACATCAGGCAAGGAAGGTATTGTATATGAATTACCAACCGGAGCTGTCATATCCGATATCTCCCAGATAGACGCCGATACGTTAGCCTATAGGAAGTTCATGAAAGAAGGTCAGGAGAAGGCTAATGCCGAGGGTAGTTGCTCACCTGTATTCTATAATACTATGATCGGTGATTGGTTCGAGAAGATATGTCCATTCGGATATAAGTCCGGTAAAGTATATTACTCTATCAAAGCCAACAGGTTTAGGTCATGGATATCGGTTGAGGATGCCAACGCCAAGGCTCGTGAGGTCTTGATGGTAGAGGGACAGGAACATGCTGATCTTAATCTTGAGTGCGAGAAATGGATTGAGAATATCGATCAAGAAGATCAGTGTTATTGGTAAGAATGCGTTTGTGTTTTCCATAATGTTAGATTAGTGTTTTGGAGGGGATTGTGTGTCTCCTCCATTTTTTTTGTATATATATCAATGGTGATAAGTTTATATACTGTAATACACTTGCTTATATGTTGAATATATTTTATATTTGCATACCTATCTATTCATCTCGAACCGATAGGTATTATGTTTAATTTAAAATATTGTTCAAAGTTATGAAAAGTCGGGTTGAAATCAAATCTTCTGATAGGAGATTGATGGGCGTTGTTATACCTGCGCTCAGTGATAATGGTTTTGTTAACATCACTTTAGCTATGAAAGTCTTGTCTGATGATAGGCTTAAAAAGGGTTTATCTCCTAAGAAGCTTAATGATATTATTAAGTATGATGGCTTTCAGGAGAAATGTAGGGAAATAATTAGTAGACTAGAAAACAGGGATTTATGTAAGCGGATAAATATCAGCCTACAAAACAAGACCCTAAATCTTAGTGATTTAAACAAAATGGGGTTGGCATGCCGAAAGGGTAAGGGGGATGGCCAAATGTGGTATATGAATCCATGTCTTTTCCTCGTGGTGGCTATGGAGATGAGTCCTGAAGTTTGTGCCGATGTCGTAATGTGGTTTGTTGATAATATCGTAGGGGTAAGAAATGCAGCTGGTGACGCTTATATAGAGATGTGCAGCAGTGTATCTTCGCTTATAAGCGATAAGAGCAATTTAAAGGAATCGCTATCAAGAATTGCTAAGGGTATTAATTTCGTTGTTTTCGGTGTGCATGAGGAAGGAATAAGAAATAGAGCCTCCTTCGAGGAGCTAGATATGATAGTATCAATAGAAAGAAATATATCTTATGCTATTAAGGCTGGATATATAAAAGACTATGATGGCGTTATAAACGATTTGGGAAGGCAGTGGAAAGACAGATGGGGTAATCCTGTTCTTAAATTGAAGTCCTGATCTTATTTTGTTGTTATGGTTTATGGGTATAGGGGATGCGAATGACGTGTCCCTTATATTGTTTAATAACGTATGTTGTCTTGTTTCCAAACCAAATAAGTATCTTTGCTAAAAACATTAATATTATTAATATGTGTAATACAGGTGGTTGTTGTCATGATCATTCACGGGAACGTCCCGAAGAGTGTTGTCATGGCGTTAAGATAGATAAGTTTCTTAACAAATGTTATGATGATCCTTGTGATCCTTGCGATCGGGATTGTCAGAACGAACCTTGTGTTGGTTATGGATGTCCTATAACCTTGTATGATAAATGCGTCTTGTACTCAGGCGATGAGTTGGTAGCGGATGGCATAGAGAAAGGTACTGACATTTCTGTCGTTATAGACTCATTGAGGCGTATTATAGCGTCTAGGGATAAGCAGATAGATTTATACCATCGTGAGGTTCTGGATTTGAAGAGGATTATAAACGAGCTTGTCAACGCCGGTGGTAGCGGCGGGGATAGCGGAACTGAAGAGGAGGTTTGGTGATGAACGGTTGCAACAAAAAACAATACAGACCTACTGTAGACGACACGAAAGTACCGTGCTCTACGTACATGAGTACCGATTGTATTTACCCCGGTGATAAGGTGCGTGTGGAATCATTGGGATTATCCCCTAATTGCGATATGTCCGATACCCTTAACGCTATGATAAAGGCTATACGGGATAGGGATGCCGAGATACTTGAATTAAGAAGAATGATCAATAAATTGATTTGATATGAGAAATAATTGTAATCCATGTAAGCCGGAATATAGACCGGGGGACGAGTGCAGTATCTACAGTTCCCAGATCATATATGACGGTCAGTCGTTCCCTGAGGCGGATATCAGGAACGGTGATAGCATGAATAGCGTAATCGAGTCTCTGGTAAGGAAGCTGGTTGCCGTATCTGGCGCCACGGCGTCCATCCAGCGTGACTCGTTCAAGGGCGTTCAAGCTGTCAGATTAAGATACGAGCCGTTGAACGTGCTCAGCGTTACCTATTGTGGTACTATCGTCCCTAATGACGGATATGTCGTTTCTGGCAGGTCCGTTAAGTTTAAGAAGAAATATTGCATGGGTGATGAGTTCACTGATGTTAATATCGTATATACTACATTGAATAGTAATATTTTAAATACCTCATGTTATGGCTAAAAGAGTGTACGATACGGTCTTGGCTTCCGAGTGTGACGGCTGGGTATGTGGTGAGACCCTCAAGAAGGGATCTCTTCCCGTAGACAGGTTAGAGCTTGACTCTTTTTCAGAGGCTGTCAGGGAGCTTATAGAACGGTTTTTCGAGGAGGGATGGTTGCCGGACATGATCTGCGATCTTGGTTGTGGTGGCGCCAGCGTGTTTGAGATTAAGCCTACTAACTTCGAGTATCCTCCTGAGGGTGGCGAGCAGATTCTGGAGATTATCGTAGGTAAGAGTGATAAATGGACTATAACTCAAGCGGAATGATATGAATAATTTAAAAGATATTCTTGCTAAGATCGAGCAAGGTTCCTCATGGGTGTCCTACGACAAGATTTCCGGTACCGGGCCAGACAAGGTCGCTATTAAGGTAGAGCCGGGATGGATGGGTAGGTTGCCTAGGGAGACTTACGTGGCGGTCGAGAAAGGCAAGGTTACGAAGCTCGCTACTATAACCCAGAAGGGTATAGAGCGGGTAAGCGTGGATCCTACCAGTGTCATGTTCGACATGGAGGGCGGGACGGCGACCATCAACGCCAAGCTCAACTCCGCCTCGGTCAAGGCTTCCTGCCTTACCCTTGGTGGCTCGGTGAGCAAGTCCTATATAGTATCCATGAACGTGAACGGCTTATCCATGAAAGTCCCGGAAGAGGATAGCAGATATATAGTGTATGCCGATCCTGAGGATCCCGGAGCCACTGATTTGTATGAGGCTAGCTTTGTCATAGCTATGCCTAAGAATATGGATAACGAACAACATCATGAGATGTTTGTCTTGAACGGTAAGGTTGTTAATATCAATCAACAGCCTAATGATATACCTTATATCATACTTGATCATGACTTCGATAACGTGACTAGCGAGAACGGTCAGGTTGTCATCGATATCAAGTCCAATACCGAGTATGATATCGAGCTGGTATGTTGCACTTGCGGTGATGGTAGTGAGCCGGAGCCGGAACCACCCTTCAACGTGGATCCGCAAAGGTTGACGCTTAATAAGGATGGTGATACCCAAATCGTGAGGGTAGAGGCCGGAGATGATGTTTCATGGAGAATAACTGAAGGATAATATGGCAAGGGAAATAGATAAGAATTGTGTCGAGGGTAATTGCTTTGCCATTAACGACAAGAGCCATGGGGTAGGCGATAATAAGCTTAATATCGTATACAAGGCTAATTATACCGGTCAGATCTGTACGGCTAAGTTCCGTATAACGTCAAAGGACGGTAATATTGTCAAGGAGTATATGATAGCCCAAGACGCCAAGCCCGTTTATTATAATATCAAGATGGTTCAGCCGTTCACCAAGGATGACTGTCTGGCCAACCAACATGGATCGGTGGTGTTGTATACGGTCGAGGAAAGGACTTACAAGTCGTTTATCTCGCAGGAGGACGCAGACGCCAAGGCTATGGAGGATATAGCCCTGAACGGTCAGAAATACGCCAACGAGCATGGTGAGTGTATAACCGATATCTGGTATAACGAGGAGCAGAGGAAGACGTTTATACGTAATAATTGCGATAAGTTCAGTGACGGTCAGGAATATGTTTATATCATTCCTGAGGGCAAGTACGTATCTTCCATCTCTCAGGAGGACGCCGATAGGAAGGCTCTTGAGGATATTGAGAAGAACGGTCAACAACAAGCCAATTTGGAGGGTGAGTGTAAGCCTAAGGAGAATATCTATTATGGTAAGTTTAGCAAGACCTTTACCCGTAACAATTGTGATTCCACCCAATACGGTACGGATGTGGTTGTTAATGAGACGATGGTTACAGGAGACTTCAGATCCATCGTATCTCAGGAAGACGCTAATAGCCTAGCAAGGGCCGCTGTCGAGGCTCAAGGTCAGGATATAGCGAATATCAAGGGTAACTGTGAGAAGATACCGGTATTTACCGGATCGTACTCCAAGGTATTCCAGAGAACCAACTGCCCTGAGGGTTCTACTCCTGTTGACTTCACCGTGGACGAGAAGATGTGTTCTGGATATCCGTTCACTTCTACGGTATCGCAGGATGCCGCCAACAAGCTGGCGCAGGACGCTGTCGAGGCGCAAGGTCAGGCTATCACCAACGAGCGTGGCGACTGTCAGACTAACGTCTACTATAACGTAAGGATGGAGAAGACAGTCACTAGAAACAATTGCGATGAGTTCCATATCGGTCAACCTTATACTTATGTTGTAGCCGCTGGTAAGTACTTCTCTATTATCTCTCAGGAGGATGCTGACAATAAGGCTAAGGCCGATCTTGAGGCTAACGCCCAGCAACAAGCCAACCTAGAAGGTGAGTGTAAGGAGAAGACGATCTACTACGGTAGGTATAATAAGGAGTTCACTCGTAATAACTGTGATGAGACCCAATACGGCACCAAGGTTGTCGTGGATGAGACTATGGTGACAGGAGATTTCAGGTCTACCGTATCTCAGGAAGACGCCAACAATAAGGCTAAGGCCGCCGTCGAGGCTCAAGGTCAGGATGTGGCTAACGTGAAAGGTAAGTGCGAGAAGGTGCCTGTATATACCGGTACTTATACACGTATGTTTACCCGTAACAATTGTGGTACTGGCGCTGGTGGTACTTATACGGTAAATGATAGGATGGTTGACGGTTATCCGTTCACATCTACCGTATCTCAGGAGGATGCCAACAACAAGGCCAAGGCCGCCGTTGACGCCCAAGGACAGGCCCTTGCCAATATCCACGCCCTTTGTACGTACACCGGCCGTGCTTCCTTGGAGTTCACGAGAAACAACTGTGGTGAGTGTAAGATCGGATCTAAGGTGACGATCACCCAAGATATGGTAGAAGGACACCCATTCCAGTCTAACGACTCCCAGACCGCCGCTGACGCTATGGCCATGACCGCCGTACAGGCTCAAGGACAGGCTTTGGCTAACACCAAGGGTACTTGCTCTAACGCCACTATGTATACCGGCAAGGCTAGCTTCGAGTTCACGAAGAGCAATTGTGGCGCTAATCAGGTAGGAAATCCGTTCACCGTGACACAAGATATGGTGGAAGGTCATCCGTTCCAGTCTTGTGTATCACAGGATGAGGCTAACTTAGTCGCTATGGCCGCTGTCATGAATCAAGGTCAGAAGATCGCCGATGAGCGTGGTACTTGCCATGAGGCTCCTAAGTACACCGGTCATTATAGCGAGGCGTTCGAGAAGAACAACTGTCCGTCTGGTCTTATCCCGTCTTCAGTTACCGTTACTGAGGCTGACGTGACCGGAGGTCCGTTCTACTCATACGAGAGCCAGTTCGCCGCCGATGAGCTTGCCAAGGCCGCTGTCAAGGCGCAAGGTCAGGCTATAGCCAACGATCGTGGTACTTGCGACGAACTGAAGATATATGTAGGTAATTATAGCAAGGAGTTCACTCCTAAGTGTCCTACTTGTCAGTATGCAGATCCTATCACCGTAACCCCGGATCTTATGGGTCAGTTCTTTACCTCAACCCGTTCTCAGGAAGAGGCAGACGCTTTGGCTAAGGCCTATATCGACAGAATGGGTCAGGCGTTCGTCAACAAGAACTATGATGATACGTGCCATACGAAGACCGAGCAACCGGTATGGGAGACTATAGAGACCGTATGTAAGGACTGTATCTCTCAATTACATCAACGTAATACCAATACCTGTTATACTGATCCTGATAATCAAGAGCGGTATATAGCTGGTGGTAATAATACATGTTTCTGGTTTGGTACGGCATCCAAGGCCTTTACCCGTCAATGTGCGGATGGTGGAGTTGGAAGCTCTGTTACTGTAACTCAGAATGATGTTACGGATCCAAGTCCTAGCTCTGATGGTAAGTTTAAGTCATGTGTATCCCAAGCTGACGCTAACGCCAAGGCATTGGCCGCCGTGAACTCTCAGGGTCAGGCCGTGGCTAACTCGAAGGGTACTTGTACGTGGACAGGAAGCTATACCGGACAGGTTAGGAAGAACAATTGCGCTGACGGCGGCGTGGGCGACATGGTATCCGTAAGTAGCAGCAAGCTTCCGGGACACCCGTACACCTCCACCGTTTCCTTGGCTGACGCCAACAAGAAGGCTGAGAACGCGGTTCGTGGATCTGATGGTCAGGCTTACGCCAATAAGAATGGAGGATGTACATGGACTTACGTGGCAAGCCGTGACTTCTATAGGAACAATTGCGCCGGAAGCGGGGTTGGTCAGAGAATAACAGTGACCTCTACGCAGGTTAACGGCGGTACGCCTATCACCAGCAAGGTTTCTTTGGCTGATGCCAGAAGCAAGGCCGAGCAGATCTTAGACCAGAAGGGACAGGATTACGCTAACCAACATGGAACTTGTGTATGGACCGGTACTGGAAGCGCTACATTTTATAAGGATAATTGTGGTACATGTAAACATGGTGTCGCTCTATCCGTTCCTTATAGCGCCTTAGGGTTGTCAGCGTTGACATCTACCGTATCTCAGGCGGATGCCGACAGCAAGGTTCAAAACGCTTTCAAGAATGATACGGCGACTAAGACCGCCGCTCAAGCTTACGCTAATAAGAATGGTGATTGCGCCGATGACGATGATACCCCATCTTATGATGATTGGAGTTACTATTGTAGTGGATGCGATTATCGTAGGAGTAGGAATCAGACCAATCCTTGCTCTCCAGCCCCAAATCAAGATGAGTTGGTTGAGTCCGATTCGAGATCTTGTGGATGCGGGTGTGATAATACATATCATATGGATAATAGCAGGTGTAATAATGGTAATAGCGAGGAGCATTATTCTAGCGAGTGCGATCCTACAGGATATTGGCAGAATGGTGGTGAACATTGCTGTAATCCACATGACTACACTGTCTATACCAATGAGGTATGTAAGGGATGTTCGGGCGAATGCGGTGATGTATGTGTTCCTGATAGCCCTATTAAGGTGGTTAGCGCTGGTGAATTTTGTGCTTCTTCATCGAATCTGGCTAGTGAACAAGCTTATAACAAGTATAAAGAGTACAAGGATGCATTACAAAATTTAGTTGATGCTAGGATATGTCCTTCTAAGGTTGGCAATGATGACCGATGGGGAAATGTCAAGGCTACGAACTGTCCTAGCAACTGTACTCCTAAGACTATCAGTTATAAGCAAATCGCTGGTAAATACACCGCCTGCACCAAGGACGAGGCAAATAGGATAGCCGACAATAACCTACAATCCGATGGTATCTCTTACGCTAATGGCTTGGCGCAGGCCGATAGATGTGATTGCGTGGAGCCAACAAAGACGTGGTCATGGTCGGTATCTATGAATAATGATTGCATGAGCCATGAACAACTTGTCACATCAAGAGGATTTACGATTACGTATAATAATCAATGTGGTAGATCTATATCTGGTTCTGTGAGTGGTATAGGATATACACAAAACGGAGAAGAGCAGGTCAATAGCGCTAGCTTTACAATTCCCGCAGGATCCGGGACCAAGAGTGGAAGTGTATATTTTAGCCGAGAAGTGGTATGTGGAGATGTAACAATCTCTGGTCATGATTCAGGTAATTGTTGACAATCACTGCTGTTATGGTTTTTAATAAAAAGGAGAGACTTATTAGCCTCTCCTTTTCCATTACATATCAGGATCTTAACAGTTCCCAGATCCTCCCCCAGAAACACTTATAGACCCACATTGTACTCCTAAATCAAAACCTATGACACCAGTTTTTTTACCAGACCCAGTAGGTATACTTACGGAAGTACTTCCAGCCGTAACAGTTTGCCCATTATCATTCCTGCCAGTAACAGTTACAGTTATTGATTTAGATGATCCACATTGATTATTGTAAGACACTTCATAGGAGCACCTTAATGTAGATGTAGAACCAGACAGACCATTACAAGGATCACCGCTCAGCATAGCGTTGGCGCTCCACGTCTTTGTTGGCTCCACGCAATCGCACTCCATAGCGTTGGCTTTTTCCTGCGCTAGTCTTTGTGTGTCAGCCTGTGCCGCGGCGGTAAGTTGGTAGTTTCATCAACCTTGTTTATTCTATTTTCGATAGAAATGACTAATATTGTATCACCAACATTAAAAAAGTAAGATTATGGTATGTGCTAAGAAAAAGAAGATGGCAGAAGGAGGCAAAGTCTCCGAGAAAAAGAAACCTCAACTGAAATGTGGAGGCAAGGTTAAGAAAAAGAAGTAATAACCGGAGGGGTATATCCCCTCCTTAGTATTTCATGCATGAAAAATTCAGAATTTGTATCTAGGATCATGAATGACATGAACTCCATCAATAAGGACGCTCATGTCAGTAGAAGATGGATATTGTCCATAGGCAGGCAAAAAGCAAGGTCTTATATAGCCCAGAAGTATGCTGATGGAACCTTGTTCGGCGAGGAATCGCTGTATACTCATATTAATTGCATGGAAATGGAGAGGGTTCGTAAGGTAGATTGTTGCTTTGATGAGTTTAAGTTATGCAGGATACTTATGAGATCCAAGAAAAGATTGCCCGATATGATATATACCCGTATAGGTCCGGCTATCATCAAAGTATCAAACATCATGGATGATATTATATTTACCTCCATATCGTTAAGAAAATACGCTAACAACAAGGAACGTAAATACGGGAATATAGATCAATACTATTATTATGTCAATGATGGATATATCTATATACCAGATATTAACATAGAGGCTATAAATGTTGATCTTATAACTCTCGACAGAAAAGCGGCGTTAGAGCTAGGGGGATGTGGAGCTGAAAAAGATAAGCCATGTACATCTCAATGGGATTATGATTTCATATGCCCAGACAAACTTCTTGAATATGTGGTTTCCGAAACATTAAGGGAAACTGTAACCAAATTGCAGATCCCTACGGATGAGAACCCGGATATGGATATTAATAAGAAAACACAAAAAATTCAATAACATGAATCTAATAAGATCAATAATCAATTTCTTTGGTTTCAATGACGCCATAGTTGACGGTATAGGCGAAAGAGGGATGAGAGACAGCTCTATTATAAGATATAATGAGGTGCACGATATGTATGACAAGATTATAAAAGATCTGGGAGATATGTCGGCTTACGTATCCAAGGGTTATATCTATGATAAGATAAAGGAAAGAACGGGATTAAGTACCAGACATATTAGTAGGATATTAAATCATACTAAGAGAAAAGATCTTAGGTTTATATAAAAAGGAGAGGATAATCAACCTCTCCTTTTTGTTTTTAACAGCCTCCACCTTGACTTGGATTAGATACATACATGTTTGTAGCATTGCTAACACAATCACTTCCGCCTGATACCGTTCCCGATCCGGATGGTATGGTGACTGTTTTAGTGGTAAAGAAATATTCTACATCTCCAAATGGTTCAGATCTAGTATAATACACATCAAATGATGCTGTTTTAGATTTACCACATGGATTATCATAACTTACGGATATACTTAAACATTGTCCATTAAAACTTTCGCTAGCGTAAGCGCTCCACGTCTTTGTTGGCTCCACGCAATCACATCTATCGGCCTGCGCCAAGCCATTAGCGTAAGAGATACCATCGGATTGTAGGTTATTGTCGGCTATCCTATTTGCCTCGTCCTTGGTGCAGGCGGTGTATTTTTGTGTATAAATTTCTTGTATTAGGATGAAATCGTTATATTTGTGATATGAAAACAAAGTCATTTAAAATACTTGATCAATACTTTCTTCGATTCTATAGATCTATTATGTCTAAGAACGGGAAAAGGAGGAAGCATACGATCGTGGATAAGAATGATATTCTTGAGTGCCAGTCGTTGATCTGGAAAGTCATACGTGATAGGTATCTGGAGGATGAGGGAGGGGTTTATATAAACAACATCGGTTATCTATGTCATAAGATTAATCCTAACCGCAAGATATATCTGAATAAACTTACCGGTACTATTAATAGGCGTGGGACGGGTGGATATTCTTACGTCCATACGTGTATGGATTTTATGCCTAGGAATAAGTATTTTCATCTATATATCTCTCCGGCCTTGAATAAGGAATGTAGGTTGGCTATGGAATCAGGTAGGAGATATAAGTTCTTGTATCGGGAGGTTGAGTCGGAGAGTAAGGTATTTGGAGTTAAATGGGTTTATAAGCTGTAGAAGTTTTTGTGATCCAGTTAGCCCGTGAGGGTAGACTGGATTTTTTTTGTATCACGGATTCAAATACATATCTTTGTGCAAAAGACTTAAATATGACTATAAAAGGGCTATTGGCCGAGATCAAGGCCGATTTACATAAATACGATGATAGCGGGGCTATAGATACCTCGTCTGTTTATAGGTGGGCTGAGATCGCCTTGAAAAGGTTCGGGGGTGTTATAGCGGTCATGTCAGAGGCGGTTGTCAAGACCAGTAATAAACAGGCGGTATTGCCTTCCGATTTTTTCGACATGCTTGACGCCTATAGGTGTGAGCCTCTTATCTGTGAGATTCCTGGCGGCGACAAGGCTAAGGCTGACCTCCAACACGAGATCGGCTGGGTCGAGCGCACCGAGCGCGGTTTCCGTTGGAACTCCTGCACCGAGTGCTGTAAGGAGGAGTTTGAGAAGACGATCACGGAGAAGATATATATCGGGTCTCACGAGGTTCGTTTCCATTATCATCATCCCGTAAGGTTATCCATAGGTCGTGGGTTGAGGCGTGATTGCGCCGCCGACAAGTATCGGGATAAGTACGATTGGGATAATTATGATATAACTATATCTGGCAATACTATGTATACCGGGTTTGATGGATTTATTTATATCATATATCGTGCTACGCCTAAGGACGATGACGGTCTCCCATATATACCTGAAACGGCGTTAGGATACCTTGAGGATTATGTCGAGACGTATATTAAGATGAAGATCTTTGAGAACGCTGCCGTGAACGGTTTGGTACAGGGCGCTGGTGACGCTTATAAGCTATACGCCCAACAGGAACCGGGTAAGTTTGCTAGGGCTATGAAGGAGCTTAAGATGTCGATGATTACATTAAATGATTATCGGGAGCTGGCTGAGGATAATAGGAGAAGGATGTTGTCTTGTGAGCGGATGTGGCCCAATGCTTTTGATAAGTATATCAAATTGGTTTAGTTGCGGGGGAGGGAATCGAACCCTCGATCTTTAGGTTATGAGCCTAATGAGATACCTCTTCTCCACCCCGCGATTATGACGCGAATATACGTTTTTAAAAAGAAAAAAAGATAATATGGCAAAGAAAAATGATTGGATACATTTAGATAAGACAAGTGGTACTGGTCCTGCTGAGGTTAAGGTTACCGCTGATATCAATGAGACTGGTGAGATACGTCAGGTAACGTATAAGGTTATAAAAGAGGGAACCAAGGAGGAGAAGACGTTCGTGTGCAGGCAGGAGTCCGTCCCGGTGGTGATCATCCCGGAGTTCGATTACCTTGTTCTTAGGTATATCTGGGCTGACGAGGACGGCATTGACTTTGACACGGCTACCGGTTTCGATAACACCGGCCTCCCGGACGTGGACGGCAAGCTGGTTGGTTGGAGTAAACAGTACCAGACCACGCAGGAACGGGTAGGTGATTATCTTATCCACGGTGGTGATAACATGGAATCAGGTAATGAGGCCGCCTTGATCCAGATGGGGCCGTTGTTGGATGGCGATAATTATGATAAATTACCTCTTGAGATCAGGTGTAGTATATACGGTAACTGGTATGGTGGTCGTGAGAAAGGTAATGTCACTATCAGGTTCACGGCATATAAGGGCGGTTCTATGGAGAAACGTGGATATGATTTTGTCAATATCGGAGGCGAGGAGGTTTATACCGGTGATGCCCCTACCAACGTATCCGCCCATGGTGAGGATAATTGGCAAAATATAAAGACCTTGTATTCTAAGGTAGGCACGATGATCTATAACAAGGAATCTCGTGACTGTATTGTAAGAATAGGTGAGTGATTGTTCTTTTTCATAATACAAATATTTATCAGCTCTCTCGTCCGTGAGGATGGGGGAGTTTTTTATTTTTTAGTCCTTTACTTATGACATATTTGATTTTTTATTGTGCAGGAATAATCTAGCTTTGCCGAAAACTAGTATTATGGTCACATTGAATGATGTAAATAACGAACTCCATGTCCGGTTATATATACTGGAGGTGCTTAAGGATTATATAAGAGATGATGATTTCGATGGCCTTGTAGATAAGGCGTTGGATTTTGTCATGGAAGGCGTTTCTATGCCTAAGGCTCCGACCAAGGATACCACCATGAGTGACATATCAAAGAGCGTTTTGGCCTTGGTGGCGGGTGCTGGATTAGATGAGAGGTTAAGCAAAAGCTCTTTAGAGTTAGCTTATGACAGATGTAAGATGAGGTACGTATTCGATCCTCGAAATCGGGATATACACGGTGTAGTCGTAGGTTATTCCAATGACTTTAATAGTCTGGTAGCTGTGTGTGATGAGGGATCGAAGAAAGGAGTGGATAAAGGATCTACTGATTTTGTGGATGTCAATGAGAGATACGTGACTAACGGTTTCTTTTACATATCTGTAGAGGATGCCGATAAGCAATCGAACTACATGGGTAAAAATTTGTAATTGTTGTGTTTTTGTACTTTACACGAGCGTTTAAAAGTATTTAGTTCTCCTCCTGACTTGTGAAAGTCTGGAGGATTTTTTATTTTTGTACGATTTGAATGTTTTGCATAATACGTACTGTTTATTAGAATCCGCCACATAAGTGATTATCTGGTGGATTTATTATATTTGCGAAAAAGATAATGTCGTGCAAAATAACTCTAACATAGCGGTTCCCGACTCCGGGATGAACAGGGATAAGCATCCACAGGATCTATCCCCGTCTGAATATAGTTTCGCCTTGAACGCTACCATAGAGGGTGACGATGGAAGCCAGCTTAAGATCCAGAACGAGCCTAGTACCCTTTTATGTAAGCGATTTGATGGCTATAAGGTTATTGGGTATAAGAATGACATAGCTGGTGATAACACTTATTTCTTTCTATCCAATCCGGATGATAATACGTCTAAGATCACGTTCATGCGGTCATTGGATTATATCAAGACCGTTGAGGATCAATTGGCTGGATCGGGAAAGGACATCCATCGTATCCTTGGCGAGAGGCTTGAGGAGTCGGATGGTCGTTTTGATGAGATATGTGATTTGATGGAGGTCCTGATAGAGGACTGGGTTGATGACCCTTGTCTTAATTTCTCCATTCATCATCCGATCTTCGATATAGAGATCAAGGACGAGAAATGCGGGAAGGTGATATACTGGACCGATGGATATAATCCCCAGCGATATGTTATGGTCGATAAGGCTCTTAATCCGGATGATGATGGTGACTTTTGGTATCATTATCATGGGTATAAGACATGTGGGGATGACAAACCAATAGAGAGGTGTAGGCTGGCCTGCGAGAAGCTGCTGGTGTTCCCGTTGCTGACGGCCCCGTGCGTGGAGCCTGAGGTCGTGGAGTTCGGGGGGAGCCTGCGTGCCGGGACCTACCAGTTCTGCGTGGCGTTGTGCGATGAGTTCGGGATAGAGAAGACCGGATATTGCTCATTGACCAACCCAATCATGTTATTCGATCGCCAAGATGTGGTTATCCGTGATGGTTTATGGGGTAAGTCAACCAATATGGGTATCCGCCTTACTGTATCCAATATAGACAAGCAGGTATCTCATTATAAGATAGGTGTTATACAGAACACGGTTGGGTTTAATGGTGAGCAAAGCCCGGTTCTTGAGTATTTCATAGAAGGTATACATCCGATAACGGAAAGGACTATCTATTATCTTACGGATCAGTATAGCGAGCGTACGACCATGGAGAAGTTATCCAAGGAAATACCGGTATATAAGACAGCCAGAGGCATGACGTCTGTCGGGAATCGTCTTCTTCAATACGGCTTGACCGTGGAGAACGAATGGAATCTTCAACCGGTCGTTAACTTCTTGGGTCATTTCGTTAAATGGCAGACATCTATAGCCACGGAGAATTTGTATAAAGACGGTGTGGCTTGCTCTAAATACGCCTCTTTCATGCGTGACGAGGTATATCCGTTGGGTATAAGATTCTTTACCAATACAGGATACAGGACGGCTAGATTCCCGCTTATCCCTCGTCCGGCCACAAGGGAGGAGATGGAGGTTATCGTTGATGAGGACGGTAACTCTGACGACCTGTCGGCTGCGTCGGTGCTGGAGAACAACCCGCAGTGCGCCGGGAACAGCCGCCGTCATCTTTGGCAGTTTAAGAATACGGCAAAGATCATAAACGACCCGTCTTGGGGATTTGATGATTTTGGAGGAGAATGCAAGAATCAGCTAGATGTCAAGCAACTCAGATATGTAGAGCAGGAATATGCCACGGTAGGAGAGACCCAATTCGTTATCAACACGATGGGGGAAGATGTTACGGTAGATGATGCTATTGATTATATCGCTGATAATATAGAGAACCTGTGTGATATCATAGAATCTAATGTAGGTATTACTGACGAGTTATGCGCTGCTATATCATTGCCAGAGGATCAAGACGGTATAAAGGCTCCCGATTTCCCTAGTGGATGTGATGATATCGAGAGGATAGAGACCAGGACTATATTGGATAAAAACTCTTTGGTGGATTCTAGGATTGATTTTACGTATAAGCTGGCTAGTGATTACGTGGAGACCGAACCTACGACATTAATACAAAGTAACGCCGAGTCACAAAGGAAATTCTCTGTATTGTGTGATTTCGATAATTACTCCAGTGGAGGTAAGAATATCATAGATCTGGTTCAGGAATGGTTGGATGGTCAGGATGAGGATAAATTCCCGTCTGATATAGACTCCTCCGCCTTGGTCTTGTGTCAGGATATGTCTAATGTTCGGCAGTTATATGATGAGGGTATATGTACTAATGGGTGTTCGGTAGGTGATCCTCACGTGAATCCTACTATTAACGATGTTCAACTTCCTACATTCCAAGGGGGTAGGTCATTGGGTAAGTGCACATATTTGTATCAATATCCCGGATGGGAAAGAAAGAAGCATACGGAGACGATGCTTGATCAGTTAATGGATACGATGGAGGCTTATTTTCCCCAATATGAGAGTCAGTTTGGTATCGAGAACGCCATGTGTCTTTTTGGCGATGGTGATAATTCTAAGTTTAATACCGGTATAACTACTGACTGGGAAGGTCGTGTGTCTGTGCAGAATGATATTGACGCCAAGACCAATTGGTTCGGTAGAAGCAACTTGACTTATTTCAAGTTCTATCCACATGTATCCTCATACGCCAGATGGGTGGAGTTGGATTACGAGAAATACATAAGTGGTTTATCCGATCCTGATAACGGTATTATGTATATAGAGATGATGGGTAACTATAATTATCCGATCGGCGACTCATCATCATACAATAAGGTTCGTATAACGTTTTTCTCGGACAAGGAAGGTACCGTGGCTCCTAATCCTTTGGCTAATGATGCCAAGAAAGGTGTTATAGTGAATTACGTGGATCATAAGATATTTATGATGCCAAAGTACTTGTTCTGGAATGATGACAAGACTACTTTCCATAAGATATATGTTTGCATCGAGCCTGCGGTATGCGTGTTCTTCACCGGTTTCGCCATGAGGCAGGACATGAAGGAGCTCGCCGGATTCTATACGGCCGGCACCGCCATCTTCCCCGCCCCGTTCTGTTTTGGCATTCGGCCACTGGAGGTGAAATACGTATTCTTCTTTACGAAAGAATTGAAATTAAGAAGATTTGTTACCTATGAGGCGAAATGTATCTCATGTGGAGATAAACCCGCTGATTGCGCTCCCAGACCATATCAGTACGGTGATTTCGGATATTGGGAGTCTGCCAATAAGTATCCGGCTAATTTTGAGTTGTATGATTCAAGCAAGATCGGGATATCATCGGGAGGATCAAAGAGGAAGGATATAATAGATTCTTTGACGAAATACTATGGGTCTCCTAAATCAGTTGGGGGTAAGTCTTATTTCACCGGTAATGGGGGTAACGCTGAGTACCCCAATACGTCAACCACGTTTTGTCAGAAACCTATACGTCATTACAAGTTTCCGGATAACTCTGTCGCTCCTTTTATGGGTAATCCGTCTCAACTGACCGGTCAATATGGAGTTGACTCCTATATTTATCCTATGGGGGTGATGCTTGATGACGATATCGTTAATGAGTTTCTGGATATAGCGGTAGAGAACGGTCTTATAGATAAGGCTAGAAGAGATTCTATAATAGGATATGAGTTGTATAGGGGCGATAGGACGTTGGATAAGAGCGTTATCGGGACCGGTCTGGCTTACGATATGTTTAAGTACGATGATCCCGACGGATCGGCTAACCTTTATCCTAATTACCCTTACAACGATTTGTCTGATGATATGTATATCTATAAGGATATTAATCGTGAGAAATTTATAACGCATCCGTTTAACAGGAAGGGTAATATCTGGTATTCATTCTTAAGTCCTGATATTGCCTTTAACAAGCCTGACGCTCCCACCGAGTGCCTTGTTGATGGTTATCAATTAGGTAAATCCTCCGGTATATTCAGGGAGGTGGAGGATCACCCTAAATGGACGATATTAGGGAGTAAGGCTTACAGTATGGCAACATCATTGGCTACGGTGGAGGCTATGGCTAATTTAATATCCGCTATAGCTGAGTATACATATCAGTCGGCTTCACAGCAATATGTCGGTGGAGGTGTGTTCTTTTTAGCCAACCCTGTCGGCATAGCGCTGACGGCTATCCGTCTGGCTACAGGTATCGCCAAGGCCACAGCCCAGTCCGTGGTGGATATAGGCAAGTATAGGTATCAGTGGTTAACGGCATTGATAGATAGGGGACCTAGACGGAACTATGCTTATTACTATACTTCTGTCGCTCATTATAATTTATTTTACCAAAAAATAGGGGAGTCAGAGTTACGTGGATTGTCAACGGCTAAATATATCAAGAGCGGGTTATATCCGGTAACAGATATCTCTTCGCAAGGGGAGACCGTAGGCGGTAAGCCTATTATCATAAACAACCTCGATCGTGAGCATTCATTGTTCATGTCATTTGGTATGGATAAGTATATGCTTGAATATCCGGAGTTGGTTTCAAGTTACGATACCAGCCGTATTCAGGATGAGTGTAATATTCGTAACGATGAGGTGGCTGGTATGACGCCTCATTTTATGACACGTGAATCTTTCGTATCCTGCCCCTATATGAGGATAAAGAAATATTCTCCGGCTCAATACGGGCAGATAGAGGATATCAGGTGGGTATCGTTAGGTGGTTGCGGGTTGATGGATAAGGATAAGCGTAAACCTGTTTTTGGAGGTGATGTATTTATATCAAGATTCTCGCTTAAGAGGAAGATGCCTATGTTTTATTTGACTCAGTTTGGTCAGGGGGACATGATACCATTCCCTTATTACGATTATCGAAACATCGGGTATCCCCGTTATTTCGTCAATTACGATACTGGGGAGGATTATCTTAACAAGACCGATACGGATACCGGATCGCTATACTCTTTCCCTAGCCGGAAGAGCGCTTATGAGATGGTTTGCAAGACCGGAGATATGTATCTTAGCGGTCGTTTCTTCCTATATTTCTATGGCATACCTCAGTTTCTTGTGGAGTCTGAGATCAATTGCAATTTCCGTATAGCCGGCCCTGAGCCTTACGAGGGGTTCTATCCGGAGGTGGGGGATTATATATCATGGACTCAAGAGCGTAATGTCCCTATATCAAGGGATAATGTGTTTAAGATGAGCCCTGTGTATAAGAATCGTTTTACGCTAGGCGGAAGGTCGTTGCCGGAGACGTATGATAGCAATTTTTGGGACTGCGCCTACCAAAGACCCAACGGCGTCATATGGAGCACCGCCGACGTGTCGGAGAACGGCATGACCGATCCTTGGCTGTCGTACAAGCCTATGGATTACCATGAGTTCAAGACCTCGTTCGGAAAGCTTATAAGCATGAAAGGGATAGAGTCGGATCAGATACTGGCTCGCTTCGAGAATCAGGTAGGGCTGTATAACGCCATAGACGTATTGGCGGAGAGAATATCCCCGGAGAATAGCGAACTAGGGACAGGTGGTCTTTTCGCCTCTCGTGGTATCGAGTATAATAATACGACGTTAGGATATTCCGGGACCCAGAGTCGGGATATGATCAGTTGCGAGTTTGGGCATTTTTGGGTCGATTTAAGGCGTGGTCAGGTGTTTAAGGTAGATTCTAATGGTAGGAATCTTACGGAGGTCACACCGGGGCTTAGAAACTGGTTTAAGGAGCATCTTCAGATGAAGATCATCCGTAGCCGGATATATAACGCTGATACGGACGCTGAGTTGTCTTATTATGATATTGATAACAAGTTCTTTGGTATAGGGCTATCCATGGGCTGGGACAATCGGTTCAAGAGGGTTCTGATAACCAAGAAAGATTATATACCGGTAGGGAATCCGAGCGAGTACCAATTCCGTGGCGGCCGGTTCTACAGGAACGGGCAGGCGGTGGAGCTACAGGACACCAGCCATTTCACGGACGTCTCGTTCACCGTTGGATATAACTGCCTGAAGGGTGAGTGGAAATCATATTTATCCTACACCCCTGATTATTATATCGAGCACCAGCATTATTTCCAGTCCGGAAAGAACTACTCAAGTGAAAGTCAGGAGATAGGTTTATGGTCTCATGGTTTGACCAACCAATCGTATCAAGTATTTTATGGTAAGCTATATCCGTTTGTTATAGAGGTTCCGGTACGTGAGCAGTACGTGAATAAGATCCTCACCAACTACCAATATCGGATGGATGCCAGAAGATATCAGGATGAGGTTAATTACCAAATTCTTAGGACTACTGGATTTAATAAGGCATGGTTTTATAATGATACCAACAACAGCGGTGAGCTTCGGATGGTTATCGCCGACAAGAACGATATGAGCCAGCGGTTAAGGTATCCTATAACCAATGACGATAGCCGTGAGATACTGGTGACGGAGGTTGATCAGAAGATAAATATAAATGACTATTTTAACGAGGTCAAAGACGATACGAACAATCTTCCGATATGGGTTAAGGATGTGAATGACATTGACCGTAAGATCGACCCCAGGGCTGTCGATTATCATCGGAGGTGGCGGGATCGTCTTCGTGGCGATTGGTTCTTGGCTAGGTTCGTGAATGACATTGAGAGTCGGTTCAAGATGATAGTACGTTGGTTTAGCAACGATGAGAAAGTTTATTGAGGTGATTATATACCTTTAAATATTTGATGTTATGGCAGCAGGGAAAACTAGCAGTAAAAAGAAGGGCAAATGCCCGAAATCAGGATGTATCAAGAAAGTAGGGAGTGATTGGCGAGTGGTCAGTAACAAGACCGGTAAATTATGGCCGGCTAAGTACAAGTCTAAGGAGAAAGCTAAAGGAGTCTTGGCTGCTTATCACATGCATTAGCGTATAAACGGGTACATGATTTATTATGTGCCCGTTTCGTGTTTTTAGGCTTATGAGATTATAGTTATCTTTGTGAAAAATGTAGTATATGTCTAAGAAGAATAAACCGGAGGAAATCCCATCGTGGATAAAGGATTTATATAAGGAGGATCTTGATCGTGTCGTAAGAGGCGAGCGTCCTATGTATTTCAGGGGTATGGATGATAGTCCTTTGAGAAACGTGTCCCCGGAGTTTGATATCCTTAGCGGAGGAGCCGCAGTTAAAGGCATGAATGGGATAAGAGGTGCGTTGTCCCCGTTGAATAATGGCATGGGTAATTATAATTTCAGTATCAGGGGTATAAATAAGAAGATCGGTGAGTTGGTTGATGAGGCGGGGCTATATTTACCTGAGAAATTAAGACCTGTATATCGGACTGTGGTGGATGCTATGTCGAGTTCCAAGGATAAGGGGTTGGGTCATATCACACAGCCGTTGGCCAACGCCCTGTACCCAGCTGACGAGCGACGGGACCGGCGTCTGGACGGGGAGCACCCCGTTGGTTATATGGATGCCATAGACGGTATATGGCCTAGGGAGAAATATGGGTTATGGGGAGAGAAGATTGAACGGAAAGCTGATGGAGGAGAGATGTATACCGTATCTAAAGGCGATACTCTTTGGAGTATAGCCAAAAGATTGGGATTATCTTTAGACGATATTGTATCGTGGAATAGGGATATCCCTGATATCAACAAGATACAGATAGGTGATAAGATAAAGGTTTCAGACCCATCGCTGTCAATAGAGAAAGAGGATCATGATTTGATGGATATAATATCCAGGGAGGCTGAGATCAATAAGATGAGCGATGAGGATATAATCAAGAGCGTCGATCATAAATCTAATTATGCTATTGTAGATAAGAAGAATAAAAAACTAACGGTTTATTCACCGAGCGGGGATATTCTTTATAGCACTAATAATATAGGTGTAGGTGCTTCTGGCGATGATTATAATACCTATACCAAGACGACGAAGGATAAAAAACTTATCGCCGGAGCTGGAAATATGTCTACTCCGGCCGGCATAACAAGAGTGTCAGGTATAGGCGAGTATCATGGCCAGAAATCGTTCCAGAGAGCCAGGTTTGATCCTAAGACAGGCAAGTGGGATCATGATATATCGTCATCTATGCATCATGAGGCTTCTGCTGGAAGAGGATCTAATGGGTGTATCAGGCTTCTTGGGAATACGGGGAATGAGCTGTATAATTTTATAAAGAAGGGTGATTTTATTTATACACTTCCGGAGAAAGAGGGAAGTAGGTTTGTCGTTCGTGAGGGGTCGCTTAATTATATAGCGGATAACCCTTATGGCGAGGATTCCGGTGAGAAGAGACTTTGGGATGATTATAATGTTCATATAAACAAGGATTTTAGGCCATTGAATATAAGCGTAAAAAATAGTGATATATCTCCTGATATCTTGCCTAAATGGATTTATAACGCTTATGACTCAAAGAATGGCGTCAATTCTAGCAACGCTTTCCTTGGTGTTATATCAGCCATTGATAATATAGCCAAAATGGATAAGCTGGGCAATATAAAGGAATATAGCGACGCTATATCATATAACAAGGAACGTATCATGAGTGAGTTCGATATCGATAGCTACACTTATGATAGGATGGCTATGCTTGCCATGGGTATCGCCGAGCAGGAGACTAAGTTTGGTGTATCCGCAAGATATATAGGGAAACAAGCTATCGGTGATCAAGGCGTTGATATAGCCAAGAGATTCAGGTCGTTGTTAAATGGTAACGGATGGAATGACAGGTCTTATAACTCGAAGGGTATAACACAGATAAAGATAGAAGGTGATAATGATGAGACAAAGAAGATATATAATAAGTTTGGTATAGATAAGGAGAATATCCTAAAGCCATATAATTCAGGTATAGCTACCATGTTGTGTTTGGCGTCTATATACAAGAATGAGGTTGTCGGTCGTGGCTTTAAGGATAATAAAGGTAATGATATAGACAAATTCGACGCCTTGCTTTATAAATGGATGGGTAAGGGAAGGTTATTGAATAACGGCAAGGCTTCTCCTGATGATAATGATTATATCAATAATGTAAAGAAATATATTGGCAATTTTGATTTCAAGGTTAAATATAAGGATGGTGGGCCTATTGGTGATGATCCGTTGTATGTAAGACAGGATGTATCTGATAAGGCTTCGTATTTAAAAGATATCTTAGGTAATGCCATAAGAAGAAGATTGTACGAGAATGTCACCCCCGATGTGGTGGCTTCAAATGCTAGCCTTCCTGACAAGGTCAATGAGTTTATATATGGCAGAAACGGGAAGGCTAACGTTGATGAATATAGCGATCAACTATGGGCGAGATTTTTATCTCAACCTAATAATCTAGATGGCAATAATAAGGAGATACGGATTCCTGATAATGTCATTACTGATATTGAGAAGATGTTCAATCGTGACACTAAGGATGAGATAAAGAGGTTAGATAAGAAAATACATGATACGGAGCAAGAAATATATGGCTCTGATAAGCCGGCTACAGATGATGCTTATGGTAGGCTGAAGCTTTTGAAAAAGTCTAGAGAATGGGTAGATGTTTTTGAGAAGAATCGTAATTCGGTAAGATCTGGAAAGCCTACGGTTTTTTCTGAATATGATTTTTATCCTGAGGCCGCTGGTGATCTTACCCCGTTATCAGGGTTTGGCAATTTTACAATTTATAGGCGTCCGGATGGGAGGTTAGGTGTTTACGACGTGTATGATTTTTATAGCGATGATCAAGAGTTTCCTGTCAATATAGCTACCAAGACGCTGGATGCTATAGGTAATAAGTTTGATGAGAGAGGTTCGTTTAAGGATTATAGTCCTCTCATGGAAAGCGGCAAAGACGCCCTTATCCGTAACGCTATTATGTCTAAGAATAAGTTAGAGAATAAGGAAGATGGAGGACCGGTTGATACAAGGCGAGATTATGGGTCTGGTAAATATGTTATTGATCCAAACAGATCAGAGGATAATAAGATGGCTGTGTATGATGAGATATGGGATTATCTTACCGATAAGAAGGGGATACCACAAACACAAGCTATCGGTATCCTGTCGAACATCGCCGCCGAGTCCGGAGGGGACACCGAAGCCCTAGGAGCCGCCGGTGATTTTGGCATCCAACAATGGCTTGGTCCGAGGAAGAAGGAGCTACAGCGCAGGTATGGGAAGAAACCGACATTAACCCAACAACTGGATTATCTCGTGGATGAGTATCAAGGCAAGGTTCCGGGGTTAGGTTGGAACTATATCAATCAAGGCAAGTTCTTTGACAAGGACGCTCAAGGTAATGTATATAATTACTATATGTATTCTAAATCGGATTTCGATAACGCCGTCAACTACAAGGACGCTACCGTGGCATGGAATCAAGGATACGGTAGGCCTCTTGGATCGACCTTAAGAAATGAGAAGAGATTTGAGTTCGCTGATATGTTCGCTAATAGGTATGGTGTCCCGGAGAACGAGCCAATGAGATACGAGTTCGGACAGCGGGATTCGGGCACGGGGGACGGAGGTCAGCGGCCCGTACCTGAGACGGTAGCCCCTGCCGATCCTTCCTTGGCTTCCCGCTCTTCCATGGATAGCTGGTGGGAGAAGGAAGGTCAAGACCTGTTATATAAGATGCTAGCTCAATCCGGCGCTAACAAGAAAGCTATAGAGGACATCGCCAATAATATTAAGAATGATCCTCAATCGGAGGCGCAGATAGCGGAGGCCGAGCGTATGCGTAAGGAACAGGCGAAAAGGCAGTTGGTGCTTAATATGATACCGAGGTTAAGTCTTAACATAAAAGGTATGAGTAGAACTCGAAATTAATACTACATTTGTGAAATTATTAAATGTTTTAGATATGAAAAGATTGTTGTTTTTATTTGCTATGTTATTGACGCCGTTCGCTTTGATGGCGCAAGAGGTAATCCCATCAGAAGGGGCTATTACTATTGATCTGACTACCTTTACCGGCATCATGGCTTTTGTCACGATGTCAGCTACCCAACTAGCCAAGGTAGTGCCGTATATTGACACCCATAAGTGGGCTAAAGTCCTATCCGCCGTAGTCATAGGTATGCTGGTTTGTATATTAGCGTGGCTACTAAAGGTGTCTCCATTGCTTATAGGGAGTGAATGGTGGGAGGCTCTATTATATGGAGTGGCTGTAGGTCTCAGTTCTGCCGGTTTCTATGATTTGGTTAAGGCTATAGGATCATTATTCATAAAAAGAATTTAATTCTGTACATAATAATAGCATTTGCTGAGAGACTCATCGTTGTGAAATGATGAGTCTCTGTTTTTTTAAATTATCTTTGTGTCAGAACGAAATTAATTAGACATGAGCAAATACGTAATCAAGAGGAAGATACCTAAATATCAAGAGGCCGGGGAAGTCGGGTCGTATATGCTTGGTAATATGGACGGTATACAAGGGTTAGGTATAGAACCTTTGGTGAATACCAACCAAGGATTACCCGCGCCGGTCAATCCGCTAGGGATATATTCTTTGGATACTCCAGATCAGTTGAGGACTAAATATGCTAATGCTTTTGATCAGGATAATGTGTTTCCGGCTAGCTTCAAGGGTAGTTTGCAACGTATAGCTGAGAATTATCAGGACAATGGTATTACGCTTAATAACATAACTGTTAACGATGTTGATAAGTCTAAGACCGGTTCAGGCGAGACGGATGTTTTTGATTTTACCACCATCCCCTACTATGGCGCTGATGATATAGGGTCTAGATTCACTCAGATGGGTCGTGGTATAGGGCGTATGAGAAGTGAGGGATATGGAGATTTATCCACTGGGGCTAAAACAGCTAATACGATAACCACCATAGCCTCAGGAATTAGTGGTATCATGGGATTGGCTCGTAGCGTGGTTTCTGGGATAGCGTCAGAGAAAGGTACTCGTACCAATATCAGGTTAGCTCAGGAGCGTGAGGCCAGACAAAGAAGGCAATCCCAGATGCAGTACAAGGATGGTGGGGGTGTTTATCTAGGACCTAATAATAGGTTCGATAGCGGAAGCCTTACCGGTGAGTACCTGTATCCGTTACCTAAGTCGATGGAAGATCAAGCCAACGTAGAGGTCGAGAAGGGTGAGTACGTGACGCAGCCCGGAGAGGCGCCGATGGAGGCTATGGGGCAGAAGCACGCCGATGGTGGAACCCCCGTTTCCTTGGAGCAGGGAACGAAGGTTATTACCGACGACACAACCATAGAGCCGGATTTCGCTAAATACATCAGAGATACGTATGGGATCAAAGCCACGCCTAAGGATACGTATGCTACGTTAATGGACAGGTATAAGGCTAAGATCGGTCTTAAATCGGCTTACGATGATCAGAAAAAGGCGCTGGAGAAGCTGAAGAAAAACGATAAGATAGATGACGAGAATACAAGGCGTTTAAACGCCTCCGTATTATCCAAGGCTATAAATGATAGCAACGATATCGTTAATGGATTAGAGGGAAGATTTACGGACTTCGCTAACGTCATATACAAGGAGCAGGAAGACCGGAAGATGAAGAAGGATGAGGATACGTATTTCGCTAAGGGTGGTGAGATAGATAACATCATATCCAGATCCATGAAAGAATACGGTCTTACGGAGGAGGATATAGCTGAGGCTAAGAAAGAGTTGCTTAAGAAAGTGGCTGGTATTCGTCAGAAGATGGAGATAGGAGGCACGTCTTTGTTCGGTCGTAAATTAACTTTCCGTCCGATCGAGAATAGGTTCAACAATGATCCTAACTATTTCGGTTATCAACGCCAAGGAACTGATGGCTCTTATGGAGGTATTAATACGGATGAGAGGTTGAATTATTATAAGACATTCAATCCGGTCGCTTACGATGCTTATATGGGAGCTTCAGAGGGCGCTAGGGCTAGGGCATTGCAAGACGCTATCTACGGTCAGACAAGTAGCTGGATGGGCTTAGCTACGGCGGAGAACCCGATCATCGCCAACGCCGAGGCGCTTCGGGATTACACGACGCTCGTTTCCTTTGGCGGTGAGGATAGTCAAGGTAATTACCCGGAAGACAAGAAAGCCGCATATCATGATAGGATGAGAGACAATAAATTAGGTTTGTTTACCACATCTCGCCCTATGATCGGTCTAGACGTTGTTACAGAGGAACAGCATAAGGCTCTTAACGATGCTGGTATCACCCATTTTAGCCAACTATTCTCTGACAAGAACAAGGATGTCGTTAATAAGATACTTGGGGAGGATATGCTTAAGATGCAGGCATTGAGATCCATGAAAGGAATGGAAGGTCTTGATTTTATACTTGACCCTCATAAGGTGGCTCCCGGTCCTATGGATATAGGTGACGTGGAGGAACCTGATGTTAAACTGGATATGCCTGAGCTGATTGACCCCAATACACTCCCTAAGACCAATACAAATGCCGGTAAGTCGAACAGCGGCAATGGAGGCAGGAATATAGTAGGTGGTGGTCTTGACTTTCCTGAGGTGTTCAGGATGATTCCGGGAGCCGTGACAACGGAAGGTCTGGAAAGGCATTACGCTCCTACCGTGGATCCGGTATTGAGATCTGCTGATCAGTATATGGTTGAGGCTAATCGTGCTTTCCAATCACAATTGGATCAGATGGGTAATGTCCCGGATTCCCAGAGAGGGGCTTTATCATCCAATTTACAGGCTATCATGAGTTCCAATATAGGCAGATACATTAATGAGGTAGAACAAGGGAACGTGGCTCAAAGGACTTGGGCTGATAATGTAAACGCCCGGACTTGGGCTGACACGTATGATAAGAATATAGCCCAACGCCAAGCTTATCAACAACGGATATTGCAGGGGTTGGCTATTAATGACGAGAACTGGGCTAGGTATTTCGATAGCGTAAATGATGAGATCCAGCAGAAGTGGAATACGGCTACGACCATGAATACATTAAGGTCTATATTCGGGGATACCAAGACTGGTCCTAATGGGCAGTTGATCGCTGATCCTCAAGGAGATATATTGAGTTATAGGAGATTATATCCCGCTCAGGAAGTAACTAAAAGCAAGAAAGGATAAAGGATGGCTTCACAATATAGTATATTAAGGAATTACGGCAAGTACGTATCGCCCTACAACATGGATGTCATGATGCAGGGGATGGGGTACATGCAGCAGAAGATAGATACCAATCGGCAGGCTATAAACGAGTATGCTGATTATATTATCAATTCTGACATTATAAAACCTCAGGATAGGGAATATCTTCAGAATAGGTTAAATGGGCTGATACAGGACGTGAATAACGTGTATCGTAAATCTAATTTGGCTTCCGACGGTATAGCCAGAAGCATACAGGCTCGTCTTGGAGAAGCTCTGGATACCCGTGTGTTGAATGCTATTGCCGGTACTAGGGAGATCCGGGCTTTTAGCGAGAAGATGGAGGATATGAAGCTGAACAATCCCAAGATGTATAGTCCTATAAACGAGGCTGAGGCTTTTGCGGATGCCGTGGCTTGGATGAATGACGGTCAGGTAGGGACACGTCTTAATCCTATACATTATACCCCTTATACGGATTACCACGCTGAGATTGATGAGAAGATGAAGAATTTCATCTCCCTTAACAAGGGGAAGAAAGTCAATGTACCGGTGACTGATGCCAATGGCAACAGGACGGGCGAGATGCGTGAGATGTATATAGATGAGATGAGTTACGCTCAGGTCAGGGATATAGCCATGGCTTCTATATCTGAGAACGGTAAGGCTCAGATGCAATTAGAGGGAAGATATATGGCTAGAACGAATCCTGACTTATTTAATGTTCAAAGCACCTCAGATTTCCTTAAAGGGTATATTGATGATTTCAGTGTCAAGGAAGAATCCATACGAGCCAAGCTAAAGGGCGTTGGCAATGACAAGGCCAAGAGGGCTAAGTTGGAGTCGGAGCTGGCGGATATTATCAAGCAGAGAAATGATTTCGTGGAGGAGGCCGAGGGCGTTATCGGTAGCAACTACAGCCCGGAGCGAGCCGGCATGTTCATGGTACGACAGCAGTTCCTTCGTGGCGTCGGGCTGAGATGGTCTTATAATAACTCATACGAGACGTTGGGTGTTGATGATTATTATTTCAAGGCTAATCAGCAGATGATGGAGAGAGCTAAGTTTAATGAGACAAAAAGGCATAATCTAGCCATGGAGAAAGCAGCGTTGATGAGAGCCAGCAAATCGGGTAAGTCGGAGAATGGAGGTGATGACACGACCGGGCCTACCGTGGTTACCAAGAGCGCAAACCTTGACGATGTGAGCATAAGCGATGAGTTTATGAACGGGTTCATAGCCAACGAGAAGGCGGTGACTACCGGCATGGGTAATTTCGTTAAGTCATTATCAGATGACGCTAGAAGGAAGATCGACGCATGGGCGTCTGATCCTGAGAATAGTAACGTGGTCAAGGATATGGATAACGATCAGGTTATCATGGCTTATTTCAAGGCCAATGGAGGGTCAAGGAACGAGTTGCTTGATTACAATGGTCAGGATAGTTATTTGAAGCTTCTTGGATTAAATACCCAAAGAGGGAAGTATAATAAGATCAATGATGGATTCAATAAGGCGGAGAACGCTGTTTTGGATGGCGTTGACGCTATAGTCGAGAAAGAGGCTAAATCTTTTGGTGGATCAGGCATAGATGTTAGTTACGGATTTGGGACATTTAATCTTGAAGATATCAACAGCAATGGTGATAAGGTTTTTGATATAGATGGGATAAATGACATAACATTAAATGATTGGGCTAAATTATCGGCATATAGCTCTATTCTTAGTAATAGTGTTAAAATGACCGATCTTATTCATGCGGCCACTCCTGGTGTCCATAACCCTATTGTTTTAGGGGATGTCAATTCTGGAGAGGCGGCTGTATTGGTGAATAGGATAAATGATTTGATGGGTACGTCATTGACATTGGATGATATTAATTTATTATCTCTTATTCCTATGGATGTTTCTGATGACGGTAATATGATAAAGGTGCTGACTGATGGGCTGTCTGATGGCAATAAAAGGAATGTGGCCGTAGCTAAGGCCATGTATGACGAAATGCAGAAAGAACAATACGATGTGTTTAGGCACAAATGGAGTCGTGGCGATCTGGGAAGGTTGGCTGATGACGCCAAGCGAGCCGGCGAGGATTACTTGAGACAATATCGTCATGAGTACGCCGAGCGTGAGTATATCTTCTCCGGCGATTATCCGTCTAAAAGCCAAGCCGAGTATGATTATATAAAGATTAGTGACCTGTTCACCCGTGGTGGCGGTTTTATCCCCAAGAATGAGGATAATGCCAATACGAAGATAACGTTTACCATATCCCCTATAGGTGATGGTAATTATCAGATCATTGGCAATAATGGAGGTGATGGTCGATCTGTTGTTGAGGTAAGCGAGGCTGATCTGGCTGCGAATGGACTTACTTTCTACAAAGAGGATGTAAGCATCCCGTCCGAGACCTATGATTCCGGTGTCGTACCCATATCTTTCGCCAGCTCAAGCAACAACGCTTATGGGAAGATGGCTAAGTCATTGTTGGTAGCTCCATTCGCTTACGCTAGCGGGGCCAAGGACACGGTAATGCCTTATATAGATATGTTTACGAATATAAATGACGGTAATATCAGGAAGAATCAGATGATGATCGCTACTGACGTGTTGTTCGATAACGCTTCTATGTACGAGTTAAGGGCTTCCGGATATAAGTATAATAATGGTTCTTCTGGGATAAATGTTGATATATATAGCAAAGGAGGGGCTAGAGAGGGTAATACCCCGTTGTATTCAATTGATCTGGATGGCGTTAACTATGCTGATGAGGTAGCAAGGAAGATCGACTTCTGCCCGCAGTATTATTTGGTCATGGCATGGCAACAGATACTTAGCAAGGAGAATGAGGTGTATTGGAGGAGCGAGGGGAGATCTACTACTGATGATTTCGAGAGCTTCATCTCGCCCATAGCTGATATGATTGATCAGGAGATAAGAAACAGGAATAACGGAAATAGTGGAAATAATGGAAACAATGGAAATCTATAATAATACCTCTAACGGAAAGGATCTTGCCGAGAAGTACAGATATCCTACCATAAACGTAGATAATATAAAGGCTATTGGTACGGATCCCTATGATATACCGGATCGTGACCTGCCTCCGGTATTGGATCCGTATTCCGCTTCCGAGAGATCAAAGTCCCAGATACCGTCATTGTCGGAGAGGATCAAGAATACTGTTAAGACAAATTATTATGATGATATGAAACATATGTCCCCATTAGGATATATGGCTTCTGATCAAAGCTATAAGGGCAGGTTTAATCTTACTGGTCCGGAGATATCGTTGGAGGATTCAAGGTATCGACTTAGTAGCGGTACTTGGATACCTAAATACGAGTCTTATATCCCCGGTGTAGATAACGACACACGTTTATCTAGGAGTCAAGGTAGGACTGAGAAATGGATGAGAGGTTTGGGGAAATTTGTAGGTAAGGCCGCTTTGTATGGATTAGGTGGTGTTATTCAGCCTTTTTATGGTATTTACGCCGGTGTATCCAGAGGTAATTTTAACGCTGTTTTTGATAACGATTTCACGAGATGGTTGGATGATCAGGACAAGAAGATGGATTACGGTCTTGCTCATTATTACAATCGTGAGGAGCGGGATATGAATTTCCTTCAAAGCATGACCACGGCTAATTTCTGGTCTAACGATTTTTTATCCGGTCTTGCTTTTACCGCTGGAGCCATGTTATCGTCAGCCGTATATTCCGGCGCTGGATTGATGAACTTAGCTCGTACGGGAGCTAGGGCGGGCGTGGCTTTGGCTAGGATAGGCAAAGCGGCTTCGGATACCAAGAAAGCGTTCGGCGTCTACCTTAGGGCCGCCCGTACGGGACGGAGGATAGGCAAGGGACTGGACACCCTCGCTTTCCTTGGCACATCTACCTCGTGGGAGGCGTCTGTCGAGGCCAGAAGCATGCTGATGGAGGCTGAGGAGAATTTCAGGCAGTCTTACCGTAACGCTTATGGAAGGGAAGTCCCATATGAGGAGCTTATGAAGTTCAGAGCTGACAATGCCAATGCCGCTAATGCCGTATTTGCCGCCAACGTCGGCATATTGTCATTATCCAATATAGCTATGTTCGGCGATATGTTCGGCATGGATCTTGGTGTGGATAAGTTCATAAAACGCAATATATTTGGCGTAGGTGCCGAGAGGATGGATAATGGTACGTTAAGAGCCATAACACCAAAGAAATGGCAGAAGGTAGCCGGAAATACGTTCAATATCATCAAGCGCCCAGTGTCAGAGGGTCTGTATGAGGAAGGTCTTCAGGGAGTGGCTAGTAAGTCCGCCAAGGATTGGGTAGAATCAAGATACAATCCTATGGCTATCCGGCAGAATATAGGCTATATGGAGGCTATAAAGAATGGGTTCAAGGAGACGTACGGGTCTAGCCAAGGATGGAAGGAGATCGGTATCGGTATGATTATCGGATCGATTATGGGTGGAAAGACTATTGGGGGTATAAAGGAATGGAGCCAAGACATATCCCGGAACAAGGGGATGGTGGAGGCCTACAACGCCAATGCCGGCGCCTTGACCACCGCCGCTGTCCGTGCTATTCGTGGCAGTATGGCTCTTAACGCTCAATTATCCGGCATAGACACATCGTACGAGAGTGATGGTAGGATCATAAATAAGGATTTCAGTGACGCCGTATTCAATCGTCTTCGTTATGATTCGGAGATGGGGATGCTGGATGATACGAAGGAGAATTTCAGGACGGTAGTCGAATCTATACCTAATAGCGATATAGCGTCCGATATGAATATGACGGATGAGCAGGTCAATGAGTATAAAGCCGATCTTGTCAACGAGTTTAATAAGAAGGTGGATAATTTCATTATGGCCAACAGATTCGCCGACTCCCTTACCGATGGTATATCCAATAGGTCGTTTAACGCCTATATCTCCAATATGGCTTATAATGGCCTTGAGGCGAAGGATAATTTGAACGATATTGCCAATCAGTTAAGAAGGATATACAATACGGATATAGGTCCCGCTCTTGATATATATTCTCGTCTTAATACTGATTCGAGCAGGGATCTTGAAGAACTTAGGAAGCTTACGGATGATATACAGAGGATGGAGAAGAATATCTTGAGGCTTCAACAAAGTGTTGCGTCGAAGGACGCTCTTGAATCTGATAAGGCTAAGTTGGTCAAGGAGAATGATAGGCTTCTTAAATTAACAGAGGATAGGATCGCATTGGAGAGGAAATTAACTACGTTAATTAACTCAGAGGCTGATATATCTAAGTTGTTCTTAAATAGAAATGATTCAAGGATCAGTGCCGCTGATCTTATGGCGGCTTATGATACTATAGCTGATTTTGAGAACGTCGTATCTATCCGTGGGGTTGATAATTATAAGGAGGCTATGGCATTGCTTAGTGAGTATCGTCATAATCTTGTGGCTTATAAGAATATAAACGAGTCTCTTCGTCGTATGCGTGACAGAAGATTCATCCGGGCGCAGGAGCGCGGGTTCATGAAGATATTATCGAACGTATGGGGTAAGACTTATGAGGAGGATGATAGCAAGTATGATTTCAGGAATACTGATAATCCTGATGCCAATGATCTTTACGCCAACGACCAAGCTATAGACAAGGCTTACCAAGATGGTCTTATAGGGGAGGATGAGGCATTTATGTTCAAGACATATAATCATATGATAGCCAGATCTATGGAGAACGAGATTAAGACCGATGAAGGTAATATAGTCGAGAGGGTTCCTGATGATGAGGATATCATAAATCCTTCTGACGATAGAATCAATAATATAGCTATAAAGATATGGAACGGTAATGAGGATGTCTTATCTCCTAGGGAGAGACAGATATATGATAATAACAAGCCTCGTGTCGATAGTCTAGTTAACGGGTTTGGGGATAATCCTATTTCAAGGATCAATAAGGCTAGATCGATAATAGATAGATTGAAGATCCATGATAATATTTATGATAATATCAAGGACGCTGTTGATGATATTGTAGATATGAATATCAATGGTCTTGATCAGGATCAGATCAAAGAAGCTATAAAGACTTATAATGATCTTATGAATGAGGCTGACAATGGCAATGAGATTGATCAGGATAAGCTTAATGAGGCTATTGATATTATCAATAATTATTCCGATGGGCCTCTTCTTCAATTCGTGGAATGGATGAGGTTGTATGATAACGGAAGTATAGCTGTCAAGGATTACGATAAATCCATACCTATGGGTGATGTCCTCACAGAGAGCGAACCCGGGACATCCACCGGCAGGACGGAAGTTAACGCCGCCCAGAATCCGGTGGTGTTGATGGCTCAGAAGAGAGAGATCGGTGGGGTTATGTATTATGAAGTTGGCGGAATGAGACTTGACAGGTTTATGGACAGTCTTGGGCTTAAAAGATCTGATGCCACTGATACTGATAATGGAAGGGTGATGGATTTCACCAACGGAACCGACATATTTACTGTTATAGAGTCAGATAACCACTCAAGATGGATGATTAGCGAGGATGACGCTCAGGCTTTCGAGAACGCTACCGGTGTCATATTGGGGCGGCAAACCGCCTTGTCGACCTCCATCTGGTTCATGGTGTATCGCAAGGGGCAGGATGGATCTATTGTCCCTTATTATACGGGTGATACGTTTGGATCTAACAACGAGTCGGTGAATCAGGAAGCCGTAGCTAATCTCCGTAAGGATAATATCGTAAGGTTTAAGATGGATATGTCAGATCCATATACCAAGGAATTGTATGATAAATACAATAGCCTTAACGCCGTTGACCCTAATTCTGATGAGACTAAGTCGGCTTACCGAGAGCTGGTTGATAATATGGTTATTAAGATCGTGGATAGCGACGGCAATTTCGTCTCGGTACTGAAAGCCAATGACCCGGATTCAAAAGGAAGTAACGCTGATTTAAGGAGTAGGGCCTTTGAGTTATATAGGGATAATATAGGATCTGTTACTGGCGAGATTGATATACCGTTCGTAGGTACAGTTACCAGTGTTTTGCCGGGAAGACCTAATTTTAGCGTAAGTGATGATAATGGTACGTTGATGGTATCCGAGAATGATTTTACCAACGAGACGGTTGGTAAAGTCGAGAGCGTAGGATATATAGAGAATGGGGAGGTTACGATGAGGGATGATATTAAGTATAATATATTCCCGTTCTGTACGGCTATCGTCAGGGACAAGTATGGTGACTATAAAGATTCACGTATCCCGGTCGTAGCTATAAAGACAGGAAATGGAAGAAATTACCTGTACCCCGTAAGATTGAAAAATCAGGATATATCGTCATTCTCATCCATGATCGGATCGATGGCTGATAGGATTACGGAGGGTCTAGGCGGAGGCGTAAGTATTGATGATATAATGGATCTTAATAACGCTATAGCCAGATCAGGGTTGGATAATAAGACATATATGATTCCGCTGGCGGGAGACGTGGATGTTATCAAGAACCGGCTTAAAGCTGTCAAGGAAGCGGCTAGCAGGATGCCTATGACCGCTGACGTAAGAGGATGGATAGGTGATTCCAGAACTAAGGAGGATATTTTGATGAATGACGTTACGATCAACATCGATCTTAACAACGATCCTTTCATAGCTCCTAAGTTTAGGATGAGTATCAAGGAGAACAAGGTATCCAAGGAGGAGACGGAAGTCTCGTTCCCTAACCTGCCGGATCTGCCATCGGAGTTCGCCTCGCCTACGAAGGCGGCCGAGGACAAGTCTTTGGTTTCCGACGGTAACGTAGTATCCGGAGAAAATGAGGCGGAAAATCCTTGCTAAATAAAATATCTTGACTTATCTTTGCGGCGTCAGTCCATCACCTGACGAGTAAGATATTTAAAAGTTGGTCCCTGTCGGGTGTGTGATGGCCCCGGTGGGGACTCTTTATATTATGCAATTAGACGCTTTTTTACACCGGAAGATCATGCAAGACCTGCGCATCCAGCGAGTAAAGGTCTTAATGATGTTATACACCAGTAACTATTTTGTCAAGGTCAGACAAAAGCAGTTGCTTGATCATACATACGCATTAAGCAGGGATCAGGCTTTTGATTATATGACTGAGTTCAATAAAAGACTTAGTGATAAGGTGGGTATAAAATGTACGATGGATATCCTTCTACCTACCGATGACGATAACGCTAACATCATAATCGAGCACAATGGTATTATCAAGAAGTTGATGAAGGAAGCCGAGAAACTGGAACTTGATACTGATGCTATCGAAGCTATGATGCGTGATCTTCTTGATGAGTTGAAGGATGATATTGATCTTAATATCCTGATATTTGACGTAAGCCAGTTACTTATAAAATACAATCTATTTAGGTTGGATGCTATAACCGAGCAGGAGTTCAAGAACTCTTTTGTCAGGATGGATAGTAGGAATATGGAGATAAAGAAACTAACTTTATCTGATATCAAGAAGGTGGTGGAGATGATAGAGGATAGGTATAGCTACGCTTTATATATGACAGAGGAATATGACTGATTACATTTTTTGTAAAAATATCTCTTGTTTGTTTGTAGTTTCAAAATAAGGTCTTATATTTGCGGTGTCTATCCGTTGCTAGACCAGAAGAAGATATTAATATCGCTTAGGCGTAGGCGATAAATGAGAGCTATCAGTGGAGTAACGGACGCTGGTGGCTCTCGTTGTTTTATATTATGAACAAAGATCATATTTTGGGGTTGTATAATGATTTAAGTCATTTTTGCCAAACAGGGAAATTGAAACAAGCTGATTATTCAGGTTATTCTAGAGAGTTAGAGATTATTGTTAAAAATTTTTCGAGCGATTGTGATCGTTCAAAAAACGACAATGTGTTTATTGTTAAGGATTGCAGAATAACTTTGAATGATAGCGATTACAGCAATTTCCTTTATATGGCGCTAATAACGTTATTCGGTAGAAGTGATTTTGATCTTGATTATGCCTTGAAGTTATATAATTATTTTATACTTGCAGCCATAGAACGACAAGATGAACTATATGATGCGGGTTATGATGAGTATATAATTGATAGAATGTGTTTAGATCATGTTTTTAATGGTGTTGTATATAATATCATTATATCAAATACAAATAAGGATGTTGATGATATTCATTTGACTATATCTAATGATCTGAAAGTAAATAACGCTATACCTATGTTGATGTCCAAGATAAGACCATATTCGACAGAATATGATTTTTATGGTTTGTATGATTCTATAATAGGATATACTTATTTTCTAAAAAATAAAAAGAACTATGGATTAAGAAATAGTGGACTGTTGCGTACCTATATAGGAGTAGATATTAGTAATGGTCTTGTAAAAATTGGTAAGTCTAAGGATTTATACACTAGGGAGAGTTGTTTAAGGGTGAGTAATATCTATTTTTATATGATTGCATATGTAGATATGGATATAGAGCGTGAGCTGCATATTAAATATAGTGTATATAATGTTGATAGAGAGTGGTTTCATTTGAATAAAAAGCAGGTTAAGGAAATTATAAGCAAATATAATTTTAGAATTATAGAATCAAATGTTAAATATATTGACAATATATATGATATTTGATGAATAATGAATTTCATTTTTTTTGTTATTTAGGATTGAGCTTTTGCCTGTTCGTGAGGATCGGCAAAAAGATTTGCACTTTTCGGAGAAACATAAGGTTTGTTATTATGTTGTTATTTAGTATCCCGTCCGCTCGTGAGAGTAGGCGGGATTTTATATCTTTGTGTCAAAACGATTTAGTAATGGGACGATCTTGTTATGTAATAAAAAATAAGGAGGATAGGGTAGATAATGTCCTTGCCCCTAATAACCAACCATCCGGATTATACCAAAGGGCGATGGAGGTGCTGGGCGACCAGAAGCAGGCCTTATCGGTCTGGGGTACGGCCTACTCCCCCGACTTCGTGTCTTTCTTTGGCGATTGGATGTCCATGCCATCAGAATATGATCTGGATAGTAATGGGGAACCTAGGTATGATGATGTTATGTCATTTATCAAGCGAAAGAACTATTTCGCCGGCAATTTCATGGCCGATGAGGTTAAGGATATTAATAATACTCTTACTTCCTTGGGTGTTGATAATATCAATGATCTTAATGATATGATCGTATCTAACTTCCTTTCCGGCGGTGATATATTCCTCAATAGGTACAATCTTGAGCGATCTGGGATGTATGACGCTGATGAGATTGATAATATCATGACTAACCGATCGGAGTATGAGCGGGTAAGGGATATGATGAGGAGGATTGTCGATTTTATGTCTGAGGGGAATCTTAATGAGAAGGATATGTATTTCCTGTCCTCCGAGTCAGGCCTTGGTGATGATTATATGATATATGAGGATACATATGACTCGTTAGGGAAGAGAAGGGGCTTGAATCCAATAGAGGTAAGGGATACGATCATGAGGGCGGTAGGCGGTATCAGTGACCGCCGGGAGTTCGATCAGGCTTTCGCCTCCATCCCATACCCTTCCTTGGCACTCCGGTATCAGGAGGATCAGGATTACGCAGATCGGATGTATGATACGTATCGTAATATGACCCGTATGGAGGTTCGGAGTCAGGACGGAAATACGATTACCGACTCGTACTTCAATAGTACCACACCGTATATCAGTATGCCTAAGGATATGAAGGGTCTAAGGGATAAGGTTGGGGAGATAATCGATATGGATGATTTTAAGGACATCAAGGACGTTGCCGGACGTCTGCATGACATAGCCATGGATCTTGCCGACATGGGCGTGGATATAAGCGAGGCGATCAGCGATGAGATGGTCATATCCAGACCGGAGGATATCCGTGATCTTATGGCATCGCTGGATGTCATGTTATCTTCCATACAGGCCGGCAATCTGGTATACGATAGCTTTATCTCCGATCTTGATAGGATAACAGGAAAAGGGAACCCGATATACGAGGTTCAGGATACTTATTCTACTGGGGATAGGATGGTGTATGTAAGGTCCGGGAATACATCCCCTTCCGATATGTATGATAGGAGCATGTTGTATATGGGTAGGAATACGTACCATAACACGGCTCCGATAACCGACACCGATCAGGCTTATGAGATGTTGGCCAATATCGGGATAGAGCGACCCTCGTACTTGTCGGCTGGCGTGGTCCCCGCCGGGGCTTCCCGTTCCGATATTGGCGTGGTCAAGGATAACATAAAGAAGCTGGTTATGTCCAACATCTCATCCTTGAATACCGAGAACATGATCCTTACCAGATTGATATACCAGCATCCCGTAACCCCTAAGATGGATGATGTCGATATTGATCGGGAGTTCAGGAGATACGAGGCTAGGCAGGGAAAGGATCGGGATTTTATCAAATCCTGTACATCGTTGAGGAAGATCCAGATCAAGGAAAGGTTAAAAAAATCGGATTTATATAATAATGTCTTACGTTTCCTTGATTTTAATGGATTTTATAATGTATCTTTGAACCACCATGACAGAGGTACGTTAAAAAGCATGGAGATGTCGTTGCCGGAAGGTCAGGTAAGGGATCTTCTGTTTGACGTGGCTATCGAGTCCGGTGACAGTAGCATGAGAAACCTTTTCTATCTGAATAGTCAGGATAGGATGATGGATGCCGGGTTTTACAGGTATCTGTACCAAAGGAATCCGGGCCTGCTCCGGGAGGTCAACGGCGGCGTCGAGGTGAGACCGGACGGTTCGTTCTTGGCTCGTGGGAGGTATGATGATTTCGTGTCATTCCAATCCGGTTTATATGAGAAGGTAGGTGAGACGGTTGATGGTGCGATATACAGGTTCGTTGATGATCTTATATACTCCGATCCATCATCATATCAAGAAAACATGGTACGAAGGATGGGTGACGTTACGGTAAGGAGTGACGATAACCGCCTGTCAAGGATAGAGGATAATCCCTCATCCAGTAAGATAGTTAATGAATACACTGCTAATACAAATAAGTTGATGCGAGATTTTTCGTGTAGTTAATCTCTCTTTGACGTCGTGAGACGTTTTCTTTCGAGCATTGAAACATTGGATTTTATAGATTTGCGATGAATCCGGGTCGTAGTGATACGCTCCGGATTTTTTTGTCTTGTATCGGTTCTTATTAATCCCATTTACAAGACATGACGTACTTTGATGATGACACATATCGCGATTTTAGGGCTGTTAATTTTTGAACTTTGTAACGCCCGCCATCAGGTGGGGTTATTATTAATTCAAAAATAAATAGACATGGGTACAAGTGGAGACAAAATCGTTTTGTTAGACGGTATGGGTTCCGGTAGTGGAAGCGCCACTAACGGTTTATTATCTATGATTCCGGGGATGTTCGCCAACTTAATAGGCGGAAATAAGATGGATCCGAACTTGGTAGCGGCTTTGATGAACGGTCGTAACAACCAAGACGGTTTCGGCGGGGCTAACGGTTGGTGGTTGTGGATCATCGTCCTGTTCTGGTTATGGGGTGGCCGTGGCTTTGGCAATGGTTTTGGCAATGGTAATGAGTGTTGCGCTAATGGTCTTCCAGCTCAATTGAATAACGACTATGGTCGTGAGTTACTGATGCAGGCTATCCAAGGTAACAGAAGCGCTATCGATCAGATCGCTAACGCCTTGAACTGTACTACCACTCAATTGCAAAGCGCTATCTGTAACGTACAAGGCGCTATCGATAAGGTAGCTGGTCAGGTAGGTATGACCTCTCAGGCTGTTATTAACGCCGTACAGCAACAAGGTTGTGAGATCGGTAATCAAATTAGCTCTTGCTGCTGCAATTTGAGTTCTTTGATCAACCAAAGCACGTGCGCTACTCAAAATATGATAACGCAGCAAGGCTTTGACAATCAATTACGGACGTTAGAGCAAACCAATGTTCTTCAGAGTAACATCAACCAAGGATTGACAAACAATCGTGAGCAGGCTACTACGCAGTTCAATATCTTGAGCGCTAAGATTGATGCTCAAACAACCTTGATTAATGATAAATTCTGTCAATTGGAAATGCGTGAGATGCAGAATACGATCAATCAGTTGCGTGATGAAAGGTCGGCTTACCAAGCCTCCGCGTTGACTCAGCAACAGACTCAGAATTTGATCAACCAGTTGAGACCTACCCCTGTGCCGGCTTATCCTTCATGCTCTCCTTACCAGACTTATGGATGGGGTCAAGCATTTTATGGAGGTAATTACGGATGTGGGTGCAACAATGGATGCTGCAACAACGGAAACGCTGCTATTTAACTCTATAAAGGAAGGAGGCTATTATGGCTTGTGTTTCTAAAATAGGGTCTCTTTATGAGTTGGTCACGAAGAACGTGGTAGTGACTACTACCAACACCATCTTCGGCATCAACCCAAGGATATGGCTGTCCTTGCCATGCGAGGGCCTTCTGCTGCTGAAAATCCGGCAGGTGGTTCCGACAACAGGCGAGACATTGCCAGTGCAGATAGCTATTCCAGCGAACAGCACCGTATCCACGGTAGGTGATGACACATGCTGCCCGGTAACCGGCGTGGCTGTGGTGAATCCGATCAACGTGGCTGTGACCGGAGCGGCTATGGTTAACAACACCGAACGCCTTGTTTATTTCAACAAGGTAAGGGGTGTATTGAGGCTCATGGATTGCTGTGTGCCTACAACTTCCGCCTCGGCGTCGGAGACGACTGTTGATGAGGGATAGGTTAGATTGGATGTCTAATGGGAGGGTATTCCCTCCCGCTTAAAAATCGAGATATGTTTAGAGACTTAAAGAAAGGATTTCAAGTATATACGCTGGATACGTCCGATGTTCCGGTGTTCAGGATGGGGAATGTGGTTAACGTGTCCGAGCCTAGGTTCCAGCAACCCCAGATGGGTCAGATGGGGCAATATCAGCAACTACAGGATAGGGTGATAGACCTTACCGTGGAGATAAACGGGTCTTCCATGACCTATGTCGTACCGGAGAGCAGGGATGTCGCTATGTCCAATAACATAACTTTGGCCTGCTCGGTCGATCCGATCATGAACCAGCTTAACGCCGCTAAGAGAACCAGCTCCGATATTCTCGATAGTATCGATAAGCATAGGAGGACACTAGAGGCTTGTGATTCGATCCTTGAGGAAATCAATCCGGCTTTTAAGCAGACTAAGGATCAAGACCGGAAGATCAAGAATCTTGAGGAGAAAGTCGATAGGATGGGATCCTCTTTCGATGAGCTAAAAGAGTTGTTAATTAAAAAATTAGGTTAAGATGAGAGTTATAGATTTAGGCGGCGGTCACGAAGAGGACTACAATGACGAGATCTACGATCGTAGAGGCGGCCGTGGACGTAGCAGACGTTCGGATGGGACTTACATGGGTTATGGTGGTGGAATATACGACCACTATGGCAAGGAGCATGACGGCAGAATGGATGAGCTAGAACGCCGTGAGCGTGATCTTGAAAGACGCGAGAGGGAGCTGGAACGTGACGAGCGTGAGCTTGAGAAACGCGAGAGACTCCATGAACGTGAGGACGAGATGTATCGCAGGGGATGGTTCGGTGAGCGTGGCATCCGTGACGAGTTCGATGGTACCGAGCCGTATATGCGCAGGGGACGCAGGAGTCGTTACTACTGAGGAGCAGACGCCGATGACCCGGATTATAAGCGGTATATAGACACCCATGGATATCACTTTTCCAAGGAGCTGGCTAGGGAAGCCGCTGACAAGATGCTTAACGCCGACGGGTCCAAGAGAAGATGGACGATGGAGGACGCTAAGCAGATGTTCGATAAATGCGGGGCCAAGAAACCTGATAACGCCACTTGGGGAGATATCCAATACCTGTTCGCTATGTTCTATAGCGACTACTTTCCTAAGGTATTGGATTGCGACCAGAAAATAGTCAAGGCTGTCTTGGCTTATCTGGAAGACCCTGACGCCCCGGAAGGGACGGCGTTCGTAAGGTATCTGGCGGTGCGGTGCTTCGTCGGTGACACAATCAAATGGAGTGATATGATTTAGTTTGATACAACGTTGGAGAACCCTGTCGGCAATAGAATACCGATAGGGTTTCTTTTTGACCGTAGCCTTATTATGATTACATTTGTTCGAGGTAGATCTTTTGTTCATAGGAAGGGTGGGCGGGAATGAAAAAAGGCATCCTCACGGACACCCTTCCCCTTTGGTTGAAAATCACTTAAAACATTATGAGTTACTACACTGCAAATATAGATAAATAAACATAAATAGCAATGGCTAAAGGACATTATTGGATAGAGCCTGTGGATCAGACGTTAAACGATTTTCAGTTTTATAAGGCCCGTATCGTAGGCGATCCTGAATATGACGAGAAACATCATCGAGTTATATTGAGGACTGATAAGTATTTCCCCGTTGGGAGTATCTTTCATGTCCTTAATGATAAGGAGATGTTTGTTATTGAACGGAAATTCAAAATCTGGGGCAATAAATATGTCATAAGACCTTGTGAGGGTGAATGGGAATGGGAGTCTGTTCAGAAACTTAAAGACAAGGCTATTATATTCCGTGCCGGGTTCCTGCATGGGAACGGCAGCTTCTAACACCTGCCCGTATCTACCCCCCCCCTCGATTTCTTGGTGTTTATGTATATAGTTATATTTGAGCAAAAAATAAGTTTGATATGGAAGATTTTCAAGGTAAATACAATGGCAAGCAGATAGAGCAGCTTTTGGATAAGGCTAATGATATTGATCTTACCAAATATGCTCTTAAGACGGATAATGCCCCTACCGCCACGAAATTACAGGCGGCTAGGACCATAGCGCTGTCCGGGGCTGTTACCGGTAGTGTTTCATCGGACTTCGGAAGCAACGTAACTATCTCCACGACATTGGCTAATTTTGATGCCTCTAAGATCGCGTCCGGAACCATCAGTATAGATAGGTTGCCTAAGGCGGCTTTGGAGAGATTGATCGTGGTAGCTGACGATACGGCCAGATTTGCCCTTACCACCGCTACGGCTCAAAGTGGTGATACGGTAAAGGTAACGTCTACAGGTAAGATGTATCTGATAAAAGACGAGTCTAAATTAAGCAGTGAGGATGGATATGAGCCTTACACGGCCGGTCAGGCTTCCTCCGTGCCTTGGTCCGGGGTTACGGGCAAACCAAGTACCTTCACCCCTCCCACGTCCTCCGCTACCGTTCTTGGCGGTATTAAGGTAGGATATACGACTTCCGGGAAGAACTATAAGGTGCAACTGGATTCGTCCGGCAACGCTTACGTCAATGTCCCATGGACAGATAATAATACCACGTACAATCAAGCCACGGCTGATACTTTAGGATTGGTTAAGATCGGTTACGATACTAGTGGCAAGAATTACGCCGTGGTGTTAGACGGTAATGGGAAGATGTATGTAAATGTTCCTTGGACTGATAATAACACGACTTATGCTCAAGCCACGAGCGATAAGTTGGGTCTTGTTAAGATCGGATACTCTGCAACTGGGAAGAACTATCCCGTTGTTCTTGACGGTAGTGGTAAGATGTATGTGAATGTTCCGTGGACGGACACCAACACCACATATTCCAATATGGGGGCGGCTACTTCCTCTGCCGCAGGAAAGGCCGGTTTGGTCCCTGCTCCTGCCGCCGGAGCGCAAGGTAAGTATCTTCGTGGTGATGGAACGTGGCAGACACCTCCTAACACTACATATAGCAACATGGGCGGAGCGACGTCCTCAGCCGCAGGATCGGCGGGATTGGTACCAGCGCCGGCTGCCGGCAAGCAAGCGTCGTTTTTGCGTGGTGATGGCACATGGGTGGTTCCGACAAATACCACATACGCTAAGGCTAATACCACGACCTTAGGATTGGTGATGATCGGATATGCGGAGAATGGCAAGAATTATCCGGTGGAGCTGGATGGTAGTGGGAAGATGTTCGTCAACGTGCCTTGGACGGATACTAATACAACGTATGGTGTTGTGGGAGCTAATGGATCAACAGGTCTTGTAAAGAACGGAAGTACCGTGACAAGCGCTTCTGGCTATATCGCCTGTCCTATTGTCAGTGGTGTCCCTTATTATAAAGACACTAATACCACTTACGCCAATATGAAGGCAGCTACGGCTTCCGCCGCCGGTGCTGCGGGATTGGTTCCGGCTCCCGCTGCGGGCAAACAGACATCCTTCCTTCGTGGCGATGGTACATGGGTCGTACCTACCAATACCACATACGGATTGGCCTCTACTACAGCCAACGGCTTATTGAGACAGCTTAATGGTAGCACCTCTAATTTTATGCGTGGAGATGGTACATGGGCTACCCCTCCTAACACGACATATGCCGTAGCCAACGAGTCCACTAACGGTTTGATGGCGGCCGCCGATAAGAAGACCATGAATAGGCTTATAGGAGTTAATACGGTCACGACATTAGCTAACCTGCCTATTAGCAAGAGAAGTATCACGGCTACGTTATCAGCCGCTACCACCCTATCCGTGCAGTCAGGGATGCAGATAGGGGAGGAGCTGATGATCAGGTGCGTCCCGTCGGCGGCCTTCACGCAGGCTATACCCAACTCCGGGGATTATGTCAGCATGAGCGGAACTTCTATATCCACTACGGCCAACAAGCCTTTCGAGATAAATATCTGGTGTTACGCTTCAGGTAAGTATAGCATCGCCGTTAAAGAACAAGATTAAAGAACAGATTATGGCATATACATATATAAACAGGGAAATATATCCCAATCAATTAGTTCAGGACGATCCGCTTGATGATAATTACGCCAAGGGCTATAGTTATGATGATTACATTAACGGGAATCCCGCCCCATGGATAGAGCTTGGGGAGGAGCAATTGGCGTTCAAGGAGGCCAATCCTAAAGCTACGGTTAAGGAAATTATCGAGGCTAAATTGGATGACTCAAGGCTTCTTAATGAGGAGAAATCGGCTAAGTATGAGGAGATCAGGACTTATGAGAATAATAATCTTCATGAGTTTTTCTTGGATGACCAAAATATCTATATCCCTGAATATGATAGGAATAACGCTTTGTCTGATGGGGCTATAGCTGGTAAGATAACGATCATAGGTCTGGAGTTTGATATGACGGAAGGCAAGATCTTGATCGGGATGATGGATAAGTATGATAATGACCTGATGTCGGCGTTAGGAGTCAAACAGAGGGAAGTAAGCTTAGCCACTACCGTAGAGCAGGTGAGGGCTATTGACGCTCAGTCCGGCTATCCAAATAAGGTAAATATCACCATGACTTATGTCCGGCAACAGGCAAAGGAGAAAGATGCCTCCGATCCTCAGAAAGTGGCTGTCAGATTCTCCAGAATGGTGGTTAATAACAAGGCTATATCTTTATCCCCTAACGAGAAATTGGATGTTAAGGTCCTATTCCCTATATGGGGACAAGAGGGAGCGGAGTTCGGGTTGTCGGTGGATGCCGGATTCTGCCTCAGGGTGGTTAAGGACGATACGGATATCCTTTATGAGGTTATTCAACAACATACATTATCAAAGGAATGGGAACCCGGATTGGATACGGCTTCCTTATACAAGGTCATTGATAAGGAGCATGCCGGGACCATAGGGGATCCTATCCCGTATTTCCCTCCAATGGAGATATTCAAGGATAAGTATTATATCCAGAACGCTGATGTATATAAGTGTACTAGGGATAGCGGAACTCCTCTTAGTCATAATCTAAAGGACTTGATCGGGTTGTATGTTGAGGTTGTACAGGGCTAGTCGTATCTACCCCCCCTATATTTGGCTTGTGATATGATACAAGTTATTTTTGGCATAATAAAATGACATTTGTAAATATATTTAAGTATGGCATCACAAAAATTTGGTTTCGTAACCGTCGACCCGGTATCAGGATCAGGAGATCAGGCGGTTAATTTCTCCGGTGAGAAACACACCGGTCGTCTTCAACGCACTATCAACCTTACGGTCACCACGAACGGCGGGGCTAAGAAGGCGTTGGTAGTTAATCAGGCAGCGGCTGCTGAGGTGGTAAGATCAGACAGCCCTAACGCTTCCGTGCAAAAGACAGGCGGTAATGTTACCATCACCGGTAAGTCTAACAGTACTAAGCTTACGTTCGCGGTCACGCCGGCTGAGGATAACGGGCTTACGTTACAGCTCCCGGCTAACTACACGGCGGCTGGAAAGACTACGGCTAACGGAGCGGTTATCGCCGACGATCCCGGAGCCGCTGGCGAGTTCGTTTGGAGCATCACGATCTCGGACGTACCGGCCAACGTCACGATCGAGGAACTGACAGCTACATTGAAAGTAACCGCCGCTGGTGGCCAGACAGCCAACGTGACGGTAACGCAAGCCGCTGGAGACTCTACTATCGAGCTTGACAAGGAGACTATTAACTTGGATGTAAATGGTACTCAACAGACGGTTAACGTAACATCTAATGACAGCTGGACATGGGCGCAAGCTGCGGCTAGAACCGTATTGAGAATGATGGGACGATAATCAGTTTCTTTTCGCTTACTCAGACCCCGATCGACTTAAGCCGGTTGGGGTTCTCTTGTTTTATTATCTTTGTGAGTAGAAGATAACTAAAGGATATAATTATGAGTGATTTGAATGTTAATTGGAAGGACGGGGTAGGCGAGGTAACGGACCAGCCTCTGACCGTCAGCCCGGGGTCCGGGACCGGTAACGCCCCCGTTTCCTTTGGCTCGGTGATGAACAAAGGCCTTGACCGTACCCTTGAGTTGGAGATAACAACCCCCAAAGGCGTTAAGAAGACGCTTACGGTGAATCAGGAGGGATGTAGGCAAGCTTATATCACGAGCGACGGGAAACGGTGGTTAACCAGCGACAACCGGGTGTATGGGGTGTTGAAAGGTGATGCGCCGTGCCAATGCTTTGATACCGGTATGCGTGGAGTGGCTAGATTTAGGATAGATGACAAAAAACAGATTTCTGTTATAGATTCTTGTGGCGATAGCTCATGGATTAAGGGACGAAGGTGCCTGGTTAAGAAAACGGACGCTGGGGTCGCCATATGCTATCTGGATGAAAATAATTCGGAATTGTTCCATGACGGTAAGACCCAAGCCAAGCTTGACGGTACCATGGGTCAGTGGATGACAGATATACCTAGTTATAGGTATAGCTATACTGGATTCAAACATGATAATAATTATGATATTATCAATTATATTACATTAACCCATAACGATGTCGATGACAATATCACCAAATGGGGAAATAAGGGGCTATTCAGGAGATGTTTGGTAGGCGTAACAGAGGCGGTTGTTGTCAATAGTAAATTGTGGAGTCGCAAAACAGGAGATGAATATTCTACGGGAAATTTAGAATCACGTTTATTTCATGATTACGCTACGGCGTTAGGTGCAGGATTTGATATTATTGATTATGAGACACATTGCAAGATAGCTCATTTATTCTACGCAAAATACGCTGATAGAAACCCTCAAGGGATGGATCGTTTTGGGACTGGAGAAGACTCGTTTGATAGAATTATTGGTACCACATCCTCGCTAGGGAATAATGACGGAAAAACTTCCACCCAAATCAGTTTCTTGGGCATAGAAGATTTTTATGGAGGGAAGAGTGAGTTTATGGGAGGAATAGGATTTTATGGTGAAGATGTATATATATATGATGGGTTTAACCCATATAAACCTCCTACTGTTGATTATCGTGTAGTGTATTCAGGAATGTATAAAGAAAGTGGAGGTATATATAAAGTAGTATGGGGGGAGCATGGCGATATGATTCCTAAAGTCATTGATATATTTTCTAGTAACTTTCATTATTGTGACTTTGGATATATTGACGGTTCAAATGGACGCTGGCAGGGAGTTACTCGGTCTGGTTATGGAGCGAGCCTTTACAACGGAGTCGCTTTTTTCTCAGATGGAGGATCTTGGGCACACAAAGGGACTCGTATCCAGTACAGAGGAACTATGCAAGTTATAGATGATCCAGCTGATTTCATAACAATGCCGATAGGTTTTTGATTCATGGTTTTGTTTTTACAAAATTTGTAATTACATTTGTGGCGCATGTCCATCACCATGCTTTTCGTCGCTAATTTATTATAAGGGATACCGGTCTGTGATGGGATCGGCATCCCTCTATTTTTTAATATGGATAAGATAGATGTTTTCGATGTTCAGATTCCTGATGGGAGACAAATCAGTTGTATATCGTATAATAAGGTTACTTATTTTGATCTTGACGATATATGTAAGTTATGTTTTGACTCATATGACCTACATGATGTGGCTGACACTAAGGTAATGAGTGAGTTCCTGCACCGTGAGGGTGGTCGTTATTGGACTACGATAGATGGCGTAAGGCAGTTGTATCGTAGGATTGAGTGCAAGATGTGTTTTGAGGTTATAGAAAAATTAAAAAAATTATGAGAGAGCAGGAATTTGATTTTGTGGTATATCCGTTGAAGTTGATTATCACGGTAGGATTGGATTACGAGACGTTATGTAACCGTTTCGAGAACATGGAGCCGGATCATAAGGGAGAATGGGGTGATAAGGATGATATGGATAAGGAAGCGTCTTTCGTGAATCTGGTAAGGGATAGGGACGATGATGGTAAATTCGCCATACTTTGGAATTTTTCAAGCGACGATGATATAATGATGAGAAATATATGTCATGAGTCGTTCCATATAGCCATGAGCGTGTGTCAGTTCTGTAATATGTCGCTTGGATTTAAGGTCGGGGAGGATGAACATGCGGCGTATATAGCCGGCTTCGCTGGTGATTGTGTTAGCGAGTTCATCAATAGTAAGAATACGGATTAAGCCATAAATTATATAAGGAACACAAGAATATCAGCCTCCGCTTATTTGTGGGGGCTTTTTGTTTATCTTTGTCAAAAACATGAAGTTATGTCGAGTTGCGTAATTAAAAGGAATAAGGAAGGTAAGATAACCCGTGTCTTGACCCCTTCCGGCGAGGTATCCACCTTGTTCGATAAGATAGCGGGTATAGCCGCCGTAAGTGACCTTAATAAGGCCGCTGAGGCTTATATGACTATTTATAACGATAAGTTCAGGTCTAAGTTCGGAGACTGGACGAGATCCGTGCCAAGAAATAAGGAGGCTGCCAGATCCATAAGCGCCAGACTTAGCGCCAGCGAGTGGGGGCAACTTATGTCAGCCAAGGTCCTGTCCGCCATAAGCGACATGGATGCCCCAGCGTTGGCCAGAAACCTTGGGAATAGCGACAGTGTCGTGGCTTATCTTACCTCCGGAGAGGTAGGTGATGTCAATGATATGGCTGTGGTAGATACATCCACGGTACAGGAGGTGGATCTGGATTCCATAAACGAGGATAATATTGGCGATACGATACTGAAAGAGGCGTCATGGGATGATATAAGGGCTATCAGGGAGAATATAGATATTAAGGAGACAGCCCGTATGTTATGGAAGGCCGTGGAAAGCGCTTTTACCGGTCAACGACCTAATATCAGGGTGAAGGGCGGAAATATAGATGGGGAGATCATATTTTCTGGTAATGTCTTGCCGTTAAATGATATTGAGAATTATACGCCTCCATCTTCAAGACTGGTATATGATTCCGGTGAGCCTCGCCTGTTCTTTAGATCGGATGACGGCAAGATACACGAATCTTACGCCAACGCCATAAAAGGCTCTTCCGGAGGGCGGGTCGAGGCCGGGTTCTTGGCCGGCAGTGTCGAGGAGAGCGACGTCCCGTCCGGTACGGCTGATATCTCCTTTGGCTCTTCCTCCATAACCCTTAATAATAACGAGTCGTTCATCCCTATCCTTGGTATTAGCTCAGACTCAGATATAAGTACTCGTGGAGGGTTTATTAATTACCTTATCAAGAAAGGCATGTTGAGCGGGGAACGTATAAGACTAGGGGATAGATATTATCTTACTGGCGCTGGCAATTCTGATGGTCTTAAGATCTATAACGCTATGGACGCCTTGTCTAGACTAAGGAACAGGTTTGGTAGTATGTCTTCTGAGATGAACGTATTAGGCTCCATCGGTTTTGATACGGAGGTAAATAACGATCTTGATCTTATCACGACATCAGGGGAGAAGGTTACGGTAAGCAGATCAGAGATCAAGGGCATGTTAAGACAAGGTAAGTTCGAGGAACTTAATAATAAGTATGATGGGTTCATGGAGCTAGCCTTGTCGTTGATGATGGAGGATAACGCCTTGTACGGAAGTAATGTCCGTGGGGTTATTGAGAATGAGAAGGCGGAGGATCTTCAGAACAGGACTGATATCACCAACATCTTATCCACGTTAGGTATCCGGGTGATGGGTATGTCTGAGTATATGGATAAGTATAAGATGCGTAATGGTGTCGAGCCTTCGGCTAGGGCATTGTCCGATATGGCCAATGGGGTTATCGCCTTGGCTGAGGGAGCTACGGTAGAGGATCTTAATGAGGAGGTGGCTCATTTCTTGATCGATACTTACCGTAACCAACAGGAGATTGACGAGGTTCTGGACTCTGTTGTCGGCACGCCATTATGGAATCAATTCGCCGGTCGTTACTATGAGGTGTATGGGAAGGAATACCAAGGGGAGGAACTGGATCGGATGGTGAAGCGGGAGATCCTAGGCAAGACGTTGGCCCAGCGGTTCGTGCCGGGCATGGAACAGGCGGTGGAGGATCTGGCCTCGTCCGAGGACGCCCAGCTCTCCTTGTTTGGCAGGATAATCCGGGCTATACGGAATTTCTTCTCTACTCAAAGATCAGACTTGAATAAGGTTCTTGATAGGATAAAGGAGTCGGCGTTAGCGGATGATCCCAGCGCTTTTGACGTGCTTCTGTTGAAAGACAATGATCATCTCATGTACTCATTATCGGATGTTGACGTGGCTAATAAGTTGATCAGGAACGGAAGATCATTAGAAAGGTTGTACGCTAGATTACAGAGAATGAGGTCAAGCCAAAGCCAGAGGATTGGCGAGAGTATCACTCTCCTTCGTGATATAGGCGAGAAGGTAAGGCAGGTTGGAGGTGAGCTTAGCAAAAACAACAATCTATTATCCACTAAAAGTGTTATAGCTACCGCCAAGGCCGAGGTGGAGTATTTAGTCACCGTAGCCAATAGCTTGCGTAAGAGTGATAAAGGATTGGATTACGAGACGATACAGGTTATCGATAACGTATACGGAGAGATAGTTCCGTTGATCAGGAATCTGCGCGGATTCGTCAATAATCAGGCGGCGGATTATTATGGCAACGATAAGGTTGGTATGGTAGAGGATATGGATGATATATTACGGATGGCGGAGACATCCATGTCCGATATAAACGCCCTTCGTAGTGATCGTAACGAGGATTGGCTGGATGGACAGCTTCGGATGTTTAATATTCCGGAAAGATTCTGGAATGGGATAAAGAAGTTGATAAATAACATCCATAAGGATATCAATGTCATGTCCCGGTTTTTCGGGACGTTAGAACATAGCGGGAACGCTATCTTAGGCATGTTAGGGCAACGTCTTGCCAAGGCTTATAACGATGCTCATGTTGAGGGCGTGGCTAATATCAATAAGATGACCAAGATGATGAAAGAGCGTGGATGGGGGATAAAGGATAATGAGGACCTTATACAGAAGATAAATGGTAAGAACTCCGATTACCTTGACTCGTCCCGTGATTTTGCCAAATACGATTTACTACACAGGACCGAGCAGGCGAAAGCTATTATTGATATATATGACCTTAAGAAGGTCACGGGTAAGACCGAGAAACAGCTTATCGACCTTCTTCTATCTGATAGAGGTCTTAAGGTGAAGACCCGTGATGACATCGTAGGATATGACGGAGATAAGCCTATCACTAAGGAGGTATATCATGTGTTCAAGCCAAGCATCCAGAATTTTGATATCTCAGCCATGACATTTGAGGATCAGCAACGATATCTGGATACGATAAATAGGTGGTTGGATGAGAATCGTGAGAAACCTATGGTGCAGGCTTATTATGATAAGATCGAGAAAGTAAATAAGAAGGTCGAGGAAAGACTTGGTCGGAGGGTATCGCAAGCCACGTCCGATTTCATGACCCGTATCCGCAGGAGCAGGTATGTGGCTATGGATAAGTTCGTGAGGAACGGGAAGGTCGATTGGAAGGCGTTTCGATCCGATCCTATAGCTTGGAGATCTTATCTGGATATCTTACGTGATAGGGCTATAGCCAAGAGCGAGTGGTATTCCGATGGGACACCAAAGGAAGAGGGATCCGAGGCTCTGATGATGTCCGAGGAGATCAAGGCATGGGACGAGGCGTGGGCCGAGGAGTTCGGGAATACCAACGAGGGTCGTAAGGCTTCCGCCGAGTTCAAGGAGATACTTCGTGGGATAGAGCGGTCCGAGGGCGGCAAGGCTGCGTTTGAGTTCCTGCTAGCTGGCGGTTATCTTGGCTTCTCCAAGGATATGTGGGGATCCGAGGAGGGTGATTATTACGAGAATCTGGTTGATAAGATCACGGAGCAATCTGTATCATCATCAAGGATAGAGAAGGTAGAGGAGGCGATGGCGACAATAAACGAGATCAATGACCAGCTAAGGCCCTTGCTTATCCAGTACCGGGATAGCACGAGATACGGGGAATATGATTTCGATAGGTTACGTGGATCCGCCTCATTAAGAAAGATAAACGAGTTATATGATCGTCTGGCTGAGGCTAAGAGCGTTATTAACGCCGCCGCTTCCGCTGAGACTATTGAGATGGATATGCCTGATACGGTGGAGAGTGGAGTCACGGATTCTTACCGTAACGCTCTAAGGGACGCCATGGCGTACGACAATGGCATGGATGAAATTAAATTCGCCAAGGAACATATGTCTGCCCGCTCCCGGAGTCAGGTGGATAGGATGGCCGCCAAGTTATCTCGGAAAAACCCGTCATGGACGACCGTGGAGGTATCGTTTTTGAGAAGGAAATACGGTCCTGACTTCAATAATAAGCTAGCTAACGACATAGCGATGGGTAAGACTGATAAGATCCTTGTCGAGTACGCCAGAACCCGGTTGTATCCTTATATGAGGAAATATTCTCCCAAAGGGTATTCTGATTTTGTCAGGAAGATAAATAACGGTACGTATAAGGTGTCGGATTTTTTTGACGCCATGGAAAGCGGTATATCCAAGGAAGAAAGCATGTCCCGTTTCGGCTTTGATATTAATATGATTGACTTATCGATCAACAACCAATGGTTGGACGAGGCTGATTCCGAGAGTTCTTTCCGGAATCCTAATTATAATCCCGATCTAGGTTATGGATATCATACGCCTAGATTTGATAAGTACAAGAATGAGGCTTTCTTCAAGAAATACGGTATTACCAACGAGGGGGAGGAAGCTACGATCAATAAGGATAAGTGGGAGATGAGGAAGGAGCTGCTTAACATAAGCCGTAAGGCTATGGAGGATTATGATGAGCGATTCCGGAACATCTACCAAATACCACAGATATCCAAGGGCGGCGTGGAGAGGATGGTGCAGGCCGGTATCGATCCCAAGGCGGCCATCGGCAACGCCGTACGTGATATTGTTGGCGAGAGGGTGGATGACCCTATACATGGTCAAGGACAAGACCTTGGAGGCCTTGACGAGAATGACAACACGTATCGTATGATCCCCAAGTACTATCTGAGTAAGCTAGAGAATGCCGATGACGTATCTCATGATTTCGCGTACTCCTATTCCATGTTATCCTTACAAGCGGCCGCTTACAAGCATAAGAGAGCGGCTTTGGATGATGTTATGGGATATAGGAATATGATGCTTGAGACACAATATGATGGGGGAAAGAATCCGGAAGCCACTCATGCCTACAGGATGTTTCAGGACTGGGTTAACGCCAGTATCTATGACGTTAGGATAAACAATAAGCGGACTGAATGGAATATAGGCAATTATAAGGTCGATCTTAATAAGCTGGCCCTTATGTTTACCAAATTTGTGTCCAAATCCAACTTAGGCTTCTCCCCGTTCGTGGCGGCTACCGGTGCCCTTACCGGGCAGGCCAACTTCCTTTTGGAAGGTATGGTAGGACAGTACATAAGCAAGGACTCCATGAAATACGCTTATGGAGAAGCTCAGAAACAGTTAAGTACGTACGTGTCTGAGATCGGGGACATAAATCGTACCAATAAGTTATATGTTGTCGGTGAGGCCCTAGGCGTATTCAACGTTCGTAACCGTGTAAGATCGGCGGCATATAACAAGATCTGGAGAACCTTATTCCGGGACCTGCCGTTTAAGATGATGGAGGTTTTGAACTCTCCTTTGGATCCGCAGGTTATTATCTCGGTGATGGATGACACCCGCCTGTATGAGGGTCAGTTTTGGTCATACTCCAATTTCAAGGAGATGATGATGAAGGACAGGAATATGTCCGCCAACGAGGCTAAACGCGATTGGGAGCGTTTAAGGGATTATTCTATGTGGAACATGGTAGATGTCAAGGACGGAAAGATCGTGGCTAAGAACGAGGCTAACAAGGATATTATAGACAGATACATACCCACCTTGTCCAGTAGGGTCAGGAGCATGGTGCAGATCTGTGACGGCGCCTTGAACGAGCAGAACCGGGTGGGGGCTAGCCGGAGCGCTATCCTTAACATGGTGCTACCTCATCGTGGATGGTTTATATTGGCCGTGCAGCGGGCGTATAAGAAAGCCGGTTTCAATTTTCAGACCAACCAATTCGAGGAAGGATATATGAGGACATTATGGCGATTGGCTGGGAATGTTTATGGCTCAATGTCCGAGGGTCGTATGGGAGAGGTGTATGACGTGCTTAAAGAGGAATATGACAAGCTTACACCTTATGAGCAGGTTAATATCAAGAGATCTATTATCAATATGGCGGTATTCGCCACGATGATGGCCATAGGAAGGGCCTTGATGGGATATAGGGAGGATAATGAGGATAGCTGGTTCGGGCAGTTCATTACCTATATCGGGTTCAGGACGATCAATGAGATCGCTTCCCAGACATCCCCGTTCATGGAGCTTAACGCCATAGATATGCTGCAAGATCCGCTGGTTACCGCCCGAAAGTTAGGCGATCTCACCGATCCTCGAAACTGGGATCCGTTCGCTACCGTCCAGACCGGCGTGTATAAGGGAGAGAGCAAGCTATGGAGGCAGCTCATGAAGTTCTCGTTTGGTAAGCAATGGTATAATATCAAGACGGCTAGGGATATTAAGCAGACATCCGACTACTGGCTGATGACCAACGGCATGACGATGGGATTCTTCTTAGGAGGCAGGGATAAGGATGAGTCCGGGGAGGACGCTAATTGGTATTTTGATAGAGGAAGATAGCTGATATAGTATGACAAGAAAAAATAGCCGATCAATTGTTTAAGACAATCAGATTGGCTATTTTTGTATTCCCATCTATCCATCTCGGACGGATGGGAATAGGTAATTATTTTATGAATACAAATGTAGATCTTTTTCATGATTCTACGAAGAACAGTAGTGGAATTTTGACGTCCGAATCCAACGAAATGGGATTGTCTACCATTTTTAATTACAATGGAAATAATGTAGCTTTTATTAAGACCAGTTATGGTATTCTTATTAATGCCACTGATATGGCTCGCCCATATAATAAGAGACCTGTTGACTATTTAAGGCAAATATATGTAAATGAATTAGTTAGTACAATTGTGAGCCAGACACACATATCTGAGGATCAATTAGTTATAAAAATGAGAGGAAGCTCTGAAAACGGAGGAGGAACATGGTTATATGAGGATGTGGCTATAGATTTCGCCCAATGGCTTGATGTTAAATTCAAGGTTTGGTGTAATTCTAAAATAAAGGAGCTTCTTACTACTGGTTTGGTGAAGCTGCCAAATTTTAATAATCCTCCGGAAGCAGCAAGAGCATGGGCTGATGAGTATGAGGCTAGGATGAAAGCTGAGAAGGAAGCTAGATTAGCTTTGGAGGCTAAGGAAAAGAGTGAGAAAGAAAAGAGAATGGTTCAAGCTGAATTAAATACAGCTATAGATACTATAAAGGAGAATGAACCGGTAATTGATATGTTTAAAAGGTCTATTCCAAGAGAAGGTGTCCTTATCCGTGAATCATCAAAGTATTTTGAGCAATTTGGTTATTATATCGGAATTAAGAACATGTATCCGTTATTACAGGAATTAAAATATGTTTTTAGGAATGAGAGAGGTAGGATAGAAGCATATCAGTCCGCTCGTAATTATGGATTAGTTACATATGGGTCTGATCCCGGTGATGAATACTGGGAGGCTAAAGCCATGACCGTCATGATAACATTGAAAGGATTTGTTAAGCTAGAGGAGTTGTCAAGGAAGAAAAGAGATGTTTTTAAGAGATATGGACATTTCTATGATAATGTATGAGTATTGTAAGGATAGAGGCTTATAACCTCTATCCTTATTCATATACTACTCGTCCCATTGCCCCTAATAGCTCTTTATCATCCTGCTCCTTCACCTCTACATAATAATATCCCTTGAAACAGAATTTCTTTTGATCGGGATCTGACAAGAACTTTTTATATTCCTCGAATCCTTCATCTGAAAGATGATAAGCTCTTTTTTTTGTTGAAGTAATTCATCTGATTCTAATATCTGTTTTTTAGTAGCCATAATATCTGTTTTTTGGATGTGGTATAAATGATTAATCTTTAGGAATAAACCCAACAGCCTTTTCGGTAGAAGCTCTTTGTTTTATAAAACATTCAGCTTCTTCCCATGAGGTTGCCCATATTTCACCGGCATACTTTTTGCCATTGATTTGATACTCTGTTACAAATTTCTTTTCTTCTTTTTTCATGTTTGTAATTTTTAAAAGTTAATAAAACTAAGGTTTTAGACAATGAGGCATTATATCCATTTTACGAAGTTTATTATCTTCTGTTTATAAAATTCAATGTCCACATGAAGAAGTCCCTCGATGACGGATTTAAGAGATATAGGATCGTCCTCCCACTTCAAGTCCCTACCTGTTAATCTACGGATAGTACCTTTTGGGAGTACGATCGCCGAATTATGATCCTCGACGGAAAAATACTCATCGTCATGCGCCGATCTCTCATCCGTCCATATCTCTCCTTGCCGAGCGGGGGCGTTGTTAAGAATAACCTCGTCACCGTTTTTTGTTCACGGCTAAAAATACTATTGTCTGTTCTCCTATTTTCATAAATTATAATTCTCTATTTTAATTTTTAGCATAAGACGGTCTTTAGGATTTATAGGGATTATACGCAAGTAATATATCCTCATCATCTACCCAACTCCCATTAAGGTTGCCGTTTGGATGAAAAATCATTTCAAACACCACGTCATTGGCAATTTGTTTTTGCTCATACAGCTTTACTAGGTTTGCGCTTTCGCTTACCATATCTATGTTTTGATATTTATATACCTCCACATAATAGTAGTAACCAAGTAGTTGTTTTATAGGAGTAAATCTATTGTCTTTATCGATACACTTCCATATATCATTCAGATATACCTTATTCTCCTTGAGATAAGCCATTTTATCATGGTTTCTCATTGCGCGCTCATCATAATCCATCGTCTCACGGAATATAACGTTGTCGATACAAAGGCTATTATAATAGTCAAGATAACGTATAATCCCGTCCATATCATTTATCCCCTCTTTCAGCAACAAGCAGCTCATGCGTGGACGCAGATTGTTGGCTTTAGCGAATATAGCTATACGGTAAATATCATCGTTGCTACAATATCCGTTCTCGTATTGCATAATGCGTTTATTTGTATCCTCATCAAAATGAGCTTTACTGATATTGAGATGCTGAAAATGATTATCCGCAATATGTTGCAGTATTGGTTTATTCTCTACGATATCAAACAGACCTGATCCGTTTGTAGTCAATGTTCTTTTCCTGTAGCCATATTTTTCGATAAGTCCCAGAATTGGCACGAGTCTTCTTGATTTTGTAGGCTCCCCTCCTGTGATTGATATTGAAGGATTAAGCGGTCTAAGTCTGTTAAGTATATCGTCAAGTCTGGACAGATACTCATCATCAGACGCTATCCTGCTTTTCTTATACATTTTCCCCTTGTTCTCGAACCTAAGCTGGGCAACACAGAATTTGCAATTGGCGTTGCAGTAATCGTCAGTAAAGATACTTAGGTTAACGTTCGAATACACCCTGCGCCTTTTCCCGTCAAAGTCAAAATCATTAAACGTATATTCGTCAACATTGAAGCATTCTTGCCTCTTCTCTCGTATATTTTGAAATTTCAATGCATTCATTTTATTATAATTTAGATTCATGTTTTGCCCTCTCTTCCAAATTATGTCCAAAACACTCGCCATCAGAAGCGTAACAACGCCATTCATCATACACGTCGTTTATCCTCAAAGGTGGAAGAGATTTGTCATTTTCAGCCCTGCCGTAGGAGTTAAATAGGTGGAAGCTTGATATGTCTATCATCTCTTGAGGTAGTTCGTCCTTAAGCGTATCTAGCTCCTTATCGGTATATCCTCTTACGTTTATGGCAAAATTCACATATGGTATAAACTCACAAGCCGAGATGATGTTCTTGAGATAATTGGCGAATTTAATGACAAACTTATGGTTGAATACCGTTTTAAGGTAGGTGTTGTAAGATAACTTCACGGTTATCCTCTTCTTGTTCCTTACCGCTATTTCGACGATCTTGTCGATATGCCTGTCGAGCATGAAGGCATTGGTGTCTATCACGACCTCTTCCACCTTTTCGAGCGTGGAGATATATTCCATGAATAAATAAAATTGCGGATGCGTGGTAGGCTCTCCTCCTTCTAGTTGCACGATATATGGTACATCCATATCTTTCATGATTTTATGGATAGTATCAAAGTTCATGAATGATTGCTTTTTGCTGTCTGATTTCATACAACAAAATGGGCAACATACATCACAATGGTTTGTGATATTTATGTATAACTTATTTCCACGTATCATTACCAATCTCCTCCATTTTTCTTATAATCTCCTTATATTTAAGGTTGTATATAATCACCATATCTTATAATAAATATTCCTCTATTTTTTTAGCCATGTCAATAAGCATTTCGCATTTAAGGTCGTTAAACTCCCTACAAAATCTCATTTCCTCCTCATGTTTTTCCTCTGGCGATCTGCTGTCGTTTATACTATAACATGGCGATGAATATACTGGGATAGGTTTCATGGCCTCTATAGCCAATTTAATAGCCTTTTCTTTGATATCGCTCATACCATTTTCTTTTTGCTCCCAGATCATGCCGCTATGAAGGCAATTAGGATCATTAGCATGATCTATTGAACAAATCCCTTTGTCGTAAAAACAACATCCCGTACAACTCTCTTCTTCTATCTCAGGGATAGCTATGTATTCTTTCCCTTTATATATTTTAACTTCTCCTTTTCTTATCTTATTCATCTTATTAGATTTTTATATCCTACATGTTTCAACTGCTCTTCGGTAGCTTTCTCCTTCGGGAACTTCCCGTGCCATTTACCGGGCACCACGACATCACGGCCGTCGGGACTGGTAGCCAGCCTCCCGCATTCGCTGCACAGCCCCATGCCCTTGTACGGCTGTAGTTCCTTGGCATAGTCGAATTTATCCACCATATACTCGTTTGTCAACATCCAATAACTAGACGTAGCGGTATTATCAACGCAACCGCATTTAGCGCATACAAATAAGCTCATATTTCAGTATCGTTAAATATCGTTATCCTTATCATCGTCAACCCTCTCCACCTTAATCGTCCCCATATCGCCTGAAGGTAACGTCATGTCGCTATACACGTTATTCCAGTTCTCGTCAATAGCCAATTGATGCAGTATTGATCTATATATCTGGTAGGTATTTCCGATAAGTCTCTTTCTATTGATCATATCTTTACTACCTCCATCATACCCTATATGTTCATAGTCTTCGAGATCCGGGAACAGCCTTCTTCTTATAGCCATCGAGTTGTTTGCTATAAAGCTTCTTATCCCCAGCGACTCCGTCCTGTCCATATCATCTATCAAAGTTTCCGTGGTATGCTGAAGATCCATGTCTCCGGCTGCGTATCTGCTTATGTCTTCCACGCACCGGGATATCAGCATCAGTTGTTCCCTTGTTAGGGTTATTTTGTAAAGTTGCTTGTTGTTTATAACCATCTATTTGTTCTTTATATTAATTACTTCCATTTTATACTTCTCTGGGTACTCTAGACATGTGCATACTACTAAAATAGAATCATTCAACATGGTTGCTTTATTACCCCTATCATCTACATAAACAGTTTTAGGATAATAATCAACATCTTCTTCTTTTTTATCCTTACATCCTATCATGATAAGAGATAGGATAATAATACTTGCTTTAATCTTTGTCATAACAGCTCCATCCCATTCTTTTATATCACGTCTCCTTGTTTCATCTTGTCTATTTTATTAATCTCATTATCAATATAGCAAAGTTGGATATTATCCATACTATAGATATCCAGAATGTTATACTCAACATAAATCCTATATTCTTAGGTATAGGATCTATTCTTCTGAATGTTAAGATCATGTATATAAATGTCTTTATGTTCACAATTTACGATATTTTTCTATATAGTTAACTATTAAATCTTTAACTCCTTTTGGGACATCTACCAGTTTGAGATTACCTTGGAATATGTCCTTGCCGTACTCATCCATAATCTCCCCGAATGAAGGATTCATGACTCTTGTTGACATAGATATCGGTTGATCAGTGTCAAATTTGATAACGATCTTCTTTCCGCCGTTTATCGCCTTTTTAAAAGCCACGTAAAGCTTTCGACCTTTTATTATATCACAATTCCCTTTCAGGATATTAGACATATGTATGACATATTCTTTCTTCGCATCTCCGGGGTTGTCCATAAGCTTAAGATCTCCTCCAACATCTTTCCATTTCCTGAAGCACGGGAAACATAGACCGTGATTTGCCTTGGCGTGTCTAGGTATCATCCTGCTGCTGCCGGCTGGGATCGTATCGCCACAGCAGATACACGTCCTATCCTTGTTGGTGCGCATCGGCACATAGCTCTTTATCGGGTATTCTTTTCTTTTATACATCTTCTTCTGTTTTCAAAATTATCATCACCATACTCATAATTAGGACAAGCTTTGTTGCTTGGACGCCTTACGTATGTTGTTTGTTTCCTATTATGTTTCCTGTTAGGGTTTATATAATGGTCACACACCTGCCAAATAGAACAACATACCTTGCCATATCTTTTCGCCCACTCCTGATCATGTAGATGTATACAAGTGGCGCAAGTCGGATTCTTAAGCTTATCCTTGTTATCATCTATGATCTTATTAACCCGATCAAGAATAACGGACATATGCTCAGTATACATAACATTGAATACGTCCGGTTCTGGAAGATATGTCATCGAGCTTATATCTATATCTATTTCCTTGGATTTGTCATAAACGGATTTGTATTTCCTTTTCATCAAATCCTTTAATTGATTTACCTTCTTATCGTAAGTCCCCATATTTCACTCAGTTTTCCATCCCTGTTCCCTTAATAAATTCACCATCATCTCCTTTATCTTAGGGCTAATGGCTTCGGTAAGTATATCAGCGGCCAAGTTAATAGAGAAGCTGGTCATCCTAGATTCTCCTATATACTTCTCGCTGGTAACTTCTTTCACGTAGTCATGAATATCCTTAATCATCTCGTTCTGAGATCTCAGGAGATCCAGTATCTCATCAATCTTATCATCCATTTTTCTCGAATATACCTGATAATAACCAGACAATCACCATCAAAAAGAAACACAACCCAAGCGCCTCATCCGGGTAATCATGCATAGCCTCTAAAATTCCCCTCATAACTTAACATCCATTTTGTTGATTATCTTATAAAATATATCTCTAGTCAGCTCAATATCGTAAGTAGCGTCATGGAGCTTATTCTCGTCGATCTCAATACCCATAGTCCTGGCTACGGTCATCAACTTAAAGTTCTCCATATCGTTTCTTACACCCATCAGGAACGGTGTCACCATAACATATACATCCATACAGTTAGGATAAAACCATGATCCGAAATACTTATCCCCACATTGGGTAAATAAAGCCCGTAGAAAGTTGTTGTCGAATCCTGCGTTGTTATACCCCACCAAATACATTTTATCCCTCTTATCGAACTTATTCACGTATTTGGATAATATACCAACTAACTGCCTGTACCCTTCTTCCATAGGCTGATACGACTGCACTTGCTCCAAGGTAACACCAGCCACATCCAGCGCCTCTTGCTCTATCGTGGCGGCAGGGTTCGGGGCTAGGCGGATGTCGAACCTCTCAGTCTCCTGCCCGTCGATATCCACGATCCCTCCTATTTGGTGTATCCCGTTTCTCCAGAACTTAACCCCGGTTGTCTCTAAGTCGAAAAATAATAATTTGCTCATATCTATTGATTTTTAAAATGTTCCTTAATCTTCTCCAATGCCTCATAAGACAGATAGCTGTTTATGGCCTTATTGTTATTTACTTTCATCAACTCATCAAACAGATCTTTAGCCAATACTTTCCACTGTTCTCCCCAATCACGGAGATTCTCGACCTTTGACCGTATATCCTCGAAATAAGAATCTACGTCTGATTTGATTGATTTTGAATAGTATTTAACATCCTCCTCATCCCCATCCATAATATAATCACATTGTGTCCTGATATCTTTTATATGGCTATCTATATCACTGCACATATAATCAACAGGTTTACGTATATTGAATATCGCTTCTGACGTAAGACCGGTTATATCTTGTATGTCTTTTAAATTACCCATGATTTAATCAATTAAATGCCAACCATCCACCTGCAAATCCCATCCCAAAAACGAATAAGATTATAGATGTAAATAATATCCAATCTTTTGCGCTTAGCTCATTATTATCTCTCTTTATTTTCTCAAGATAATCATATATAGCTGTATAAACAGCATGGTGAATATTCTCGTCTCTAGCCCTTACGATATTATCATATTCATTATATCCTAGATTATGGGTGGCGCTTTCGATCCTCGTATTCCCCGTAACTTTTTTGTTTACATCAAAATCGAAACTAAATACCATATCAGTGGTTAGAGCGCTGGCGATTTTGCTTTTTATCTCATCATTACTGAGATTAGCATCGTGCACTAATCGCTCATAGTCTTTATCGTCAAGAATTATCTGTTTTTTAATGTTCATATCCCTAATATTTCTGCTACATAAACAAATCCATAACATATATAATTATCAGCGTCATGCTCACCCCAATTCACATGCCATACGACGGCGCACGGGAAATATAATGGCATATCCTCAGCCATAGGATCCTCTTTGAAGTCATCAATGTTTATCTTCTCCCTCCACCTCCACAGGTCTTGGATATCGTTCAAAATTAATTTCTCCATAACTATGACGGATATTAGATGTTAGTAATTCTATAGCCAAGCTGATCATGGCTCCCGCTTCAGTAAGTTGATTCATTTGGGCGTACATTTTATGCTCTGCACTACGATAAGCCTCTCTACTACTTATGGTGTCTAGTAAATCATCTATAGCGTTTCTAAGAAGATCGGTCATCCCATGCCCTCCTATGCCCTTGAAATAATAAATATCACGACCAGCGTAAAACATGTCCTGATATCTTTTAGCTACATACTCTATCCCGGATAGATGGTATTTCTCGTTGTCTATCTCCACCTCTCCTTCTTCTATAGCTCTCAACAACTTCCAATCTATCTTTACATCAGCTTGACGATTTTTTACCTTTACATAGGCATATCCGCCATAATGAGAACCCAGCGTCCTCATTGTAAGTTCATTGACTTTTTGTTTGTCTCCATCCATAATAATCTGGTTTTTAATGTTGATACAAAAGTAAGATTTAAACAAAAATAAAAGCATGAATAATATAAAAATAATATTAATCATGCTTAAATATAAATATATCCCTTCTAGTTCTCACGGATATACGTATTCGTACTCATCTGGAGGAGATGTCTTATATTCAACATCGCACTCCATATTGGTGTAATAGTTATCCCCTTTTCTGTATACTAACGCTACCCAACAGTCATATTTTTTGCTGTATCCTATAAGAGGGACATTAGCCATAGGCGGATTATCCTCTGTTTTGTATCTTATTCTTGTTACTTGTTTCATATTTTCATGGATATAAATATTCATATTCTTCCGGTGGATATGTTTCAAATTCAGCATCATACTTCATGCAGGTGTAGTACTTATCCCCTCTCCTGTACATTACTTCCCACGGACAGCTATATTTTTTGTTGTATCCTAAAAGAGGAACCCCTTCTATAGGAGGCTTATCTTTCGTTTTGTACCTTAATTTTGTTATTTGCTTTATGCTCATATAATCTTATGTTTAAGTAATTCCATCATCATCGAAAACAATGTGTCTACAAGAAGTTTCTCGCTACTCCAATACATAGGAATCTCATCTATATCTCTATACGTTACAGACCATGCATGTTTTAGCTTATAACATTCTAATGTACAACCCTCTATCTCATATGGGAGCAAATTCAGTAACGTCCCTACATCCCAAACAGGGTTGGATATATCCGGGGTAACGGCCTCGATCAGGCCTATACGACCAGCGTCATCCTCCATAGAATGTAATTGATCCAGATACTTGTCTCTGAAACCGATGGCGGTGGAGATAGGAAGGCCGGCCTCGACCAATACCCTCCCCTGTTCTTTTGTGGTAAAAATCCGTTCCTTCATGGTTTTTGCTTTTTCGGTGACATATCATCCAGTTTCTTTATTCCCATCAATATCGGGATACTATCATGCATACCATCCATCATCTTCCTCTCTACCGTAACGATCGTATCATTATGCCATCCCCCATGAGCCACAAGAAGAATCTCCTGCTGCTCGAAGCCAAGCCCGCCCCCTATACCGCCGGAGTTCCACGCGCAGGTAATGACCACCCCTCCTTTCTTGGTGATCCTAGCTATCTCCTTCTTCTGTCTAGTCCAATAACTAGATTGCGTTGTTTGCATATTAACAGCACCTCCAAGTCTTTTATACGATTCAGATACCTGTCTCGCAGAATATGGTGGATCATATAATACCATATCAGCTATATTATCATCAAGATGACACAAGAAGTCCGTGGCATCTTTATGATATATAGCCTTAGTCTCAGGATCAAGATCGTTGGTGATCGTCCCTATATCGCTGTTTCTGGCGAACGGATCCACTATAACCATCCCCTCTTCTCGATATTTGTCTATAAGTTCCCTTATCGGTCTTATGCTGAATGTCTCTTTATTCGGCATTGACCATTTTTTAGTAATTATCATGATCTATGAAGTTTATCCCATTCTTCTTTATCTACTCTTTTACCTTGTATATAAAACAACTGTATTGACCCATCATGAGTGTAAATTGCTTTAGACTTATCATTTTTTAATCTATCGAAAACATTACCAAACCTCTGTGATAATTTCATAGATTGATATTTTTCAAGAAAGTTATATTCTTGATCTGATAAATTTAATTCCTGTTTAATCATTTCCCTGCTTTTGCTCATACCAAATTTGATTGTTTATTTCCTTTTTGAAATTTAATTTCATAATACTTCTAGATATAGGATCACATATATCCTCCCACCAATTCTTGTGTCCTTTTGGTGGATGTATATCCTTTTTCCATGAAGACCCCTTAACTGTTTTGACTCTTCCGTATGGCTTCATTTTGCTCATGTTTATCACATGTCACATTAGTACCCGTTTCTGATGATCCGAACATAAGCTCATCAGTGATCTTGCGAAACTCCTTTACAATATCATTCATCTGCTTACGCTCTATGCTTCTTAGCAAATGGGCTATCACATCCACTGTCCATCCGTTTCCAGCTAAAGACATGGCCGTATTCGGGGCTATCCCATCAAGGTAATCATCCGGCAATGTCTGTAGCCTACATATCTCCACAGGAGTCAGGTATCTGAACTTATCTTTCAGGTCAAAGGCGTTCAGATATCTTCCGGGCGGTAATGATGATATCACGTTATCTTTCATGACTGTTGTCAGGCAATTACTTTTCCTGATGGGAGTGGTATTCTTACCTTTTCTTATCTCCAGACATTGCGTTATTTTTATGCCCATGTCACAATCCTTTCGATACCCGTCCTCTCCTATCCTTCTACCGACAATGACTCCTATATATCTTCCTCTTATGGCTCCCGGATTCCAGCCCTTGTCATGCTCTAGAATATCATCCAATGATATATGCTTGTCTTTCGGCATTTCTACCGGCCAATTACACCAATAAAGGCGATGCCGGGTCTGTGCCGAGACCAAGGCGCTATCGATCTCCACCGGCTCCACGCCAAGCTCCTCTGTTATCACCCAGCGGTGCTCGTCCCGCATCCGGACGTTCTCGCCCAAGAACAGGATCTTACCTTTGGTCTCCTTCTTTAAATGCTTTACGATGTCCGAGAAGCAAAAGAAAAGCCTTCCACGAGCATCCATGAATCCCTTACCCTTGCCAGAGCTGGAGAAACTCTGGCAACAGAACCCTCCCATGACCAGATCTATGTCTTTCCAAGGGATATCCCATGTTCTCCAGTTATTAACATCCCCTAATTGAATAATATTAGGGAAATGTTTTTGACTTACCTTTATGCATGTCTTGTCTATCTCCGAGGCGTAGTAAGTCTCGATAGGTATGCCGGCTCTTCGTAACGCCAGACACCCACATGATATCCCGTCAAATAATGATAATACTTTCATATTGTTTATTTATTCTCAGACCTAAAAAATATCCTTTGCGATCATATCAAGGGATATTTTATGTATCTTAGGTAAGACCTTAACCAATTTTATGCCAAAATTTTCTCCTCTCTTAACAAAAGTCCATTTTCCGTATATGACTCCCTGCATCATATTTTGTATTATTTCCTTGCTATCTGTCAAGAACACTTGATAATAGATACTGTTGACATAATTGAAATCCTTCCCATGATCATCCGCCGGTCTTAATATCATTACAGCGGAGGAACATCCACGGACGAACCCGTATATCTCAAGGCATTCATCAAACTCATAATTATCGCGTTCCTCATCATGAACATCCTTAACCCATTTACATGGTCTCCCGTCCTTAAACGGGATCTTTAACTGTTTATTTGTCATAATCTTTTTAAATCATATTATAATGTTAGGTAATTTCATGAAACACATCCACATGGTTTTACCACTCCTGCCTGTTGTATGTCCAAATAAAGGTGATTGATCAATAGCTCTCAAAACCTCTTTGACGGTTATTTGATCCTCATTCCATTTAAAGATAAGAACACCATAATCATCGAGCACCCGGAAACACTCATTGAAACCCTGATTCATCAAGCTTGGCCAATCCTCCGGCAATTTGCCGTATTTCTTGGCAAGCCAACTATTATCACCTGCCTTAAGCAGATGAGGTGGATCAAATACGACAAGCTTGAAACTTTTATCAGGAAAAGGCAAATTGGTGAAATCAGCGATAAGATCAGGATGGACTTTTAAATCTCGACCATCACAAAGAACGTGTTCCTCGTCCCGGATATCAACAAACAATGTCAAAGGATTCTTTTTGTCAAACCAGAACATCCGGGAACCACAACAAGCATCCAATATAATTTTATCCATTTTTTCTACCTTATTGTTCTATATTTATAACTTTCAACTTATCATATTTATCGGTAAAAATTTCATGATCAAACAATTTGTTAGCTTCTATCTTAAAACTTCTATAATTGTCAGTTATGTTGATATCACTCCACAAGTTCAATCTTCCCTTATCATCTAATTGCATATGGATAAATCCTTTTGTTATCTTCTTCCCGGATTTAAGGCGCTCTACGTCTTTATCAGTAATCTTTTTCATACTTTCGATATTTTATCGTTATAATTAAATTCATCTTTCATCCTGATCTTTATACCTCCATATGATAATTCCTTATGAGCCGTGACAAAATAATCAACCGCATCTTCATCTAATAAACTATGCGGGCACCTTTCCCATACAGGACTTTGATCTAGATGATCCCATGTAGCTACAAGTAACCTATTCTTGTCATCATCAATAGCTATTTTGTATGTCCCTGTAGTAGCCTTACGTTTAATGATCGCTCCATTTAACATCTGTTTCTTAGCCCAGCTCCATGAGCCTCTCAACCCAAATGTTCTTATAACCCAGTTATTTATCTTCTTCATTTCAAATTATTTGTTAAAAGTGTAATATGAATATAAATACATAAATTGAATAGGGCTATTCACCATGCCCTTATCAGTAGGATCATCGTATTTGTCAAGCCAAAGACGAAGCGCCTCCCAATCGATATTCCGCCGGTCACATACCATGCAGGCTAGGTTAGCCCCGAACAGTTCCCCGTCGCCGCCCAGCGACTTGTTAAACCTCTTGGCTAGTCTTTCCTTGAATCCCTTATCATACCATATCCCGGAAGTAGCGGCATAACAATAATAAGCGTTGTATTTCATTTTCACGCCCATCTTCTCAAACAATGGTGTATGCCATATCCGATCTAAAAAGAATACTATTCCACGATATATGAAGGTTCGGAGATTTTTCCTGTATTCTTCCCCCAAGAAATTATCCACACAAGATATAGTCCCGCCTGAATAATACCAATTATTGGCGCCTCTCTTAACCTTATCCGTCATCTTGAATTTATTCTTTCTGTCTTCCACCCTATCCCAAGGTTTCAGCTTATCCTCATTAAATGTCGGGCAATAATGATAGTAATGATTGATCCATGACAGATATGGGTTGTATATCGTGTATCCATTATCGCTGACATATGAGTTCATATCATACCCAAGTTCCTTGGCTAGAATAGATCCCTCATCAGCTAATACCTTCAATATCGGGTTCAAGTTCCATATCTGATCTTGACTGACGAACATCGAGTAACATGGGTCCTCATCCTCTCCATACCATCCTCCCATCCCGCTCACTATTTTATCCAAATCAAGCGAATAATCTTTCCCGGGTAAAAAATCATCTCTAAGAAAAAAACCTCTATATGGGATCATATCATGTATGCCGGGTTGGTCGTCAAATATGAACTTAGCGTTCTCGGTCAATCTAATCAATGTTTGCAAGACAGAGGATATATCTATGGGTGCATATTCACACCCATAGACCTTATTATTTATCCAAAGATATTGAAGGAGCTCGGCTATATTAATAGTCCCGTCCTCCACATATCCCGTCTTGTTGTCGAAGTTTATTTTGGCTAGAGGTATATTACTCCCTTGTGGTTGGTCACTTTTTTCATTACAACAATACACGAACCTGTCAAAGAATATATCTTTCCAGCCAAAATATTTATCACTTAGCGTCATGAGCCTATTTCTTATCGTATAATGACATGACGTTAATAAGATCAGCCTTTCTGCACATCCCCTCAAGTTTATTAAAGCCATCCATATTATCTCCACTGACGATAATAGTAGGATATACCTCTATACCGTACTTGGATATCTCCTCATCCGTGGCTTTGTTCTCCGGGATCTGGTTTAACGTGACCTCACCCTCATACTCCTGTAACGTGTTGGCGATAATATATCGCATGTAATCGCTGTACTCAGCGTCTTTCTTCGTGAAAAAATCAATTCTTACCATTTTTAAATAGTTTTTAATTTGTTAATAATTAAATCCGCTGTAAATATAGCGTTATCTACCTCATCTACACTCAACCTCCTCCCATCGAAATCGTTGGACAATAAATCTTTTACGATCTGATATCTTCTCAACTCCCAATCTATGTCTATATCAAAATTAAGATGCCTTACACAATCATAATTCAGCTCCTTACGATTCTTATCAAGGTACTTAACTATCGGGAATGAAGTACCATTGTCAATAGTACGTGCGATCACATTAATGTACCTACCAGTCCTTTTGTCAATAGCTTTTAATTTCTCGTCTACTATTATTTCTCCTGATCCTTCCATTCTATTAACCCTTTGTTATGTTTATCGTAATATAATAACGCTATGGCGTTCCAGCAAATTTGTGCCAAATGCATCAGCCCTGTCTCCTTATCATATCTCTCGCCTTTCATGTACGCCGTCATATGGCGAAGTAAAGCCGCTCTATATCTCTCAAATCCATCAGGTATATTCTGCCATGAATTGTCGGCGTATTTCTTAGCCCCCTCCGTATATACCCTCACGATATCCTCTATCTCAGCCAAAGGAAGGAGATCCCACCGAAGCTTGCCGTCGGCCCGGTCGTCCTTGCCGCTGCCGTCTTTCCCTACAAACGGTCCGCTTTCCACCACCGCGTCTCCTATTTTTGGCTTCCCGAAATTCATCACCTCATCTGCCGTCTCATCATCAATAAGCCTTAACTTGATAGCCCTGCTTAACGAGACAACCATCTCCTCATCAACCCAAATAAATTTATATGTCTCATCAAATAACGGTTCTATTTTCATTATCCCCGTATTGTCGGCGGTTTCAAGTACCTCAAATACCTCACCATCATAAACAACCTTGTCGTATTTGCTAAATTCCTCTTTCATTTCAAACTCCTTTTTGTTTTATTAATAAAATTCACTAAGATCCCTGCATTCCGGTGTCTCTCCTGTCATAGAATAAAGCTCACCAGATGATAGATATACGCAATGCGAGGTCTTCCCGTCTCTCCACTCGCTTTGCTTCGTAATTCCGCAAATAGCGCAGCGTTGGATCCCCGGCCCCGCCTTTACCCACGAGTGCCGTACGTTTTTCTTTCTTGTCCTGTTGGTGTCGTCAAGTTTTCTCATGATCAATCCTCCAAGGCCGTTACAATTTTATCTTTCCCGATAATAACCTCGTTCCCGCTTCTTACATCAAAGCATCTCTCACCCTCTGCCTCCTTGAAATAAAGAACGCCATTGTACTCGAATAAACCGAAGCCGTAATCGTCTAGCTTCATTTCGTTAAGTTTCTTGAATTTGCATACGTTTTTCATATTCTCCATATTATATTGCATTACTGGAAATATCATTATGATACTTATACCTATCACAAGCAGCCCTGTGTAAAACTTTTGTGAATCATATTTTTCCCATCCCTCCATCATCATGACAAAGGAGATTACTATTATTATAATAATAGATATCAATCCTACCATATCACATCCTCCTCTCTTTCAAGAATCCCATCATATCCTCCACGCTAAGTTGGAAGCCGGCAGCCGCCTTATGACCGCCTCCACCGGGATAGGCCTTGCGTGCCAGCGCCGAGACATCCACCTCCTCTTTGGTGGTATAGAACGAGCATCTAAAGAATCTTCCGTTCCAGCAAAATGGCATCATCAGATCATGTCTTTTAGGGTTATACATAGATTCAAATGTAGTAGAGTTAAACTCCGTGGTATTCATACATATAGCCTTGTACCCAAATACATCAGCCTCGAATGAGAATATATTTATCTCGCCCCTGTTTTTCTCGACGATATACTCCAGTATCGCCTCCCCGTTCCTTATCATGTCATATATGAAGTCATGATCGCCATCCATGGCCCTTGCCGCCATATCCACGTCAAGACCACAATATCCTCTCATCCCGTATTGGAACGCCATGACATCACTCCATTCGAAGCGATCATGATCCCATACATCATAAGCGCTCAATAATTTTACCACGTCAGGGGTTTCGATATCATCGAAAAGATATTCCCACGTAAGCTCACAAGCCGCCGTTCCGATACGTCTCTTGCCCTTTACCTCGTAATCCCTCATATCGTCTATGGCGGTCTTATGATGGTCTATCCATACGACATCTATACCTTTCTCTTTCCACTCATCGAAAAGGAATCTTGTTCTGTTTCCAAATGACACGTCAACTGCAAACACCTTATCATATTTATTCACGTCAGGTATTTCCTTGCCGTAATTGTAAGGAAGAAGATCAATGTCCCCTTTGAAATACTTTTTTACTATAGCCGCTGACATTACTCCGTCAAGATCAGCCTCATGATATATACATCCTGTCATAATCTATTGTTTTTGATTAAAAAATCTATGTATTCTTTTATATCCTTGTTCCTATCATTATCCCAGTCAAATGTCTCGTTTATGAATTTGAAGTACGATACTGGGATCGAATGCAACATCCACCCACAATATTTCCCGAATGTCATTACCGTAGAGCCAAGGGGATGATCCGGTCTCCCGGGAACAGGGGCGGCGGTTACGCCCTGCGCCAGCCCCCTCCTACGATCTTTCTTGGCTGCTTTGATATCCAGATCTGTTTTCGTTACCTTATCCCCCATCGGGATATTAGTTATTAGCTTATCGCCGATAAACATCCCCCATCCATATCCTTTGTAGTTCTCTATACTAAGTTTCCTTATATCACCGAACCTTGACGAGTTGTTACAACAATCAACGACCAAAGCACTATCCTTTCCGTCTTTTATACGGACTGCCCTTCCAAGCCACTGATAAAACGATGAGAATGAGAATGTCGGTCTCCCTACTATCACGCAATCCAGACCCGGATGATCGAATCCCGTACCGAGGGCGGAATAGTTGAACACTACCCTCGTCCCACCTGACTTGAATCTCTCGACTATAGCCTCCCGCTGCTTCTTTGGCGTGCCTCCGTGAACTACCTCCGCCATGCCAGCGCATATCTTGGCGTTCATCCATTCGGCGGCAGTATTACAGCTCTCAACAGAATCCATAAATACCAGTATAGATCTGCATACGTCTTTTAATACCATCAACCGACGTAAAATAAGATTGTTTAAGCCATTTTTTCTCACCGCTTCACTAATAGACCCAGCCGTATATTCGGAGCCGTTAGAATTAAGTTTAAGGGCATCTCCATTGAAATCCCATGTCTCGTACTTAAGAGGTGTCCAAAATCCTTGCCTTATCATCTCCTCTACCTGTATCACGTGAATCAGGTTCCTGAAATATACCGGTCTCATACGAGTGATGAAATTAAGCTGGGAATATGACACCTGCCCTATCGACATCGTTTTAAGCCTGCATGGTGTAGCGGTAAACCCTATCACCTTTTTCGGTTTCAGTTCATTCATGAATGTCATAAACTCGCTACCATCCTCCGGGCTATAACCAGCATGAGCCTCATCTATCAATACATTTCTGATCCCCATCTCCTTAAGCTTATCAACAACCTTCTTGATAGACCCTAACGTGGCGTATATCATGTTAGACAGCTCTTTCTTACCACAGGAAGCGGAGTAGATGGTAGCCGGTATGCCATACGACGTTATCTTGTCGTGGTTCTGTTGCAGCAATTCTTTTGATGGTTGTAAAATCAGCGTCTTATCTCCCATCAATCTAGCCGCCTCTGCTATCAGCAGTGACTTACCGCAACCTACCGGCCCTACGATTAATACCGGATCGCTCCTATCAGAGTTTATGTAATCGGAGATACTTTTAACACACTCCTCTTGATATGGTCTTAACTTGTATATCATTTGGATCTGTAGTTATCAAAAACGTCTTTTACGTACTCTAATCTTATCGCACACTCCCGGTCATCGTCCATTTTCACCATCAAAGTTTCCTTGGTCTTGCTTACGGCTACCACCTCTCCTGTTCCTATCTGGGTATGGACTATGTCGCCTATCTTTATATTACATTTAATCATAATCCAGCTTCTTATTAAATTCCTCTATCTTGCTCCTATCTGTCTCATTCACCATCTCAGCCTCTTCCTTGAATATGTCATACCCTTCCCGGATATTGTCTCCAACCATATTCTCTATCATCTCCCTTAGCTCATCGCTTCTTACGGCGAAAGATATTTGGAACGATTTACTTGTGCCTTTCATCAGGTAATCAATCTCCTTTTTACATTCTGCCATTAACCGATCCAGATTATCGAACTTAACGAACTTGGAGTTGCCATTGGCTTTCCTTACCCCATCCTTAAAATCCTCCAATATCCCGTTAAATACATCCGCCATACACATCATGGAATGTAGCCATACCAGCATATTGAATTTATATTCATTATCAGCGTTATTCATCAAACTCACCAAGGACTCGCTTTTTGTCAACATGATCTTCGATTCCCGGTCTACGATATCCTTTATCTCCTGCCGGCATTTCATGGCACCAACGAAATCCATTTTAGAATAACATTCATTTGATTTCTCTACCAATTTCCTAATATCCTTTCTAGACATCAGAAGATCCAATACCTGTTTTTCTCTTTCGTTTTTATCCATAATCATTTATTTATTGACACAAATATAATTAAAGCCTAGATATTTACCTAGGCTTTTTAATAAAGTTAATCTTTTTTATTCTTTCTTTTTGACTCATCCCAATCCGATGAGTACCTGCATGTCCCTTGTTTGTGGATCGAGAAATCGCACCAAAAACACAAGGGCTTGGGGCGGGGTTCAAGGCAGGCCGGCTGGCGTCCCATGAGGTAGCGCTTCTCGTACTTATACCCCTGTTTGGCGTCGTCCCAAACGTGAGCTTGATAGCTATCTATTTTATTTGTCTCGAAATCATACATGTCAAGGAGAATATCGTTAAGTTCCTTGACCGATCTCTCTACTTTCTCCTTATCTACCTTCACGTTCTGATTGTCCAGCATGCGGGTAAAGAAATAGCTGCACATATCCGGTAATACCTTGTACTTTCTCAGTATGTAGAAGGCGTATATCGGATGCTGGAGATTGTGAAGCAGCTTATCCTCATCGAATAATTTTCTCCCGGACTTCCAGTCTATCGTATACATAGCTATCCTGTCTTTTGTCTTATACTCTCCACGCCAGTCCACCGATCCTATGATATGTACCTTATCGTACGTCACGCCATCCAAGGTAAGTGGCTTGGGTAGCTTATAAGGCAGGACGAAGCCCTCCTCCACGCCGGCCGGTCTCGACCCCCGGACCACCTTCTCCATTGGCGTAAGATCAGACCATGCCTTCTTATAATTGCCAGCAGCATCCTTCTCAAACAACCCCACAATCCATCTTATTAGCCTAGCCGCATGTTGCATAGACTCGATCTGGGATTTTACGCTATCAAAAGGAATCTTCTCTATATCCGCATAGTAATTGAAAGCCTTACTCATATCCTCATAAGAAGGTCTACATCCGTTCTTGAAGAAATACTCCATTGTCTGGTGGATAACCGTACCATATGACGTAGCCTCGTGCTTCTCCGTGGATCTGTGACCCTCCACGTAAGTCTTATACCACTTATATGGACATTGGACAAACGTGTCTATCTGCGAGTAAGAAGCGGCGAGAACCTTCTCCCCATTTATTATCTTACACAAGAGATGTGTCTCCGGGATAGTCATCATCGAATATATTTAAATCAAGTGATGTTTCGTATAAATCATATGCTATATTTTGAAGGTGATGGAATCCTTTGATATCCATTTTAACAACTGTGTTACCCCATAAACGCGTGATACTTAAAACGTAATCTTTTGTTATTGTTATATCTCCTTTATTGCGGTAATCATGATTATCATAATCGTTAAATCCAATCCAATCCAATATCCTCTCATTCAAGCTTATTGGATAAACATCACATTCGGAAGTATACCACTTTATTGTGCCATTATCAATTCTGCGTTCGAGAATCAAACTCCCTTTGTCCTTATGCATACCGGTAATACATCCTATCCTCCATATATTACCATCCTTATCTTTCACAATATTGCCTATTCTTAACTCCTTAACTGAAATCATATTCTTCCTCCTCATTATTATCGTCATCGCAATCATCGACAAGAGGGGTCTCTAGCCCCTCTTCCCAATCATCATATCCGAAGTCCATTACTTACTCTCAAGCCAATCGTACAACATATCCACAAAAATCCCTACAGTTAGTTCATCGACAGATTTATCGCCAAAGACATCATCCGGTATCCTTATATCCATCTTTTCTTCAATCCCTATCAATACCTCTAATAAATCAAATGGATCCATAGCTAGATCGGATGACAAATTACTGTCTTCTCTTACATCGTCAATTACCTCTATATTATTAATGTAATTGAACTCATGCATTTTCTCGAATATCTCTTCCCTCACTATCTCCAATAACTCATCTCTTTTCATAATCCTTTAAATAATCGTACAACATATTTGTAAGCTCTCCTACCGTCAATTCGCGATAAGGCTTGACATCAAGCACTTCATCAGGTATATATCTACCAGTTCTCTTCTCCATTTCCATTACGACTTCCACGAAATCAAGGGAATCCAAGGCCATATCCGCGCCCAGCTCATCATTATTGGTTATCGATTCAGGATGATTAAGCCCATTAAATTCACCTACCTTTTCGAATATCACCTCTTTTATCATTCTCAATAATTTATCCTTTTCCATAATCTAAATCGACATTTTTAATCTTCTACCTAATTCTTTTTTTATATCTGATATCCTTTCGATATCCATCTTAACATCGCCTGTGATAGCGTATTCCTTATCCATTCTCTTTGGGGGATCCGGAAGCCGGCTTATGGCGAACAACCATGCCAGCTCCTTGTTCTTGTTCTCCCTAAGATACAAGTCAGACGTCATGCCATACATTTTTATGATCGTATCGAATAACGTTGATTCCGACAAACTCATATGCACGCTATACACATTTGATGGTTTCCAGATCAAGTTATCCAATCTCATCGTATATTCACGTTTAAGATCTATGTGGGATATTACGGCTCTTACTATAGGTTCTTCCTTGAAGTTGGTATTAGCCACGAACCATACGAGCCGTTTCTCTACCTCCTTAATAGCCCCTGTATCCTTCCCCATATCGTTATATACCCCAACGATACGGTCCCGGATCCCCTCGACCTCCGGGGTCAGGCCGGGCGTCTCTATCAGCATCAGCAACGACCCTCCCCTTGGTGTTATCTTCCACTTCCCATTCTTCTGAAGCTCGATATAACCAGATGCTTTATAACTATCTATTTTCTCCTTTGGAATGACGCTAGCCATCTCCTCTTTCTGCCGGATCATCAAAAGATACCCGACATCGGACATTGTTAATCCTGATGTCATCATCTGTTCAAAATTAATATACATAAGTTAATGAGTTAAAATATTGACCTAATCTTTCTAGCTATTTTCTCTACTATACCAGGATGATCGGTATCGTTGTATATGTTAATCAACGTGCGTAATATATATAGCCTTGTATACTTATCGGAAAGATTGAACCAAGCTTCCTCTATACGACTATTTATCGGCTTAAACATCCTCAACTCAGGTATAAGTTCATATGCTAAAACTTTTTTTCTATCCACTAATCCAAGCATATTAGCCGTTTCGGTTATAGCTGCACACATAGTTAACTCACGTCTACATTCTATAGCATTGTAAGCTCCTATCAATACCCTAAGGCCGTCTGCTTTCGATAATCTCTTTCCCTTTCTCATATTGTTTTACCGTATAAGATTCATTAGCCATACCAACCCTGCCAACTGATATGGATTGATTTATTGATTGATTAAGATGTCCTATAACCGACATCTTAGCCCTAACCGTATTGGCGCATCTTAGAAGGATGCGATAATCCTCTAACGCCCTCTCGTATCTTACGTCCACCCTAGCCCTTTTATCGGCGTCAGTCATGCTCTTACATGTCCCGTCCTCCCTCAGGCTTATAGCGATCTTGTCCCGTATGATCCTGATATCATCCTCGGCTATCACCAGCTCGGCATCAAGAACCCCCTTGTAAGAGCTAAGAAGATCCTCTACCGCCACTACCTCCCGCTTCAAGTTCTCCAATTCCAATACCATTGAGTTATCGTTCATTCTTTTATACTCCTGTACTTTATTGGATACCTCATCACAGATGCTCATGATCTCCTTCTCCCTGTCCCGGTTTATGATATACCTGATACTGTATTCGGCCATTTCCTTTAATGAGGATATAATCTCTCGTATGCCCATCTTGTTTTCGGTGGAGAAATTGGCTTTTAATAACATCTCCATCCCTTTTATGATGACAAGCAAAAAATTTTTTCTCAATCTCATGCTTAATAAGGTGTTTCGTCATGTACTACATTGAAATCATCACTAGGCGGTATATATTGTTGCTCCAATGGGATACTGGGAGGCGGGGGCGGCAGCGTCACCACGGTCGTGTCCGGCTTGCCGCTACCCACGGGGGCATCCGAGCCTCCCGGTCTTTCTTGGCGCACCACCCCTCCATCAGGATAATATCGCTCATATCCTTTCATGATATCTACATGTATCGCATCAATCTCCTCTAATGACCGTTGACGGACCTTTACGATATGATGGAATAATAATCCATCCACACGGAAGGATCGTCTTGATTCACTTTTAAAACGTTCCAGATTAGGATACCATCCTTGCGGAAATTGCATGTATGAGGAGTACCCGTATCTCTTCGGGATATTTAACGCTACCATAGCCGTACATAACTGTCCCAATGTATCTGATTGATAAAAATCAGATTGCTTTGGCATATGATCTTTTGGATCCCGTCGTCCTTCGATATCACGATTGAGTTGGGATATTATAAGAAAGAAAATATTAGGAAAAGTCCTTTTAGCTATATTGCACATGGTTATCAACGAGTCGATATTCCTTTTGGCATCTCCTGAACCTTGTATCAGGGCCGTATGATCTATAGACACGAATACCATTTTTTTATCTTTGTTTATTGGCATATACTCATTCCACAGAAAGTTTTGAAGCTCATCTACGGTTGATGGTTTAGGGATGTATGTTATTCTGCTGGAGTTTTCCTCCTTAAGACATTTCTGCATTTCCTTTATCTCTTCATCAGACATCTCGTTAAGGAGAATATCTTGTATATCCTTTCCCATTTTTTTTGATAGTGAACGCAACATCAAATCTTCTGGGTTCATCTCAAACTCACATCTTAACCATACATAATCATCTGCCTGTGGATTGATATTGACATTCATCACATTGCTCATGATCTTCTGCGCCAAATAAGACTTGCCGACTCCGGGCCTGGCGCCGATAGCCACCGCATGTTGTGGGTAGAACCCTCCCAGCAACGCCTTGTCAAGATAAGCGTATCCAGTACGAGCCGGGAGAAGCTCTCCCGACTGATACTTTCTTATTCTCTCATAGGCATCCATGATAATCTCCTTGGATGACCTCCATATCCTATCCTCACTCATCCTCTTGCGTTTCTATCGCCAGCCGTATCGGATTTAGATCCTCTGTTAGCTGATCTTGATTTATATCTTAACCCCTTAGCTGTATGGCATAGGTCCTTCCCCTTCCGATAAGCCTTTCCCTTCAACTTATCGGTCTTGTAGTTCTTACGACCCAACTCCCGTCTCTTGGCTTTCTGCTCAGGTCTGGCGTTGATCTTCTTATCCGTCTCAGCCTTCTTCTTTCTGGCTTCCGGATGTGTTCTGTAATATTCAGTCGATCTCCCCATCCTCTTCGTCCTCCTCATCATCATAATTCTCCATGATAAGATCCTCTCCATCCAGATATGAAGCTTTATCCTTTAGCCTAGATCTCATACTCTCATAAGGGTCATCTCCGTTCTCCACCTCCCATATGCATGCGTATGGGCCTATTATATCACTTAACTTCTCGGCTCGATCCTTACTTATTCCTTTCTCTATCATCTTATCCTTGCAATAAGACTTGTCGAACATCGACCCTCCTACATAATATCCAGTAGGCTTATGAATAAAAATTACCTTCATCTTTTATATAATTAATATTATCTACCAAATTTATTATTTCTCTTCTTTATACAGTCGCCATAGCTCATATCCATATCACACACCACCGTATTGGTCGTGTCGTTTACCACATGGAACAGGAACTCCGGGCACCCGTGGCAGGCGTTGCTCCCGATCGCCACCGCTCCGTGCCTAGGGCAAGCCTTCTTTACCATGGTTCTATCATATATCCGTATATGATTATCGCCATACTTTTCAATATATCTCATGGTATTAAGTAGTGATGGCAAAGACATCTTATATGGGGATACATGTTCTATTGGTATATCCAATTCACCAGATAGGCTTTTGTAAATATCCTGTACATCCCGTTTTGTCCTATACGCAAATATATTAATCTCAGTCATTACCATATCCATACTCCTAAGAAGATCCGGCTTAGCCAGCCTCCCCATCGGTTTCCCAAAAGGATCGGATCTCATCCAAGCCCCACACTTCTCGCACCCAACTTGCTTCCCCTCCACCGTATTTATCATAGTGGATGGGATCTTGCAATATGGACATACGGATCCGTTTAACATAGCTTTCTGGGCTAAAGACAGTTCTTTCATACCTTTTCTTCTATCTCAACATTAAATAGATTGCAGAATCTATCAAAATTTCTGTTCTCTATTCTCATATCCTCCTCATACCTGTCAACCGATTTGATGAAATCATTATAACAGTCCTCGCACATCCATTGATTGATTACCGCTACATAATAGCCCACGGACGTAGGTCTGTTACACATATCGCAAATACCTAAGCACCCATATCTGGTGAGCTTATCCATCATCTCCTGTCTTGTTATTTCAAGCACCTTGAATTTCTTGTAATTGTTAACTACCTTTGCCATTGTAAATTTGTTTAATAATAAAATAATCCGCTATATCCATTCCCTCATTTATATTGGGTTTTGATTCTAGAAAATTACTTATCTCTATATTCATCCCCCTCATATCCTTGTCTACCTTCTTTCTCCATTCGTTGAAAGCGTCGCCCTTATCCGGGTACAGGACTATCCGCCTCCTACCCAATGTCTCTATCATCTCCCTTTTCAGCATATGGATACCGCCACAGGCCATAAACAACCTACTAGGGTACACGATGTTACAGATAACAGCCGTCTTCTCTGACTCTACTATATACACCGGAGCGTCATTGGGATAGAAGTTGATAAGAAACTCCCCGAACAGGCATTGCCTAAGCAGGTAATCCTGACCGTCCAGTATATGCACCCAACATACATGATCCATGGGAACCTTTACCCTCTTCCCGTCAGGCCCGTAGTCCATTATCTTCCCGGTCCGCACTACCCAATTCTTATCCAGTTGCCAGAACACACAGCACTTACCCCAGTCCCCGAATCTCATCATCCCCACCTTATACAAGCTAAATGCCCTATTGGTATGATACGATCCGAAGATATTGGATAGATAATCCTGAAGATCGGATGTCTCGAAAGGATTAAGCGTCTCAAACATCTTGCTTACCGGAATGCAGTTGGCTATATCCGGATCCATAGGAGGTCTGTACCTCCTTAATACTTTGTTTGAATCGGTAAAAAGATCATTGTTCCCAAGTTCGCTCCCTGTTGGATATTTAAAGTAACCACATTTATTTTTATGATCACACACCCCAAACTGCTCTCCAACGATCTGACCGGTGGTTACGTCCACGTACGGCGTAAAACACTTATCCTTGCCGCATTGCGGGCACGTCAGCTTCCTCCTTGGTTTGCTATGATCCAGCTCATACCGATGAACGCTCTTATTGAACTCCCTAAATTCCATCATCCTCTCCTCTCATTCATGACTCTATATATATAGTCCCTCAGTGGTTCTTTCCTTATCAACTTATTAACGTCAAACTCGCCTTCTATGTCCAAGGATCCGATTCTTGATGTAACCGTATAATTAGTTTTCTCGAACTTATACTTTCCTTGAAGATATACTACGGTAGCCATATTCAATATAGGATTGTCAGTCTGTCTCTTCAACTTATATTGGCTGGTCTTAGCGGTAGGATCACCCGGAGCGAAGTTATATATCTCCTCTATCTCCAATATCTTTCCGTAATTCTCCAGTATCATTCTTCTATATAGCTCAAGCTGGAAAGCGTACTCGTCATAGAAATTGCCTTTCCTGTTTGATTTGAAGTCCAATATAGCGAATATCCTCCTGCATCTCTTTATCTTCTTTTTCTCCGTCTTAGGCTGACCTTTCTTGGCTCCCGTCTTATAGAACTCTCCTGTCTCGACCTCTATTTCCACCATCTCCGGCTCACTATCCATCTCCACCACTGCGTCCACCGAAGAAGCTACTTTCAATCTCCTTGACCTCAACATCTTCTCGATCAATACAGGTTTTACATGTCTTTCCTTGCAGAATATGGCAAATGATATTAGATCCTCTATCAGCTCATCAATGTTATCCACTAATATCCGCTCCATCCTATACTTGTCTATTCTCAGCTTAGCCTCCTTGACAGCCTTTCTTATCCACGTCGGGATCAGCTTTATCTTAACCCCGGTCAGATACAATCCAAATAGATAATGCATGATAGTACCCAAATCAGCCCTATAGTTAGCGTACTCATCAGGGTCCTTGCCCTTGAGTCTCATCTCATTCTTCCATTTCTCCAAGGCTCCGGACGTATCACAATACCCATTGGCGATATTGTTAGTGGCTCCATCGTATATGATAGGATACCCATCAACATCCATCTCATAATACACACGTTTGCCGGCGACAGTCATTCTATATAACACCGGTGTCGGGATATCCTTTATCCATTCAGCGGCATAATACTGTTGCTCTGTCTCCAGATCATACTCAACTTCCATCTCCTCCTTAGGCTCGTTTTTAGGTTCTTCAGCAGGCTTTTCCTCCTCAACCATATCTTTCTTTGGGATCGTTGACAAAACGTCTAATATGCCAAAGAAAGCGGTAAATTTAGGATCTGTATGATATGATCTTAATATTGGTAATGATGATCGCCAATAATATGATGGCGCATTCTCGTCCATTGGCTTATTATGAACAAACTCTATTACAATGCCATCATCCGTGATAACCACACGATGTTTTTTGGATAAACGGACTCTCATATCATCAAATGATTCTTGATCGCTTATGACTTCCATATCCATTCCTTTCTTATATATCGTATCACTTATAGCCTCGTATCCAAGAGCTAGAAGTAATTTTTGTTTTCTTCTATCCATGATAATAATCTGGTTTTTAATTTACCATCCTCCTCGACTCTAGGTGCGAGATCCCTCATCCTTCTGGCTGCCAACAGCCATACGTTGCCAAACTCGTCCAAGAGCCGGCTGAAATCCATCGTATCTAATAGATAATCGAATCTTGTATGCTCATCAGCCGTCAAGTAGATAATGTTATCATTATCCTCAGCAACTGATTTATATTTCCGTTTAGGGTATAAGTGGCATATGTTGCTTACCCCCGGGCATGGTATGTATGCGCCGGTAGCAGATCTCCTTGTCATACTCAACCTAGCCACATGAGCGCCAAAGAAAACGGCTAGGCTCTTCCCCTTCGGCTTGGTCTTCACCCGTATCGCCGCCATTTCCTTTGGCGGTAGCTCCTTGGCTCTGCATGCGGGACACAACCCCTTACTCCTTATGGTTACCATCCTTCCGCATCTCTCACACGGTAACATCCTACCTCTCATGCCTTTTTCTTTTTATAACTTTTGTTGAACTCCATAAGGCTCATAGCCCTATACCTCTTAAGCCTATTAATCTTACCCTCAGTCCAATCTTGATCCTTGAAGTTGATGATCGTATCGAATATCTGAGCTAGTTCCCGGATATTAAAACTCCTGTTTTGTATCTTCTTATAGAACCCCGATCTGCTATATCCTAATTTAGAAGCTAGATAAGTTTTGTTAGACAATGTGAGGATACGATAAATCGTACCCTCCATTTTACTTATCTCCATCAACTTCTCGGCTATGGACGACGTGGTTTCGTAGCTAGCTTTACTGCCTACTATCCTCATTTTTCTCCGGATTCCTGATCTTACCATCAAACTCGTAGAAGTCCATCAGTTTCTTCTCTTCCTTGATACAAGTGACAACGAAATCTGATATGGTTCCTTTCATGCCTTCCTCGAAATTCTTTTTGGCATGATCAAGGTCATTGGCCTGAACGATGTAGTTAAACGCCTTGCGTTTCTCATTGCTCGATTTCTCGTCTATCGTAATATAATCAGCCGTGACCTTATAGAACCGGTCTCCATCCATGGCAAACAATTCCGCTATCCTGAATCGTTTGATATCAACGCTAAACTCACCGGAGATGAATGGCTTCATCTCCTCTATGATCCTAGCCTCACATTCGGTATAAGAAAAGGCATCTACTAAATACTCTTCCTTTACCTTCTTCTTCATGCCGTTCTCGATATCGGTCTCGTAAGAAACCGTACATTTAAACCAATTGTGCATTTTAATCTATATTATTGTTAAACAAAGGATAATCTTTTATTCCTTCACGAATATATCTTTCCGTATCATCATCCACGCCATAAGCCTTCTTGAAAAATATCATAGCCTTGTCCGTGTCGTGATCCACCAACGGAAGATATTCCTTTACGAAAAGAACTTTAAGATGATTCATGTGATCAATCTTGCGCCTTACATCAATTACTTTTGGCCATATCTCGGCACGGATTTCACCCATCTTTTTTACATTCTCTTTGTATTCGTTTACCTGATCTTTGTACTCCTCCTCGATCTCGTTGTTCTTATCCTTGACAGACTTATAAGCTTCCTTATCTTTCGTGTCAAACATCGGAACATGCCTGATATTGATTATATCCAATCTACTGCATAGCTCCTCATTGGATATGGTGAAATCATATCTAGTCCTATATAGATCAAAGTCACTTAAGAACTTAGCTATTTTAATAGCATCATCCTGATCAAGAACGGCTATATTCAAGCCCTCCAAATAGTAGAAGAAATGAGATGGAGAAATAGATTTATATCCATACGTCTTCATGACTGGAGGCTCATCTATAAACCTGACACCTTCCTCCGCACATCTTGTTACGATCAATTTCTCTACCTGCTCATCAGTAAGATCATATATCTCCTGATCGGTCATCTTATCAATTGTCTTCATCATCCTCATCCTCCGATATCGTTATAGCCTTTGTAAACTTTTGTTTATAGACCTCACTCATAAGGCAGGCGAAAGTCCTATCATTCATACTAGCCATAGTATTGGCCTCTACCATAAGATTCATCTCGATGTTCTTTACCGAGATTTCATAGTTATCATCATCTTCTTTATAGAAAATGACTTTACCACCATACTCGAAACCATCATCCTCGGCCTTAACCATATCGATGATCCTCTCTAACTCCTTTACAAATTTACTCTTTTTCATATGTGTAATTTTTATGTGTCTACAAAAGTAGACATTTTGTTTTTGAATTAAATTAAATAAACATTATTAATAGTTAATACGCTTAGGTGATTATATACCATTTTACACTAAAATCGTAAAATGGTATATAATCACCTTATCCTCCATATATCTTAAGCCCTTTTATATTGTATTTGCTTATATCCATACACAAATTACACCCTCCATGACAACAACACCACGAGCAAAAGGCTAGTCGCTCCTGCTCCGGCCTACCTTGAAACTCCACTGCCGCCCTATACCATGCCGGGGATAATACCCTGACCTTCTCCGGTACGGGCGGTGTCATGAGCACCGATCTCCGTCTTCCTTTGGCATCTTCCCTATTTCTCATTTGGGTTGTCCTTTAACAGCTCAGCTATCTTATCTTCCTTCAACATATTTTGCTTTCTCATGTTATCTACGACAAAGGCAGCGAACGCCATATCATACCTTTTCCTTAACTCATTGACAAAAGATTTGGCTTTTGATTCTACCATTGTCTCGATGTTGCTGTCTACAACTTTCTTCATCCTGCCTCTTATAAACTCGTCTACTGTCAACTCCTCATCCATATAATCTGACCTGAATCTATATTTCTTCTCGCTGGCGTTCTCGATGAGATCGCTCATTGATTCCCTCGCTATATCCTCAATTTTCTCTGATATCGGATTGGATATTTCTCTCATCAACTCATTCTTGAACTTTTCTTTAAGTTCACGTATTACAGCTAACCTGATCGAGCTGGTAAACTCCTCTTTCAACGTCGCTTCATTGTACATAGCTTCCTCGAATACATCTTCCAAATTTAATTCTACTTGAATTTTCATATCATTATATTTTAATAAATTATAAATTTTTTAGGCATATAATTATCATGTATTATTTCCCCTCATCTTTTAATATTAATTTCTTCCCGATCTTTTTAATTTTTGTCGGTCTTGATAATCGATAGTCTCTTTCTATCGGTCTATTAAGTACATCATCCTTGTGCCCCTTGTATCCTTTCTCGTAAGCACTAACCCTTGCGCAAAACTCAACCACATCGCCTGGCGATAAATTAGCACCACTAAATCCTTTTGTTAAATCGAACCACAAATGATCTGATACTATTTTGCTATCAAGTGTCACATCTTGTAAAAGCATCGTTTTTACAGGTCCAATGTATCCATTCCTAAATCCAAATCTAACAAAGGTTGCTGTAAACACATGGCGTCCTTTTGATCCTATTGTTCTCAATTCTTCTCTCATCTCCTTTCTTATTTTTTATTCATAAAACCAGTAATTTTCTTCAAATACCCTTTTGTCATCTCAATAAAGTTCACGCAATCCGGCTTGCTCAACTTGTAAATCAAAGCCGGGTTATGAATTACGGCTATAATTTGTGTTTGCGGTTTATGAAATGACAATACCTTGTACAGATCCATGATATTGTCAATATCTAAATTCCTGTCCGGCTCATCCATAAGGATTGTATACTCAAAATCCTTCTCCATTAATACCACATGATTGTCTTTGTAGTATTTTAAAAGATTGTCGATCCTGTTTGCCCAGAACTCATTTGACTTTTTCTTAAATTCCATAAGCTTCTGTATCGGAAACGCATACTCATCTTGGTTAAACACAAAATCAAAAAGCGAGTTCATGGCATGAAGGTTCTTCTCCCCAGAGGATCTAGATGTTCCATTCATATACAAACTTAAATTATTGATATTATCCAATATATCATCCTTTCTCATTTCAGTTTGCTGTAGGAGATGGAATACCTTCCCGATATAATCCGACTTAATACTGATCCCGTCAAGCACCTTGTCATCATCAAATATATCCGGGAAATACAATGCTTCTGACGGTAATTCAGAACACATCTTTTTCTCGCACAACATGTACTTCGATATCATATTCAGGAGGGTTGATTTCCCGCTCCCGTTCTTGCCTACAATCACATTCACGCCGGGCTTGAATATAAACTCAGAGCCATTTTTGAACGCTTTTATCTTTTGGATATATTCAAATGGAGTCTTCTTGTTGTCGTCTATCCTTATAGAAGTTATCATCTTATATGATTTTGTGTTTAATTATTTAAGCCTTTCATCAATCGCCAAATCAAATATCTTATCAAGACATTTCCTCATCTCCGCCGCCCCGATGATCGCCTTTCGATTCCCGAACGAGAGCCACGAAGTAATGAACCCACTGACCTCCGCGTCCCGCCCGGAATACCGCCTTGGGAACTGGACGGGATCGCTGGCAATAAAGTCGGCGGTTTCGTATTTGTCCGCCATGCATTTCGGCATGTCTACAAATTTGTCATTCATTGTTTATCCCTTCATTTGTTCGCATGCCAATCTTTCAAGTTCCGGTGTAACGTTGGTATTCATTATGCCTTTCAAGCAAGGGCATTGTCGCCAGACTATATCATAAATCTTTGACAATTCAATCAAAGCCTCATTGTTTGATTCAACTGTCATAATCCAATTGTCCGGCAATATCTCTATCTCCCTGCATGGTATTTCTTTCTTGCCTTTTGGCATATATCCGTTCTGATAGTCTTTTACATTACATCTACCAAAATATCTTCCAGTGAGTATTCCGTTTTCGTCCGTCTCAAACAACCCTCCTATCCATCCTATCTTATGGATGTTCTCCGTCCACGTTCGAGTGGCGAATAAAAACTTTTTTACAGGAACTTTTGAAAATGCATCAACATCATGGATACTCCCGTCCGGCTCTTTGAATATCGATGATTTTCTTTTATTCTGGCAACTCCCGTCTAAGCCTATTTTTTCCCATTCGCCATCGTCAAATCTCAAAGGAGAGATTATATCAAAACTGCAAAGTTTCTTGACGAGATTGATTTCAAATGGTGCCGAGAATCCGCTGTTACCATGAGAAGAGAACAGCGCGACAGCTTCTATTACCTGTTCGCGCATCCATTTGTTAGGACCGTCCTCTTCTTTGCTATATCCGGCTAATTCCAATTCTCTTATCGCATGTTTACATAAATTACTGTTTGCGATAATATACCGAAGAGCCTTCTTGTTGATAAGGCTCTTCTTGCTCATTTTCTTTACAATTCTTCTACTCTTTTTCATGTTTAATGTTATTTAATGTTTTAATCACCAATCTCCTCTATCATTCGTATTGTGCCATGACCATCTGTTTCGCGAAATCTTTGTACGCCACTATTTTTCGCAGGTTTGCTCGCATTCGTATTTCCCCGATACCGCCGACCGGAGACAAGGCGCCTGTATTAACACCTCTTTCCATGTTTATTCCTCCTTGTTATATAATTGCTTGTTTTTATATTCCAACATCCTTCCCATCCTCTTTAACCCAATTAACTGTATCGCAATACCAACAATACCCTGTCTTGGAATCCTTTTTATGAGAATGGGATCCACATGTGGCGCACCAATAATTATCATCCATATTGTATGTATAACTTTCATCCTCATGCATTTTGGCTATTCTAGCTACCCTATCCTCCAGCAGATCCTTTAGATAATGGCATTCGTAAGGTCTATCCTCTTCCTTTAATATATAAATATCGATATCCATCATGCTCCCCATCCTGTCCGTACACATACACTCGGCGGCATGGCGCACGTTCCCTTCCGGCATCCCCGGAACTATCTCCCGGATCACCGCCTCCATCTTCTGTTGGTATTCGGTGTCTACCTTGACCACCAAATCCTCTAATTTATCTATTAAACTCATGATCTTTTTACCTCTTTATATATAACGTCTATATCATCTTTCCTATCTACATCAATACAATGGGTATCCTTACAGTAATAATTCTTACTATTATTAAATACGCATCCTTCACAACTAGCATCACTGGATTCAACCACCTCCAGTTCTACTTCTTTCGAACCAATATTATATTTAAATATAGAGCCTATCTTATGATACCCTATATTCTCCAAAGTTATACTATTATTTATCATATCCTCATGTCCGAATACGCTGTTAATAAAATCAAGCATCTCATCATTGAATGATCCGCTTTCTTCTTGCAGCTCTCTACATTCATCCTCGGTCAATCCACAAGAAGACACCAGTTCCTCTGCGGCCTGCGTCCATCGCCCGTCGTGGGCTAGCTCCTGAACCGCCAGCCATATCCCTTGGTTCATGCCCTCCATTCTTGCCTTATCTAAAATACCCTTATCCTCCATATCTTCGATCATTTAAATTCTTGTTTATTATAACAATCTCTATATCGTTTAACATTTTATCTTTTGATGTTTTTTCTACTGTTCTTGGAATGATATTAAAATCTTTATTGCTAAGCTTATTATCCACCATAATCTCAATCAACTGCTCTATGGTAAGTCCAAGCTCATTATGGATATAATTCTTTATCGCTTTATATTCTTTACTCATGGCTTTTTATTGTTACTATTTCTATTGGCTCATTGGCGAAAGTCAATGGACCACCTATTATTCTCTCGATTGTTCCGTTGGGTAATGTTACACCATAATCATCATCCCTTACCTCATTCTCATGAACACCCGCGCTATGATCATCTGGATCATCATAAACAAGCTCCCATCTAAGCATAGGTATTTTCCATGTGTCCTCTACCCTATCATAGATAGGACAATCATTAAACACAAGCTCCTCTCCGTCTCTGTTGACTGCTAAATATGCCATAAATATCCTCCTTAAATTACTATTTCCAAAAAACTATATATCCATCCTCTATATTGCTATGATATACAACATCATTGGTGTCATTATCCAATATCTCATATACATCACCCGACTCATCCATTACCCCACGAAAAATGTTCTCTCTATCCAAAAAATAACATGGTTTCTGTACTTCCGGTAGAGAATTATCTAATGATATCCACTCCGATCCAATTACGGTTATTGTAGCTCCCATATGATTCTTCGTTTAATATTATTATTTTAACCTTGAATTCCAATACATGATTTATCATATCATCATCCACCATATTATCCTCATTGATAACACCTCCGCTCGCAAGATTTATGTAATCTGGTTCAGCCAAATCACATATTACCTTCCCATCCTTATCCATGATCCCATATATATAACCATCTAATCTCTCTACCATATCATTATACGTATTACAGATATAAACAATATGATAATCATTGTATTTTTTCTCGACATACTCATGCACATCCATTTCCAGAACCTCATCATCAGCACTGCCCGCATAATACTCAAGCGTATCCATCACCACTACCGGCCATCCTATCTCCTTGGACATAGTAGACATCTCGTTGATGACCTCCCCCGTTCGAGTCTCGTCATACTTTCCGTTGTTAAACTCATGCATTGCGTAAGTCAACTCATAGATATTATGGCAAATCAGCCCTATAGGTTTATTTTGCTCCTGTTTGATTCTATCTTTTGTATCCATATTTAATAGATTAATATTGTTGTAATGATTGTGACAAATACTTTTAGCCCTTTTTATTATTCTACATAGATTTGTTTTTATCACTTCTATGTCATCAATACTAAGAGATGTGTTGTTATCATCACATCTATCTAATATTGTTTGAATTGTAGCCAAATAATGATCCATATCTTAAATTGTTAATTATATTACCATCTCCCATTTCCCGGCGTAAACAGTATCTCCCCTGTCCTCACCCAATGATTCCAGTTATTTTTAAGTTCATCAATATCATACGCCTCAGCCGACTTACCGTTATCAGATCTTTTTATGACCGACATAATACTTTCCGCTTGCACGCTCCAATGACTATAACAGTCTGTCCCGCATCCGCACGCCGTGGCTCTCCCGTTATCGAACTTCCAGACCAGAGGCCGGAGGCCGCATCGTGGACACGGCAACCATTCCATTGGATTCTCCGGCTCCTCATAAGCATCAATACACTTGTACTTATATCTCTCTACCATTATGATCAACCATTACAGAATTGATTTAATCTTTCGATTCCTCATCTCATTCTTATCCTTAAACATCATTATCCTATTAACAATTCCCTCCGATTCCATGTACGTCGAGAATCCATGTATTCTTAGATATTGGATTGCTGATAGTGATTTTTCTAATATTTCCTTATATTCTATATCTGTTTTAACTGCTTTCCCCATGATCTTTTCCCTCCATTTCTTCTAATATGATTTTAACCAGATATACTACCTCGTCTATCTGGTCGTAATAAACATTCACCCCATCAACTTTATCATTGTTTTCATCATATCCATCAACCATCAAATTATCTTCCCCCGATAAATACACGGATGTTATAGATAAACAAATCAACCCGTTATCGGTAAAGATCCTTATTTCAGCCGGAAAATCATCTATATGGCCTACGCTACTCACATCAAGATCAAGTCTCCCTGTTCTTTTAATCAAATCAACCATAGCCCCATAAGCTACTACGTTCGCATTTAATAGCATTTTATTTAATGCATTTACTCTTTCTACGTCTTTCATAATCTCCAACCCCTTTGTATCACATTGTTATACGTTATTCCGTTATCTTGAATTAGTTTCATAAACTGATCTTCGGTATAAGCCAGAGATTCCCCTCTGTTAGCCCTCTCTATATTCTCACTCATCATCCCTATAGCCTGTATTAAGGCTGCTGAGGAGTTGGCTATCAATTTAGCCGCTTCCATTATCCTATTATCGTCCATAATCATATTACTTTAACTTCCTCGTTCCACAAATGTCTTTCATATACCATGGTTATTCCTATCAAAATCCCGGTATCTTCTCCCCAATATTCAAGTATTTGATTCCTGAATTTGTGACGCAATTTTTGTATTCCTCCCTTGTTTTTATCATAAGAAGAGTAATCTGATAATCTTACTGTCTCCATCGTTTACCTCCTTCATTTGTTCGTATGCCAATCTTTTAAGTTCCGGCGTGGTGTTTGTTTCTTCTTATTTTCCCCCATACTTATTTCTCATTTCATTAATATAGCTCATATACCAATCTCTTATATCCTCTTCACTATCCATGCTATACTCTTTATTGAATGGATCGTATCTGATAAACTCCTCTGTTCGGCAGAATGGGCATGGAATCTCTTCCAATGGCTTGATTAGAACACCATCATCACCTACATTATCCAGATCATACAATATGCCATCTATGCAAGTCGCGTCTGGATAATTCGCACCGAAAAGCGGGAATTCTGGACATGTGTTTCTCATACTTGTACTATTCAAATTCGTTCTCATATTCCTTTCTCCTATCCACTTCCTTTAAATTCAAACCATCAGGTGTCAATATCTTCTTTTCCAACAAATCAAAGAGAAGCATCGCCCTTGACTCCACCTCTGTTTCCCCAAATCCGCTATATACTTCTGTTGGCGAATCGTAGGCATTGTAACGAACATAGGCAGCTTCGTAGTATTCGCTATCCTTATTCGGGAAATATTGTGTCAATTGCAACCAGTCATCCCATATTTTTGATTTACTGATATTTATCATACTTGGTAGTATCTCTCCAAGTTCATGACTCATATAAGCCGGTATGAGGTCACCTTCTTTTCTATATGAATACCTCATTGTATTTTGTGTAACTGATTCTGTTTGGGATCCCCCTCCTTTCATCTCTTTCACAAAATAAAATTCCGACTCTGAATTTACACCCAACTCATGCAGCTTTAATGCAAGCTCATAAGGGCACATAAAATTTTGATATTTCATATTATTCTATATTTTCGTTTCTGTAATCTCCTGCATAGTCCAACCATACCCTGTAATCATTTCTGTACTTGGTTGCCTTTATTTTCATATTCCGGGATATACTCTTATTCACATTTTCACCAAGTACACTCCTTAGCTCCTTCTGTAAGACCGCCCCGATAAGAGGATAGATGTCCAAATAATTGCCTTCACACTTCTCGAAATCTATTGCCTTGTTCCCTATTGCCCGTTCTAATGCCTTGTCCATTGCCTTCACAATGGATTCTTGCACATTTTTATATCGATTGATAAAATCCTGTTCTTTATTTTCCATTTTAATATGTTTTTTACAAAAAATGTTCATTACCTTCATAAGGAATACAATAGATCCATCCCGTCCCATTTAAGCATTCATATCTTTCTTCTTTATATTGAGCATCAGCAATTTTCCTAACAAACAAACTTACGTGCCAATCATCGTCTTCTGTATCTCTTACTAAAACTTTATCAAATGGCTTGAATTTATATTCTGGTTCTATTTTAATACCAAAGAATTGTTTCAAATACATTTTGGCTTTAGGCTCTTTGCTTGTTTTAAGAGCATCAATAAACTTTTGCCTTTCATCCTCAGTAGCAAGTCTGTATTTTTCAATATTATTACAATCAGCATGTGCTTTTCTAGGAATCACGACTCCCCTCCCCTTCTTCCATGATGCATGAAAAGATGTAAGATATTCTCCGTTCGTATTTAATATAAACAGGTAATCACCCTGTTCATTACTCAATACATCTCCGTCCTTGAATGTGGTATATTCTGGAACTTTAAGCTTAAGTCTATAATTCTTTCCTCCGAATCCATTATTTGAGAACCAATCTGATATTATGCCGTGATCAGTATGGATAACTCCTAGGATTGGGAAAGACTCTTCCCTATGATACACAAACTCTACTCTGTAATTATCGCCATCCGTTACAATCATTCCATTGCGCTCACCATTGTTGATTTTCTTTGCCAACTCTAAATCAAATGGTATTGTTATCATTTTCTTTCCCATAATTTTACATGTATTTATATTGTTATTTTCACTTTAGTTATATCACTACATTGCAGCTTTATCTATTCAGCCAATCCAACGAACATGGGCGGACGCCCCGCTTCCCCGACCGCCTTACCCATACACGCCGGCTCCACCGGTAACGCCGCCCATGACATCTTGGATGTCTCTCCCGTAAATCTGATAGTGATCGCCACAGCTCTCAAATGTTACTTGATAGCTGTTTAATCCCATCCTAATTGTCTCGCAACACCTTCCATCTCGCTATACGCTATCCTGTGACATCCAGCAACCAATATATCATTCTTATAGCTATTGATCTTCCATTTGTGACTGGTTGTATCCAATACCATATCGTGTTGGAATTTACCGCCATTATGGAAGAACTTTATCAATTTCCAAAGTCTCTCAGCTTCAGCTCGCCCTATCTTGATATTCTTGCTAGTCTCAATTATGCCATTCTTAATGCGAAGCCATACGTTAGGCTGGTCATCCTCCAAATAATAATGTGAATATAATTCCAGAATCTTGCCAGACTTCCACATCTCGATCTGTTCTTCAAATTTTTTCTTGCGATCTTCTTTTTCTTTTCTTCTTTTTTCAAAAATTAAAGCCTCTTTTTTCGCCTGACTGTCTTCCCATCTCTGACATCTGGCCACATACCCAGCCCACGTTCCTTCACCACAAATCTCATCTACTATCACATTGGTCGTTCCTAAAGTTTCTAGCGCTTGATGATTTAGCAATACCTCAAACACACGCTTTAACTCATGGACGTATTCACTTTTAATCTTATCCGATCCATAAGATAACTCATGTTTAGGTCCGATCCAGGTGTTTGCACTCTTTTTAAGAAGGCTCTTGGGAGTACCCATATTAAAGAACTCAATATAATCCATTAGACTTCTAAATACTCCCCAAACATCCCTATAAGACAGGCTTGTTCTAACCTTCTTGTATTTCTCGATAACCTCTTTGATAAGCTCCAATCGACTGGTGATAAAAGCCATGCTGCCATCATCAGACATATTATATCCAACAGAAAATACCTTTGAACCAGTTGGTATTGCACTACGAACACAACGTTGATGTTTACAGGTAGAAGAAGAATAATACTTATCGTTAAGCAAATACGCCTTTTCACCACACTTATTTCTTACGATTCTTCCAATCTCAAAATGATAACCATAAGAATAAATACTTCTACCTTCAAAGAAAAGATTACTACCTTTTCCGGATTCTTTCTTTTCATTTGCCCATAAGTGAGCGACCATAGAGTTGTTCATATCAATATTTTTTTTGTTATACAATTACAGATTAATAATACGATATACGTTCATTACATCCGACATCTTGAATTTATCAACATCCGTATTCTTAACATCATATGTATATGAGTCAAATAAATTACTTACCGCGTTCAACCAATCATCATCTGTCGGTTCTTCTACCTCATCCATACAATCATACACATCCCAGTAATTCATGAGGATACCGTTGTACGCTATTTCCGGATCAGCGTATTCTCCTCTTGACATAAAGCAGATGTTTTTGCCGGCTTCGTTGCCGGCAACTATCTTTTTATAATCTTCTATAATCTTATTCATTTTTCTGATAATGATTATGTGTAGACTAAAAATTACTTTAACTCAAATTTAATTCCTTCCGGGAGTTGGGAGCGATCCACGTTATTCACGAAATCATCAAACTCTTCCTGTGTGATTTTCTTTTTATAATCACTCCAGTTGAAAGATAAAGTGTTCGTGTGATTATAATATATCACATTATCGGTTGACAATCCATAATCAAATACACAGAGCATTACCTTTTTATCTGTTTCCGCTTTCCTGATTATCTTATCGTGTTGCTCACAAATTTCAGCACGCTTTTCCATCATCTTTGCCTTATGAGCCTCCTCCCTACGTTTTCCGATATTTTCTGCGGAATAATACCCGGCTTTAATGCGCTCTTCAATAATCAAACGTTCCTCGTCCGTTAATGTCAAAGCAAACCTTTCCTTTTCCGGCGTATACGGATTTACCCATTTCTTGCCACATAGGTCTTCAAGTTCCGCAATAAGCTCGTCTGATCCACGTTTCCATCTATCCACAATCCCCAGGTTGAAAAGCAGATACTTGAAATACATCTTATCGTCCACCGCTTCAGATAATTTGGAATATTCCTTGTCTGATATACGTAAATATTCAATAGCCACAGACTTATCGCTATTCTTTATGTGATACATACCATTTTCCACCGGATACATAGGAGCACCATAATGATTACAACAATGTAATGGTATAAACTTCGCCAATTCTGGAACATACTTCGCAATCTCATCGTGGCAGCAGCCTCCCATATACTCTTTATATATCCCATATTTATTTTTCCAACGAATGTCAGCGGTTATACTCCAATCACACATATTGTTATGACAATCATCATCTAACGATATTGTAGTCTTGATTTTATACTTATATCCGTTCTCGGTATAGTAATTCTCTTTTGAATAAACCAGTTTATTTGCTGTTTCCATACTATTTAATTTAATTGTTACACTTATGAAAAATAAAATCGGCGCAACTTCCCGCTATATCATTAGCGTCATTGCACCGATAAAAGCCTTCTGTTTCCAAGTCCACATCTACAGGATACCCTTCTGCTTGTTCCAAGAAATTATTAATTTCCCTTTCTTCTTCATCCGATAAATCAGTATAATCACCATTTATCAGAGCACAAGCCCAATAAACTGGAAGCCTGTATCTTATTACCTCTATATTCATAATCTCATCAATTTACAATGTGAATTTTCAAATACAGGAACCAAACCCTGCTCTCTGAAATATGCAGTTGCTATTTTAAAAGCGTACAAGGCAGGTCTTTCCTGAATATTTCGTGTCGTCTCATAAAGAGATATTGGCTGGCAAACATAGAATTTCTCATTACCAAGACACCCAAAAACCCCATCCAAATAACTTTCATCACAATTAGTGCCTCCCAGTATCAACAAATCACATCCTGTCTTTCGGGCTCCGAGAATAAATGTCTTGTTCTTGTTTTCCGGAAGCATGAATATTTCCTTATCAATCTTAAACCAGTCACTCTGGTAACTCTCTACATCACGGCGAACGATCTCATCGATCTCACGAGCATATTCTTCTTGTGTTTTCATGCTATCTCATTTAATTGTCCAACATACACATCCCCATTCTCATAATAAAGTTGATCTTCGTACTGATTATGATGAAGCTCTTCACGTATAGCGTCTTCATCGTCAGCCCAATGTTCATATTCCTCATGCCAAGCCTTGAAAAAATTATTATAACATTTTTCTATTAAGTCCTCTAAAGAGAAATTCTCCGGGTAAGTACACCAAGTATCGTAATAATCAATTATTGGTTTAAGAAGATAATAATCATAGCACATCCCTGTTAATGGGCAATTGTCTTCGTATCCCAATATTACCCGACTGCGTCTGCACTTGTAATTATATTTCCCATCTATATATTTGCCTGTAGAATAATATTTACCTTTCGTGATATGTGGCATAATGTTGTTATTGATATACCTGAACAATAATTTACCGCATAGATTCTCAGGGAATATATCACGATGATAATCTGTAGGATGTTCATAAATAGGATCTTTGTATTTAAACTCATAACTAAAATCATATCTCTCGTATCCAACTTCCCAACCATAAACCTTAGTATCTGTCAGATCTTCAAAGGCTTCCATTGACTTTTTATAGTCTATGTCATAAGCATCCATACATTGCTCCATTACATTCCAACGCTCACGCTCTATGATCCTTTCTTGTGAGTCTTTTGACAGCTCATCAAACTCATACAGTTTTAATACAATCTCTTTCATAATCCCTCCTCTTTTAATATAACTAGATCCCTAACGTCAATCGAATGACTTACGTACCTCCTTATGTTCACGTTTAGAGATATGATTGTGGCTATTCTCACGAACCACCACAATCCAGATTCAGATATTACTCATCCTTTATCTTTACGAATGGGTTTTCTACATAAAACTCCACTACATCCTTAGATTTTATAGATGTCACTATACCGGTGGTATCCACAAATCCATCCGTTTCATCCATTGTCAAATCTTCTATTTTATCTCCCGGCAAAAAACAAAGATTATAGTCTTGATCAATATACATAATCATCTTTAACCTAACCATGTCATCAATGATGCCTTTCATTCTCTCCACAACATCCAATTGATCATCACTAAGCATTAATCTACTTTTTGATGATTTCACTAACCTTATGTCTCCATTCTTGTCAACTACAGTTAAGTCATTGAATTTATACACATCTTCACATGTTCTGTAATATGTTTCCTTACAATAAATTTTTCCTTTATTATCTATTTCAACATCAAAATATTCCAACTTACACTTGACAGCTCTTCCGTTTTTGTATTTCCATACATCACCTATTGGAGCGAACCCATATAATGACTTAAAAACATCATATATTGATAGTTTTGTCTTAGGAATGCTCTTGCCCTTTTTAAAACATTCTTCGGACGAATAAAATAATTTCCCATCTAATGTCTTCTCAGTCCTACATCCTCCCCATGTTCCTACATATCTAACTACTCCATATGTAAAACTGATCAAGATCTTATCAATCTCAAACCACTTTAATTTTTCTGACATATCGTCAAAAAGATATCCACTCTCTAGATAAACCGATAAATATTTTCTCATTTCCATAACAATTTATTTTTTTTAAATTAAACAACATCATTTGTCTTGATCACTATCGGTCTCAACACTCCTCTAAGTATCATGGTTTTCATGATACAACTCCCTTGTGTAAGGACTCCAGATCGTCCCTGACTCCACTGCCGCTGGGTCAACCGCCATCAGCCCCGCGCCTATCTCGTAATATAGCTCAAGATCCATTGGCTCTAACGCTATTTTCTCCGCTTCTTCCCGGCTTAATCCTGACAGCATTAAACACCTAACTCTATGTTCATAAGCAATGGGCGTTTCATCCGGACTTAACCTTACTGATATTATTTCAGCATCTTCTATGCTGTTAAAAATCAACTTCCTCTCCATACTATTATTCCATTATAATATCACATTAAACAATTCATTAAGTCTATCTACCTCACTTAGGTATTCATCTTCTTTATCAAACTTAATTTGAGTCCCATTATCCAAGCCAAAGGACAGGGTAAAGGATATGACCCAGCCCGATCCGTCCACGGCCTCCCCCTTGGGCGTCCATGACATCACATGTTTCTTGGATATCCACCACCTTCCTATCTGGACGAAATCAGGATAGTTATTCATTAAATATACCATCTGACTATCCATCTTATTGACATCATCAAAAGACACTATATGATACTTGTTTCTTATCCTGACCTTCAAGAAGGGGTTATCCATATTATATGCCGCAAATGCTGATATTACGGAACTGGGGTATCTAACCCCTTTTATTATTACCCATTTCATATACAACACCTCCTATATTAAACTATCTAATATAAATTCATCTTCCTCCGTTCTCTCATCCATAGGCTTGTTTAGTACCGTTTTGACAAGATCAAGCACCTCCTCCCAAGTCCTTTCTGATAGCGTCCCGATATTTATACCACAACATCTACATCCACTAGAAAACACTGGTATTGTATTCCCGTCATACATTCTAACGAATTTGTATCCTATATACTCATTACATAAAGAACATCTTCTTAACGGAATGAATCTTATCTTACCGCTATTGACCATACTTATCAGCACTTCTTTATTCATATCATTTCCTCAATTTGTTTTTAACCTCCTTAACATATTTAGGGGAATGTAGTCCCCTATGCAATCTTATAGCCCGATCTATATCCTTTTTAGGATTGTGGTGAGATTGATATATCTCGAACATTTCCCTAGCCTTGACAGAATTCGTTCGATCTTCGTACCTATATCTCCTTTTCTCTCTTTTAAGGCGTAATATCCTATTAACCTCATCAACGTATATCCTTTTCATTTGCCATCTCCCTAAAGCCCCGGAAGTGGCGTTGTACGCCCGATCGTCATCCCTTGACTCCACGAAAGATAGGGCGGCCGCCAGCTTATCCCATACCCGTGCCTCAATCACGGCTGGCCTTGGGGCGTGGGGCAAGCCACCGCTCCCTTTTGGCGGTGTTAACATTATCATCATCGTTATAAGTAAGTATCTTATCATACTTCCTTGTTTTTATAAAACTCCTCCCCAAATTTCACGTTATCCACATAATCCTCCATGCACTCATGAACAACTATATGAATATCCCCCTCCACATATGTTACCTCGGACATCAGCCTCTCATTAGTCACCCACCAAGAATAACTATCAATATGCCGTGTCTCGAATCCATGATCATGTAACAGACACATAACATTATGTTCTAAATTCTTAACCATCATCACACAATCATACACGATATATCCGTTGATACTTTCATGAAACCATCCGAATGCGCAAATGTATCTACTCATTAGCTTATACAACTTCCTCGCTACTGGATTAGGTATTACCTCATCCATATCAAAATCCATACTCTCCTCGATAAGCTTATCCACATCCCGCTCCTCAATACAAGCCCTAGGCATGCCTTTCGCCCTCACATGAAGGCGTGATCGACTATCCCGGCTTAATACCGTCCCGACATACTTCTTTCCTTTGGTATATCCAATATTATGATTCCCAGCAACGTGAAACATAATTTTATCACCTATGTTAATCTCTTCCATATCCAAGATATTTATATTATTTGTTATCCTTTTTATACAAAAAGGGGATATAATGGCATAATATTATGATATCAAGACACGAATACGTTATCTATCATATTATCATACATATCCTCCATATAACGTTATTTATGGCATTATATCGTATATGATGCTGCATACCATAAATACGTCCAATCAATCCTCTTTTAAGCTCTTATCGCTATTTAGACTATCAGCTATACTCAATATCTTCGAAATAAGAGCCTTTTTAGGCTTGTAGTCATCATTTACGCTTATAACCGAGTAATTATATACCACGCCTTCTTTCGACACCTCCACACCCACGTATTTAGGCGCAACAGCATCCCTATGCAACACGATAAACGGGTTTTTACCGTCCAGTTTATTTATCAACTGGTTAAACTGTCGCCTTGTCATCTGATAGTGATATTATTTCCATGTTATAAATACGATCTCTCTTTACCCTTATCTTCTCGCACAGCTCATCAAAGCACCCATCTCCTTCTAACCTACCAACATAATATGATACATTCGATTTAGAGCTTCCTTGAAGATATATATATCCTCCTATATTCCTTGAGAAAAAATTAGGTAAGACCATCTTTTGCCTCTTATCCTTATTATCCATGTAAGATATAACGACAACCCATAATTCTGGCTCCCGTTCTTTTACAGATAACATGAGATCAAGACTCGATTTACCATTAATATTCCTCCTGCCAGTTTCGTTATAACGAAGAATAATATAATCATTCGCGTTATCATCCTCAACCATCACGACTATAGGGCGATCTCCCTTCCCATTATCACATAATACTCTTGGCTCTTTCCCGTTGCGGAGATACACCTTATCGTAATCTCCGTTTTTGTATATCTCAAAATCAAATTCTATCACCATATTATTTTCTCCTATTGATGTATTGTTGCGTACGTCCTTCCTCTATTTTTTCGAAATAAAACTTATTCCCATATAACCGAGTGAAGCAGATGTTATACCCGAAATGTTCCGCGCGTCTGATCTGCGCGTAACCTCTACTGATGTCATTATTATCAATCAGCGTAACAAAACAATGTGATCCTACTTCTGTATTCAAAACCAGATTTTCCCAATCTTTTACCTCCATATCAAATCTCCTTAAATAATTTTTTGTTATGATTATCGCTATTATACCATTTATCAATATTATCGTACTGCTTTGGATAAACCCCATAAGACCTACACCACCTAGGTAACGGCCCGTTCAGCACATCTAACGCCGTCTCAAGGTCAAACGTAGCTTCCTCCTTGACACAACACCCCGATCCACTTCCACAGCTCGGTATATAAGCTCTACTATACGCTACGCTCATCCCATATTCCCCATGACTCAGATACCCGATGTTGGGTGAATCAGGGAAGGCGTAATACAACATCGTATAATCACCCTTACTCCAATCTCTATTATAAGTATCATCCTGCCATGCGAAAACCCTGCAACCGGCTCCTTTTAATTCCGCTGCCGCTCTTTTTAAAATATTATCTTCCATACTACTTACATTTAAGTTATGCCAAGGCGCCGGGAACCGACCCCGGACCATATCCGCACACGTACGATCATGGTATTCCTTCCGCCCCGCCAAGGCTTGGTTCAACATTAACAAACTTTCATATCCTCACACATCTTAAAAAAGACCTCTCTTATGATCCTCTTGTACAAGATGTATATCTCATCATCATCCTCATCGAACTCCACGCCCCATGAACGTAATAAATATCTAATGTCGCAATCCGCTATATGAATCCTAAATATGGATGGAACGCTCATTATGTAATCCTCAAAAGCTTTCTTAATCCCATCCCTTTTGATATGTTCTTTATACTCATCCTTGAACACGTTAAGCATAAAAGATAGATATTCCCTATCATATTTAAACTGCTTCCCATAATTATCTGTATCTATATGATCCAGTATATATATTTCTATCGCGTCTCTATCGTATCTTGACATACTTCTTCCTCCTCCTTTTGATATTTTATAACCTTTTTCTCCCCATACGCCTTCGCTAACTGGATAAGTTGACCGGTAAATACCTTGGTACGGTGTTTTACGATCTTATCCACCAATTCCGGGCATCTGGTTTTCCACCTGTAATTAACCTCACCTTTAGCTTTCTTCTTATAATACCTGTAGAATGTTACGGCTACTACCACTTCTCCATTCTGCTCGAAAGCAACTAAATCATAATTATTATAGCTTATCTCGTTCATCTTGTTATTTCTTTTATATATTCAATCACTTCTTTTGATAAGGATGTTATATCCTTAACCCTTTTCCCAAAATTGTATACTCCTCTCTTCCATGGGTAATAATCCCCCACATACATACCTACACCCTGCGGATGAAACGGGTTTGAACTACAAGCAAATACCGGATAATATACAACCCCATTACGGTCTTTATCCTTACTGCTTACACACACAATAGTATATCTATCAACCGCTTTATCGCCAAAGTCATATACTCTTACTTTTACCTTCACACCATTGGCGTTTGTTATAATATTATTCATACGCACCTCCTTTGTTGTTCACTACCCGACTAATCTATTTCCTTCCCATATAAGGTATATGAGCCACACCATCCACGACTCTCATTCGATACCCGAATATGATTCACAGGTTTATTCCCCGCCATACAATTAGCGTAAGATAATACCGCCGACATGCTTCTAAACCCAGAATCCATTGATGATTTAATAAGCTTCCTATCACACCCAAATACCAATATCTTTACAACATCCTTCTCTTTTACAGTTCTTCTTACACGCATAATCTTGCCATATAATAAACAAACATAAAATCTATCTTATCACGGTCATTACGATCCACCCTATGCCCGGTTAGATCCAGAATAACACGACGTTTCTCTACTACCGGTATATTATCGACCTGGATCTTTATATACCGGTATTCCATGACCTCCAATTTCTTGGATAGTATATCCCGAATATCTTGCCGACGGAAATACATGTTTATCCCTATGTGGCTGGATGTTAAAAGACATTCGTCTATTATCCCATCAGTATCGAACAACAGCAACATATCGTCCCTCTCGATAGTATATTCCATATCAAGAATCTTGATACGTTTACCTCCATCCTTCTTCTTAGCTATTAAAACCTCCGTCATTTCATTCTCTGTCGTAAGGATATAATACGCCTCTTCTCTCGTAATATTATCCCGTAGATAAAGCAGCGCTTCATCTTGTAATTTCATAATCTCGTCCATGTTATTAGTATTTTATATTACCACGCCAAAGAAAAGAACGGCAGCCGACACCCGCAGCCTACCACGCCGTGACACTGCCGCCCGTTCCCCTTGGTGTTATTCCACCACCATCAACCGGTTTTAAATCCAACATTCCTCTACCTCTATCTCCATATGATCCTCCCAATCACATCTATCAACATCCTCACCATCCTCGAAATAATAGTAAGCCCATACCTGTACGCCTCCTACCTCTATATATCCATCACTCTTCCATTCTATCAACCCGTCTTGCCTTACCACGTTGGTAGGCTCAGCCCCTAACGACAGCAGATTATTTACTATACTACCGCCAAATACGTTCCTTGCTTCTTCTCTCGTCATATCACTATCAGATTTTTAATATTACACTACCGCCAAAGGAAAACAGGGACGGACGACCAGCGGGGCCGACCCCACGCCATCGCCGCCGCCCGTTTCCCTTGGTTTCCCACACTCCCTCCATCACCCAAAGAAACACACACCCATACATAGACATACCTCCATACCCATAAGATCCCTATCTGTATTGGAGAGTACCATTGTTTGGAGGTTATCCTTATCCCACTTATTCCCCTTATTTCACTTGGGCTACTTAATTTTCCCTTGATTCCCTCGATTCCCCTTGATTTACCTCGATTTACCTTGATTTACCTTGTCTGGAGGTGTCCCCTCCCGCAAAACAAATCAACCCCACCAACTCCCAGCATAAAACCCGAGACCTTCCTCCCGATTGTTCCACGTGGAACGCCCGTTCAGTCTAGGATATCGAGGTCCTTGTTCTTGATTGCCTTATATACTTGCCTAATACAATGTATTGATAATAAAACCAATAAAAGAACTAAGATCAAAGGCAGGGCGTCGCCCGTAGCTATAACATACCGCCCTAACTCAAACGCCATGTACCCACAAAACAAAGTAAGTACGAAATATATAACTAATCCCATAAAATATACAATAAGTAAACACGATTTTAAAATTACGCCAAAATAATATAATCAATTGAGTATCAATAATATAATATATATCAATCCCTAGAGCTTCCTCTAAGGAAAGACAAGCCCAAATATAGATAAAAAATATACAATAAGTACCGCCTATTATATACCTTTTAGGATCGATTCAAACGCAAAACCATACATAAGGGCACAATATACCCGTCCGCATGGATATATATGTATACAAAATGATGCTAAATAAAGCATTTTACTTACACATTTTCGATTAAGGCTTAAAATTTACCGCCTTAACACTTTTATGTGTAAGCAAAAGAATGGTTATTATATCATATTGTAAAATATAGACACAAAAAAGCCCTTCCGTCTTATATCACTACAATACGGAAGGGCAAAACTTTAAAATCAAATAAAAACAAACGACTACTGCCTCAATTTGTTTGCCATGTAACTAACACGCTTACGCCTGCACTTATCCGACTCCCTGCTACAATCTAATTTATTAGAGTTGTATAGTTCTTTGGTAAGTTCAACGTAAAATTCCATTTGGGCTTTTTTGATGGACTTTAAAGCCTTTTCTTTTTGAATGGATAATTTCTTATTCAAATTATCAAACTTTTTTTTGTACATAATCTATTCTTTTTTAATGGCACCAATAAGAAACGGGAGACCGGGGGACGACACGGCCGGCGTTATCGATATAACCAGCCGAACGCCCGCACGCCCCCCCTATTTTCTTTGGTTTCGTCCCTTTGCCGACAACGAAGCCGACCAAATACGCACATACGTTGTCCGTGATACGTATCGACAAGGCGCACTTTGTCCGTCAATTTAACCGCACAAAATACCCTTGTAAGGGTTGTTATTTTGCTACTACATATAGCGTATAAGTATTTAAGCCACCTTAAACGCTATTGTTTTGATACATTAGCACGGTTATAACACCGTTATGCACTCCATACGTGTTACTCTAGCAACGTATGGACATACGCCCTATACATACGTATATACACCAACGTACCCCGTGATTCTACACGGCCTACTAGGCTACCTAGTGTACTTACCGGATTGATATAAACCTAAAGATAATAGTACTATTATAGACTATAATAGTACTTAAACCACATTGTTAAGCGGCGGCCTATCTACTGCTAATTCTCTATACCATAACAATATGCAGTATGTTTATATCAATATGTTAAATATCGTGTCCATTTAGTCTAGATCAGTGGCACGGCGTGAACGTATGGACATTACCACCATAACGCTCCTATACATAAATAATATAGGAGCTAAATACTTGTTATCTTTCGTTTTTTGGGTGTGTTAAATAGTATGTAACACATTTAGCTATTAAAGCAAATGTATACCGTTTAATAGGTACGGCACACTTTACGATACGTTTGTCTGATCCGTTAAACACTTCATAATATACACCCCCTTCATATTCTACAGGCTCGTTATACCCAAAGCGTTTATGTGCTTTGCCTGTTATCGATATCTCTGCTACCTTATCCTCTGACAACTTTGTGTTTCTATCTTGATCCTGTTTATCAAGATATATTCTCTCGATTTCCTTGTAAGCGCAAAAGGTTTCATCCACACGTGGCAGTATATCCTTGCAAAGTTGTATTACTACCTCCTTATCCCTTGCTAAAGCAACCAAAGCCGGTACTATAGCTTTGTCTACTTTTATATCATTATCTTTCAAAATCTCGTTGATTTCTTTGCCTGATTTAAACAGGTTACACCATGCTTTGACCGCACCCGTTAACGTTTTTTCACTTGCTTTCTTTACTTCATTTTGGACTTTGTTTAATTCTTTATTTGTCATTAGATTTGCCCGTACCCTCGGGGCTTGTATTGGTATCTGGTACACCTTGTTTATTAATATTGTTATCTTACAGGAGCAAATATACTACATGTTTTATTTTCAAACAAATATTTTGCAATAAAAATTCGGCGATTATATGTAATAAATCTAATCAAATGTAAATGTGTATTAAAATATTGGTTTATATTATTGATAATCAGCAAGTTAAATGCAAAATAAGCATTCTTTTTTTCGAATCGCTGGTCGTTTGCCGTTCCCGTTTCCCGTCCTTCGTGGATTTGGGGGGGCTGGGTCAAAAACGGCAGCCCGGCCGGGCCGATTTCGGGGAGGTGGTCCGTCCCGCACCCCATATCCAATAAAAGGCAACCATCTCCCAATAGGGTATCTTCTCAAACCCATTTAATAGATATAATTATAATTGTATTATATTTAGGGCGTAAATAAAAACATGAATAAGATTATGAGTTTAATGATAGAGTACATAGAAAAAGAAGGGGGGGGGGTAAAATATGTTTAGAAGAAGATGGTTTTCATCCCCAAAAACAGAGAGGAGATATTTCTTCTCCACCAACCAAGGATCATGCGACATTTATGCGGATGGCGTATATGTAGGGAGATATCTTGGCACGGGTATCACGGAGTTCACGTACTCAACGAGCAGGAATTATATAAATATAAGTTTGGTAGGTATCAGCCTACCGGATCAAGTCTATAATTATACGAATGGTATAATCACCGATTCGTTGGCTATTTATCAGGGTTCTACTACCGATGCCAAATATACCGCCATATTCGACGCTGAGATATATGAGACTATTCCTGTCACTAACGCTAGGGTACAATCAACGATGACCGATATAGTCATGAATTACAAGCTTGGGGATTTTGTGTCCACGTCAAAGAAGGAGTTAATCAATAGCGGGATTCAGGTATATCCAGGATACGATGGATTTTATCGAATTATCCAAGGAGCGTTTATAATTCCGATAATAAATACTACATATAAAATATATGTGAACTTCTTCACCCCCACATGGGAAGGTCATTCGGAAAGTCGAACACTTATGGGGTATGGTTATATCTATGGGTCTACTCCGGCTTCTCCTCCATCTCAATCATCTACTTACGTGACGGTTACTAACAACAGGCAGAATGCGGTAAGGGTTCTTATTCTTACGTCTCTTAACGTGACCGACATACAATCCCTTATAAATCGATATGGAACGACAGTAGTGAGATCTAGCAAGATATATGAGTATTATGATACAGCTAACAATATAATGACAGGGTTCGTGGAGGACAAATTGCCCGGTCAAGCCTATTACGCCTATATGCTGGATAATGAGTTGCGTACTGGTGTAGGGGACTTTACGATAGTATAACGATATTATCACCACATGGATGACGGTACCGGCCAAACGGGAAGGGGGATGCCCGATCCTCGTAGGGTTGGTTCCGTCACCCTCACTCCGCCCCTTTCGTTGGTTCCCTCCCATTATCTTCTTACGTCTCATTCTATCGACACAACCCATCTCCTATCCCCACTTCCAGCGTCTCATTTACTTTATTATATTTGCGATATAATTAAAACATAACATATTATGAATAAAAAAGTTAAATACATGGGGGGGGGTATTTTAACCCTCAGATAAGGAGGGGGTATGTTTAGGCGCAGGACTTCTTCTCCAGGTAAGATCCACTACCGTGTTAATATAAACAAGAATATGTGTCTTGGCGTTGTAGATATATATATTGATGGAGATACATATCAACGTGGTTTTAACGGATCTTATCTTGATATATATCGCGATAAGAAGATAAAAACTATAAGCATAAGAGGACAGATAGAATATCTAAATCCGAAAAATGAGTACAATGTTATTTTGGGCATAAGTGGAGGTATTATAGAGGGAACCCTTACGTATCAATATAATTCGGGTATGCATTGCGAGTTGGCTAATAAGGTGATATACGGGAATAGGATAACTAATTTTGTTCCTGTAACGGTGATAAAAGATCCTGGGAAGATCATTAATTTCACTTACAGATCTGAATTACAGACTCAGGTTTTAGATGAAAGTTATGTAAGTTGGGATGGTGATTATGTATTAAACGATAATTGTATAGTAACTGATCTTTGTTCGGGATGTGAATCTTATGCCTATGGGAAAAGTTCTCGTGGTAACTATCGAGTAACGGTAAGGATAGTGTAATCCCAAGGGAAGGAGGGAGACCTCGTCCTTCCGGGCCTCCCCCGTCCTACCACCGCCTCCCGTTCTTTTTGGCTTCTCCATGTATTGTCTTTGACCGGATATCAAAAATTTATATCTTTGGAACAAAACTACAATCATGTTTAGAGACACACTACATAAAATCAAGATCTTCTTCTGCGACGATGATGTTGAGAAGATATATGTAAGGGACAGTACGGTCATCCGCAACAACGAGATCCATAGGATGTATAATGAGATACTGGACGAGTTAGGTGATTTGGCTACGGTCGTATCAAGGAACTACGTATATGGTAAGATAAAGGACAGGACTGGATTAAGTATCCGTCATATTAGTAGGATAATAAACCATACTAAAGTTGAGGAGATATGATTAAGGACGTAATGGAGAGGGATATGATAAATGAGATATCCACGTTGTTCGTGATGATATTCATGTCCGGGTTGATGTTTGTCATGCCGATGTTAGATATAGAGTGCGATGATATTGCTATCATAATAGGATCAGGAATAATACTATCTTTTATACTAACCATAATACCGATCTTACTTTCTTATGACATAAGGGATGAGATCATTGAGTTGATTGGGGATATGGATAGCCAGATCGTGGTAGACACATCGGTGTATAAAACGAACCTGCCCTAAGTAATTCCTAGGGCAGATATTAATCTCAATTCGACTTCAAATACGATTCTATTCTATCAGCGACCTCTTTAGGCGTATGTCCATCCCATTCCCATGCCGTATCAAGTTCAGGGATATTAAACAACTCCCAATACCGGTTCTCATAATGATTGGATATCTGTCCCGTTGGCAGTTCTGCCATTACGATAAACCATCCTCCGCCGAAGCATTCCTCTCCATCATAATGCTTATGTGATTTACAGACCTTTATATCGCCTTTGCCCAACTCATTAAAGAAAGCGGCATTGTAAAGCATTCGATATTTATATAGTTCGTTAAATGTATGATATCCGTCGGATACGTTACCCATATCATCTTCATGTAAATATGTTTTCTCAAAAATGTCCTGCTTGCAAGGATAAAACTCCCCGTTTACTCCCTTGATGATGTAATCACCTACATTGGCTTTCATAACACCTTCAAGGGTTTCTATACTACAATCAACAGAAGGAGGTATCCCATTATCAGCGTCACCTTCCCTAATAACTTCTATTTTAACGCTATCACCAGCGAAATCCTTGATCTCATCATTATTAAAGCCTTTCCATTTTACGGCTTCTATCGCAATTGGTTTCTTTACATATCTATTCATAATTTTACGATTTAATATATTATTATCTTTTGATATACCTTTCTATAAGATCTATGGATAATTTAGCGCCCAGCTCTTCCTCCAACAGGTTAAGGTAGTTCCGGTGCAGGCACCCGCCCCTCTCCACCTCCCTAAAGCCGGTCCCGTCCCGGATCCTGACCAGCCCTTTCCTTGGATCCATGTCGATCAGATCCCGAAGCTCGTTCATATTCTTAAACCGGATCTCTATTACCTTAAATACATCGATCTTAGGTTTCTTATCCTTGATCTTTATCTTAACCCTTCCGCTCATGATCACCTCCCCGTGCTTCCGAATCCACCATCGCCTCTATCGGTATATCCGAGGTCATCCAACGACTTCACCTGATCCCATACGATACGTTCCCTCCTACGGATAAGCAATTGAGCTACCTTGTCCCCAACCGAATAAGAAGGATCATCATAACAATCCACACGTCTACATACTACCATAATCTCGCCTCTATATCCTTCGTCAACGGTTCCCGGGGCGTTTTGGATAACAGACTTTGTTTTGGTGATGCTACTACGAGGGCGTATTTCCATCTCATAATCCTCCGGCAATGCTACATGTACACCGGTATGATATATGGTCCTGCCTCCGTCAAGTTCTACATCCTTGACGAACAGATCCATGCAAGCGTCCTCCTTATGGGCGTACTTAGGCAATATAGCTCCTTCTTCCAGCCATATCTTGACCTTACAAGTATCTATATCTTCAAGTAATGATTTTACCTCATTATAACTCATTGGTTGTTCTGACGCCAATGAAATGGCTCTTGCCAATACATTTTTAATCTTACTCATCGTATCTTGTTTTTAAATTCCTTTCCTTTCGGACATTGTAATTTACATTCCTCGCCACAAGCGGAACAGTTGGGTCTCATTCCGGGCACCCCTCTTCCCCCGTACGGCCAGTAGGCATAATCGCAGACGCTCCAGAACGCCTCCATCGCCTTGATCTTGGCATCGACGGTTATCTTCTCCTTCACCTTTTTCATGCTCTTCCTGAACTCATCTTTCATATCCTTCCCTTCTATCTGTCTGGCTTTACGTCTCTCGTTCCACCAATTGTAGTAGAATTTGTCCGCCATCTTATAAGCTTCGGGGTCAAATTTATCACGATGCAGGATAGGTGCGTCCTTGATCTTTCTCAAATTCCTGCCACAAACATAAGCAAGCCCGGCGTACGGAGGTATGTCCTTAGGATCAACCAACCCATCAGGAACGCAGTAGTAGAAGTAGTTGGGGCGGCCGTACCTGACCCAGTCCCCGGTCTCGTATAGGGCTTGCTTCCGGGCCTCGAACCAGCCTTGCATTACTTGGTGCTTACCCTCTTTCTCGAAATCCTTGTTATAGTCAGCCAACGAGATCTTCACCTCAACCTCATAAGCGTACATGGATCTGGTTATAGCCAGATAATCGGACTCCCAGTTATAGACATACAAGTTGTTTATAATCCATCTAGGAGATACCAAGAACTGTCTGTTAAGGATATCCAATATCCCTCTTTCAGTGTATTCAGCACTTTTATTTGATTGCCGTGTTCCCATCTCCTGTCATAGGATTATTCCTTAACCCAACCGCCATTATAGCGTTCGATACCAATCTCCGTAATCCACCCATATCCTTATCATGGAACGAGAAAGTAGTTAAGTTATGTGATTCAGTAATCTTATCATAAGACTTTATCATCAACACAGCCACATACTCACCAATCATCTTCCCGTTCATGATATCAAGATCGATTATGCCGTGATCTATTAGATCAACCACATCCCATCCTGATGGTAGATACGTTTTTATTTGATTAATGTCCATAGCAAATAGTATTTATAAAAAGGAGGGTCGTGCTACCCTCCTATAGATTACACACGAAAAATAGAACTGAAAGCGATCTTAAGCACGTAAGATTTTATTAATTCCCGTAGGCTGTCTACCGGTTATCGTTAATTACCGACCTACGGGAATATGTTTAAGAAAACACCATGTGGGGAGTGGGGGAATCGAACCCTTATCCACGCTACGATTAGGAATCGTAAATTCTATCCGTTAAATTAACTCCCCTTTAAGCGTCCTGATCCTCCCAGACAAGGACACTACATAAATCTAAACTCTAAACCTAATGACAAACATTATTAATCCAACTGTGGACCCGGCCGGGCTTGAACCGACAACCTTCTGGTTATGAGCCAGTTGCTCTTACCAATTGAGCTACGGATCCTAAATACACCATGTCTATATTTTCATTTAAATTAGTCAATTTGTTTCTTTTTGTATCATAAAACGTTTACATCTTAATAATTTCAACTTTTTGTACGTAATATCCCGTTGATTACCACCGTCAATATCACGAATATTGAAACTACCCGATTTGCGTCTTCCAAATATGAAGTAACAATTGCCTTCAAACATAACCCTGTCAAACAAACGAAAACCAAAAACCTCAAAAGAAGATTGATTCGGCTTTTTAACCCCTCCTTTTAAAACCTTTTGTTTGTGGATTTGACGATTATGTCTTCTAATCAACCTTACCTTGTAATGATATTCTAACATTAAAGCATTGAAATTCTTAGAAATAACGAAAGCATCAGAGATATGGGATTTTTCAATTCCATATTTAATCCGATTGTATTTCGTAATGTATCCGAACGTCATCGAAACGTTGTCGTATCTGGATCTCAGCTCCTCGTACAACTTCCATTTCATGATACCCATGACGGCTGCGTCGCGAAGCGACTTGCCTCGTTTTACCCTCAAATCGATTTTACCTTTATGATACTCCTTATGGCATGTCTCACATAAGGTAATAAGATTTGAAGGAGAATCACCTCCTGTTTTTCGAGACTCGATGTGATGAACATTCAAAATCGGGTCTTTTGACTTACCTTTACAATGCTGGCATTTATGTCCATCCCTTGTCAAGACATATTCCCTGACATTCCAAAAACCAAGTTGATTTCCTTCCTGATATTCGTTACCGGAGATGTTGGGATTCTTGATTTTCTGGGTATCGAACTGAGCGACCTCAACGATAATACGGGATATCGGGAGGATAGAACAGACGTTGTCGATAACACGGATATGAGCATCAATCCTATGCCTCACAGAAGGTGCTACCCATCCTGTACGTTTGCTTTTTATCCTGTTATCAAAACGAGGTTTTCTATACCTCAACCTATTTCGTCTCGTTCTTCGTAACTCTCTTCTTGTAGACAAAAGGTCTACAATATCACTTCTAAGAATAACTTCACTGCTGTAAAGTTCTTTGCTTTTCGTCGTAGCGGATAAACCAACATGTTTGGTTCCGGCATCGACGCCTAACACAATTTCCTGTTTGTAATCGGATGTCTTGTACATCAATTTGATGGTAAAAGGACATGTGTTTATGACAACCGCTTTCTTATCTTTTAGCAGCTGTCTAACCTTCCCATGCCTTGTCGTAGGCATCATCGGTTTACCATCTATGTCCTGTACATACACCATTTCACAAACTAATTCAATGTTTATTCAACATAAGTCAGGGTAAAAACCCTGTTAGTGCCCATCGCCAATGTTATTTTGAGGTTTTGATGCAAGCGACACTATGGCCCGAATACAACCATTGTTTAATCACTTGCCTTAGAGCAAGGGACTTGGGCAAACATCCCTTGGTAACTATGTATTCTCAAATAACGTAGCCTTTGTCTCAAGGCTTAGGCTAATAATCGGAATAGCTTTTAGCTATTATACATAATTCATGCAAATGTTTTATGGGTTGCATGAATTATGTATTATTCGCGAGAATATCGGCTTTCACAAGAGGATGTGGATAGGAATTTCTCGGAGTTTATATAGAAACTTTATGAAACTATTGTCCAACATTCTAGCATATAGCACCAATCCTCGAACGGGAATGTCTCTACACCAGACCTACCCCATCCCGTCCCCCAACTGTTCTGTAGGACGAAGCCGGCCTTGTCCCAGCCGGTGAGGATAACGGCATGACCTCCCAAGTTCTGCCCTTGGCCTTGCCAGAATCGATTACCATAATTATAGCAATACAGACCTATAACCAGAGGCCCATTCAGCATCAAAGCTACCTTAGCCGATACCGGATCTATGATCCTAGCGTAACTGTTTATTTTCTCCCCATCTACGCCTACGTTCTTGATAGACTTGATAGCGTCACGAAGAACCATCCCGTCTTGATCCTTATCCTCTCTCAGATCATATATATCGTAGGGAGAGATCTTAGCCGGTCTTTTAATAGCCCTTATACTCTTTCTCCAGTTAAGTATCTCAGCTAAGCTTACCGCGGCGCAAATAGGAGAAGATCCTTGATCCACTACGCTATCAACGTTATTGACCTTATACTCATCAGGAACAGCCTCATGCTGCATATTCATGATAGCGTCTCTGTCATCCACAGGGGATGGTATATATCCTAACCCGTAACTCATTTTTTATCCTTTTTATGGTAATCAATTATCTTGATATTAAACGTATCGGATCTTTGCCTTACCTGTATAGACCCCCTAGCCTTCCCCTTGGCGTCGTATAGGGCGGTGAAGCCAAAGTTATCGACCCGGCCGTCGTCCAGCGTAAACCGCCACTCCTTCCATTGGCCCATCACGGTTCCGGAAGACACTATGGAATCCACCACATAAGATATGTCAGTAGTATCATATTCCGTATAATAGGTTCTTGACGTACTGCATCCGACAACCGCTAAGGTAAATAACGTTAACAAGAAAAACAAGATCTTATTCACTTTTCTTAGATTTTTTACGTTTCTTAGATTTCTTCTTATCCTCCGCCTTATTCTCGACATTTACGTCAATACCGGCATCAGCGACCTCAGGGGCGTTATTTTCAGGTATATCAATATGACCTGAGTTAGGATCCATCTTATCCTCATCAACAACAACCTCATTAGGAACATCGATGTCTAAAATCTCTGCCTCCAGATACTTGATACGATCTGACATGATTTTATTCTGGTCCTCAAGTTCCTTATATCTTCTTCTAGCCTCATCGAGTAATTTGGATGATAGTTTATGTTTCTTCTCGATATCCATATAAGCCCGTTTAAGAGTCTCTTTATCTTTTACCGACTCATTATATATCTCTCTTGATTTACTAAGCTCATTACCCATCTTAATTATAATAGAATCCTTTTGTTCTATATCCATATTAAGGGAATCGGAAAGAGTTTCAAGATACCCTACTTTCTCTTCTAATTCCGTTATCTTCTTGCGGGAATCCTCATAATCTCTTTTTAATCTACTTGAATAGCTAATAGCCTCATCAAGATCCTGATTTAGAGTATTTATATAACTACTCTTTACTATCTTCAATCCGAACATGTTCATTACTTTTATAAGTTCTAAAAATATCGGCTTTTATCTTGCCGACTATAATTAACTCAGCTATATGTTTGTCTTTCTCGACTATAGCCATATCCTTACGGATATTAGTGACCCTGATCATGATATTCCCGTTATTAGACGAGACGAACGGTGATCCTACCAAAGTAAGTCCCGTATCTCCGGTAAACGACGGCAGCATCATCAACACCCCTATGGTATTATCCGGAAACGACGCCCATACCCCTGTGTCTATATCAAGGACATCACCCTGTCCTAATGGGAAAGCATTACCCTGCTTGATAGGAATATCCTTACCCAACGAGTTCCATGCTTTCGAGAATCTTACGGAGTTAAGGAAGATCTTCCCCTCTTCCTCCATCATCCCTACCATAGGGTCGCAATTCAATCTAACCTCGTTTTGTTTATCATCCGGCTTCTCCTCAAGCTCATCAAGGTCTCTGGCTGATGTAAACGACTTGCTTTCCAGAAGCTTTTTAATATCCTCAATACTGGCCATTATAATTTGATTATTAAATAAACGATCTTCAATCCTAACTTCAAATCAGATGTCTTCTCGAACATCTCCCTAAGAGGTAAGATAGTAGCGTCAAGATCTGACGCTACCCATTCTCCATCCTTATAATACATATTCTTTTCCTCGGAATACGCTACACAAGGTCGATGCCCTAAGTTCTTCATAACCGTATCTACCTTATTTTGGGTAGGCATCGAGACACGGTTCACTTTAGTAGATATATTAAAATTGCTTTCCATTAAATTACTCATTTTCAATTAGTTAATTAGAAAGGTAGGTCACTGTCGTCTCCAAAAGGAGGATATTGAGGAGGTTGTTGTTGACCTCCAAACAAAGAGGCTTGCGCTTGCTGCGGAGCCTGCTGGTATGATGGAGGAGGCGTTTGCGATGGAGCCTGCGTTGCATATGACGGTGGGGGCGTCTGTGCGGTTGGCGTAGCGCCCATGCTTTGGCTTCTATCCTGTTCCGATTTTTCGTTTTCAGCCTTAAACTTTTCAAGATATTGTTTAAATACTTGAAAAGCGAAAGTATCTTGAGCCGTATAATCGAATTTCTTGTTACCCATTATATCCGTGCTCTCTACCCTATCAGGCCATCCGTTCTGTCCGTTCTTATAATATTGCTGGATAAGCTCGTCCTTTCCATCTGGAGTTTCCCTAGCGTATGAAATGAAAAAATTACCGGGAGCATATTGATCCCCTTTCTTAGCATGAGCAGGATTTATTACCACCTTACGTTTTAGGTCAATATTAGGCAAGTACCTTACCAGTGACTTCACGTAATTATTAATACCTCCTTTTTGAGTCATCAAAGGAACGTTTATGAAATAATTACCATCCTCATCACTTATCTTTATGGACACGTATTTGGCTTTTATCCCATTGAACTCCACTTCTCGCACATTGATATCAGACAAATAACCTTCGATACCGTTCCAGAATACCCTCCAATAAGAAACGGCTCCGGTCTTCTCGTTTATATGCTCCTCGAAACCTTCCTTTGGCTCTCTTGATGACTGATATAATAGTCCGCTACCACTTACTTTAAAGTAATGGTTATTACCACCTGATGAATTTTCTCTAACTCCCATTTTATATATTTTTAAATATTAAACAATAACTGATGATGACAAGAAATACTCGTTCTTATTATCCTCCCCATAAATCTTATTGAAATGAGATTTATGATCATGCTCGATAACCACCCTATTACACGATATGCTTTTTATGATACCAAGATATCTTCCACATAATACATTACATATAATATCTTCACCATGATAAGACAAAGAAGCAAGTCTCTCCTTACATGATTTACCGGAAGACGGGTTCTCTGACATAATACCGCATCCTTTATCGGTAAATATCAACTTGCAATGATCAAACTCATTTACCTTAAGATTGTTTTGGAGGGCTTGGACGAGTAGATCCTTATCAAAGACATAGGTACTTGTTTTGACAAAATGCTCGTCCACGAACCTCCAATTTGGATAATTACCCTCAAAATGGGTCTCATACATATCCATATCAGGCGTAGAAAAATAAGTCTTAGTATCGTCCACTTTTATAGACAACATATCCGATGACTTATTGATATGCTTATCAAGCAATATCGCGGATTCGTTCGATACCGGTATAAACATCTTCTCTACCTTATCCTGATTAGGGACAAAATACCTGTAAATAGTATTTCTATCCGTACTTACTATATTAATATTAATATCATCAATATCAATAACCACATTCTCGATGCATGGATAAAAGTCATCTACCTCCGTATAATCGCTGGCTTTGTTAAGAACCGAAACATAATCGCTCATCTTAACCTTAATTCCTCCATCAAGTATCTTATGTACCTGCGGGAATGTATTGATATCAAAAGCCGGACAACTATACTCACCAGAAGCATAGCGGATCGTTATCTGATCTTTTTTATCCGAAAGCAGTATCGTAATCTCGCAATTCTTCTGTTTTTTCATGAACTTAATAAAAGAGCTTGCCTCTACCAAGAAAGAGAAGTTAGAGTCAGCCTCTACCTCCAATCGCTCTATAACACATACCTTTGCATTTACGGAAGTGATATAAGCCAGATTATTGACAACATCTATCTTAAGATCCTTATAAAGGGAGTTGGGACCGGCATTCTTAACAACCGTCTCCAATTTGCCCAACTTCTCATTTAATGACTTCGACAAGCATCTTATAAGCATAACGAACAACTTTTTATTACATCGCAAATATAATCATAATTATATTAATACAAATACAATAAATACTTAATAGTATTAAAATAGTTTAAACTTACGTCTAATATACTCGGCTATAAGCGTGGCGTCACACATGCCGTCTTGTATCTTGGTAGGTTGTACTCCTTTCCCTGACCAGGGCTTCACGAAAGAGACCAAAGGGAAAAGGCGCATGGCGCATCGGATGGAGGTAGCCTTCGTGTCTAACTTCGCCGCCGTATACACCCGATCGGATGTCGTATGAAGTTCCTTCTGCCAGGTCTTTGGTTGCACCTCCTCGAACATGAACCTAACATCCGGGTGAGATCCGTATCGCTCCATCATCTCCACCATCATCGCGAATAAAGCGTTCGGTTCCCGGCGTCTCCCGCCAAAGGTGAAGTTGCTGGCGGCTGAGCTGTTGTGGATGCTGTGGACGTCCTCGACGGCGATCGCTAGCGTCCCACCACCCTCTTCTTGGATCTTGTCAGCGGCATCGAGGAAGAAACCTGATATAGCCCTAAGATCTATATCTCCCTTAGCCGATATCCTTGGAGTCATAATTACCTTAATATCTCCGTTCTCCGGTATCATGGACAATCCTCCGGTCTCTATACCCGGGTCTATTCCTATAACTACATTCATATCAAGAGCAATATTGAATTATTAATTTATCCTCATTAATATCTTTAACCATATCACGCACATCATCCACAGATATACTGTCATATGTGTCATATAAACTCATTATCCCATTAAATCTTGACATTACAAAACATATATAACTATCATAGTAATCATTAATGTTTATCATATCTAGCTTATCATGCAATTTAGCCATTCTTATAACATATTCTATATTGTCATTATTCGCTATACGATGAAAATTATTGATATAATCAATCACACAATCTTTTGTGATATCACATCTACTTGGGCTTACATCAATTATTACGCTAGCTACTATTCTATTCGAAAATTCCATGTATCTTCTATTTACAGAATAACACAATCCATTAGTTCTAAGATAATTAAACATAGAGAAATTATAATTGTCGCATATTATAGATAATACGATAAACAATACGCACAATTTCTTAAAATCATAATTATCCAATATAAACGACACATATAACTGTGTTGGCTTCTTCGTATGTTTATAAACTCCGTATTTAGGATCAGATACAGAAAACTCCTTAAACTTATTGCGATAGAATGAGTTGATATCAACAGTATTTAACAATTCCGTTATGCCTGATATATGTTTATACGCAAAATTATCACACCCATATAAATGAAATACTATTTCTGATTTATTTAATATCGTATCTCGACATAGCGTAAGATCATCTTCTGTTATCTTATTAACAGATCTTTTAGTACCCAATATATTTGTGAAACAACGCTTATCTATTCCAGATAATTCTATAAGTCTATCATCATTAATCCATGATTTATCATTATCAATCTCGGTTAGTATAACATTCTTCTCGCTTTCTATAAAATCACTATTCATGTTTGGATTTACTATAGAATTATGAGCGAACTTAATACATTCATCAATATTGACATCAGGTAAAACAAATCCCTTGAATACAATCGATCTTTGATCAGTATATCCATCAAAATCATAGAACAACTTATCACCAATGTCATCATCACGTTTTATCGCTATATGCTCATAAAAATGAGGCAATCCTTTCCTTGACATTAATATAGATACAATATCAGGTATCTCAGCGCATACGAATCCAATAGGTATGTTCATACCGCTATTGTAATAAAAACATCTACATCCTAAATCTTTTATCAGTCCAGTGTATATTTTCATATCTTAATCGTATACAATGAATGGAAATCCTCAGGTCTGAACACCTGTATTGAGTTATCCGGATACATACCTATATAATAACCGTAAAAAGCCCGTAGAATGCCATTTTCTAGGATTATATCCAAAGCCTTTACCTTGTGACCGTCAACCATCACATCAAGCTCCTTGGTTCTTTGGAATATCTTATCAAACCATTCAGGTATAGGATCAATCCCGTACCTGAATGCGTTTACTGTTGATTTTATCGATATATATGTTCCCATGATCAGATAAGATTACAATCGTCACGTTTAACAACCTTAAAATCACCATTGCGAAGGAATATCGCCACATCAGATCTCGTATACGTAAGAGGTGTATACGATACCAAATGATAAGATGCCTGCCCGACGGCGGGGCGAACCGGTCTCAATACGGCTATGGCTATATCTCCGCCAAGTTCCGTGCCACCGGTGACACCCTGTAGGCACATGTATATGAATCCCTCATACTCATATCTCTTTCCAATAAACTCACTCATGGGAATACCTACGAACAGATAGTTCTTCACATCCCCTTTCTTAACCTCGACAGCGTTCTCTACACTGGACGGTATTACGTCTACAAATTTTACTCCTATTGCCATGATTACAAATTCAATTTAGTTCTTAATTCTTGACACAATTCTTGATTATCCCTCATGATACTTAACGTATTATCCACTCCATTGCCCACCCGGACCTCTCCGTACCAGTACCATGATCCTTTACGGATAAAGATACCGGTTTCCTCGCATAACTTCAAAAGTTCAAGTTCCTTATCAAACCCCACGCCATAATACAAGGCTGTCTCTGCTATTTGGAACGGAACGGCTGTCTTGTTCTTCAGCACCTTTATCCTAACCTCATGACCTACTGAAGATCCGTCCTCTCCTAATATAACCTTCTTTCTCGCCATCTCCATACGGATAGAAGCGTAGAACTTAAGAGCGTTACCACCAGTTGTTACCTTCGGATCGCCGTATATAACACCGATCTTCTCCCGATACTGATTGATGAATACCAGAACACAGTCGCTTTTGTTTACGATTCCTGTAAGAACCCTCATGGCTTTGGACATCAAACGAGCCTGCAATCCCATGTTGCTGTCTTCCATATCGCCCTCTATCTCCTTCTTCGGTACCAGATTGGCTACAGAATCTACGACAATAAATCCGACCTTCCCGGACTCGACTAACTTGGCTGTGATGTCAATAGCCAGCTCCCCGTAGCTTGGTTGGGAGATCAAAAACCGGTTTATATCTAATCCCATTTTCCTAGCGTACTCAATATCGAAAGCGTTCTCCACGTCTATTATAGCTACCAGCTTATCTGGATGTTTTTTCTGGAACTCGATCATACTTAACGTACACATCATGGTCTTGCCACAAGATTCCATCCCGACCAGCTCATGGATCCGACCTACCGCCCATCCGCCGCCGAGGGCCTTGTCCACCACCAGAGAACCAGTGCTTTCCCTTGGTATGGATATTATAGGCTTATCATCGCCGAAGTTCATTATCGAGCCTTCTCCAAGCTCTTTATTTAAAGATGATACTAACTCATCTACGTCTGAAAAAAGTTCTTTCTTAGCCATTATAATCCGTATTCATCGAAATTAAACAAATCCTGTTGTTTCTTGATCATATCCTTACCGATATCAGATATCTTTTCTGGATTCAAAACACCCTCATTCTCATCCACCTTCTCTATAAAGTCAGATATCTTATCGCTTAGCAGTACCATATCTTCCTTAGGCACTGATTTCAGATAAAGCCCGTCTATAGACCTACATCTTGAAAGAGCGGTATATATCTGTCCTATTTCGAAGGCTCTGCTGATGTCTACGAATATATTATCTAAAGTCATTCCCTGAGATTTATGAACGGTTATAGCGTATCCTAACCTCAATGGATATTGTATTATATAGCCGCAAGAAATGCCTTCAAGGGAATCATCTACCTGCTTATACTTCATCTTCTCCCACTTCTCTTTGGTTATCTCCACCTCAGTATCGTTATCTAGATGAACATATATCGTCTCATCAACAGTATCTATGCTGGTTATGATACCCATCGAACCATTGACATACCCATTGCCGTTTCTGGTTATTATGACCTTAGCTCCTACCTTTACTATAAGCTCATCCTCACAGGGAGCTACAGGCTTTTCCCCGAATACAGTAGCATCGAACTTAAATACCTTATTATTGATCTTATCAAGATTAGTCTTATTTATCTCATAAGCTTCTTTGTTAGTTGAGCATATAATTATAGTATTATCCATATTATCCGGATACTTGACCCTACTATCCAATATCTGTCTTGACTCATCGGTAATAACCCCACATCTTATATCCTCAAGTACGGAAAGAAGCTGAGGATCTTTTTGACGGAATACGTTCTCGAAGGTAATGACCGAGAATCCTGACGCTCTTAATGCCTTTGATGAGAAAAAGAACCGGCTCTCATAATATTTGTCGATAAAATCATCCGCCGTCACCACAGGCGGTAGTTGTGATAGATCTCCAAACATAATCAACCTAACGCCACCAAAAGGTTCCTTGCTACGCCTGCATTGTCTAAGTATGTCAGCCACCTCATCAAGCAAATCAGGTCTTACCATACTGATCTCGTCGATAACGATAGTATCAAGGTTTCTGATCTTCTTCTTCATAAACGGACTTACATCCACCTTATTAGACAACATACCTCTCTCGATAGAAGGGATATAAGGATCGTTCTTTATAGAGAAAAACGAATGGATGGTCTGCCCTCCTGCGTTCAATGCAGCCACGCCAGTAGGAGCTACAATAACACATTTACCCAAGAACTTTACGATACGTCTCATGAACGTACTTTTACCACTACCGGCTCTACCGGTAATAAACAGATTCTCCCTAGTGGTGAAAATCTTCTTCAAGGCACGACCCTGCTCTACGTTTTTATCCACCGTCATAATATGACGAAGGAGGTCGTTTTCATTTCTAAAATCCTCTTGTATCATATCTTTTTAAGTTTATGATACAAAGATACGAATAGTTATAATTAACTAATAAAAATAAATGTGAATAATATGTAAATATTAAATTTTATATCTGATACTCAAATCATCCAGCCTTGCTCATCTCAGCTGATTTTTTACCTAAAAACACGTTTATTATGTAGTCTGTAGATATCAGAATATACAGCACGCTTCCTTTGTATGATGCCCTTATATGCCCTATAGTTACATTGTTATTGTCTTTCGTGTTAACCACTCCATTGTTCTTCACCACCTCTTTATACAAATCGGATATACTCTTCTTACACATGTCTAAGAACATGCTTATATATCTGTATATAGTGGATTGAGATATCTCTTGCATACCTATGTCTATGAGATTCTTATTCAACTCATTAAGAAGGTATGCTACATTGAACTTAACTGTCTTTCTTTTAGTTACTTTGTATATATGATGTACGTTTCTGGTTCTGGCTCTGAATATTATCTTGGAAAGGATTCTTACCCGATCAAGTTTCCGGCTTTTGTTAGCCATATTCCGTCTTTCGTCTGAGCTTAAATTCTTATTCAGACATTTGTATACGGATGTTTTCTTGCCTACGAATATGTCTTTCGTATCCTCATTCTTCTTAGCCTTATACGAGTAGATCATGATATCAGATAAAGCTATTCTTATCTCGCCCTCGGCGTAAGCCTTAAGCGTCTTTAGCTGATAGTCTATATCCTCATGGCAGTTCTCTATAACATGTCTGTAGCAGAAATAAGCTATGCCATCGGATAGGATATCTATAAAATCATCGGTATTGACCTCTATACGATCACGATAGCCTTCTCTCATCCTATTTCTTAAAAATACATGCTTCTGGACATTTATGATAGAAAGATAAGCCGTTACCTGCTTACACCTCTTTTCTATAACCATGCCGGAACCTCTTATATTATCTTTCTTGTTCGAGTATTTTACAGCCGTAACCTTCTTCCCGTCCTTATTAGTTACAGGTTTGTAATCTACTGGGCAGACAAGTGATCCTGCCGGAAGCCTTAGGCATCCAAGCTCATCTTTTTTTGCTTGTATATCTTTTGGGATATATGCTTCGGTAAGAATCTTATCGAAATTTGATTTCATTTTCTGTAAAAGTGATATCTTTGTTCCCATCATTTTTTGTAAAATTTTTGCTGCGAATATACGAGTTCCGTAAATACGAAACAAGTTATTCGGATGGATGGGTAGCCTGTGAAGGTCGCCCATTTGTTGTTTAAGGAGGGTAGGTGATGTCCGTAAAGCACTGTGCGCGTGAACGATGGTTTTTCTCAACCTACTTGTTACGCGCGC